GCAAGATATTTTCAAATTTATAATACTGCTGCACCCTTGGGTACTGATATTCACTTTAAAGGTAACGCAGATTTCAACTACTTTGGTGACGATAGCAATTACTTAAAAATAGATGATAGTGCACAAATAGTTTCTATTGTTGGTGTAAATGGTGTGGAGATAACTGGTTCATTAAATGTAAGTGGTAGTATAAGTGCATCGGTTAAAGTAGATACTCCTAATATTAATCTTAAAGGTGGAAACATTTCATTTGATACAAATGGGGCAGGTATTTTACATACTGGACAATTTAACATAACAACTGTATTTGAGGATAATGAGTTAGCAAAAACATGGACGTTTAATCAATATGGAACGCTAACAACTCCAGGTGATATAGTTGTAACTGGTTCATTAAATGTAAGTTCATCCTTTACCGCATCTTTAAGAGAAGGATATGTTTGGGTTGGTGATAATACTGGAAAAAACACATTACAAATAGCAACATCTTCATTTGGTGTAGGTGGAGGAGCTGATATAACTTTATTAAATAATTACACTGGTTCTTCTATTGGAATTGATGGTGGGTTGATGGCATATACGGCATCATTAAAATCAGTAGCATTGGTTAGTGGTTCATTGATAGCATCATCATCATATAGTATGGTATCGGACAATGCAAGAACAATGTTATTATATTCACTTACGCAAGATTTTGAATCGTATTTACTATTCTCAAATGCAGTTGCAGTAAATTCAGCTACAATTGCTGGTAACAATAATATAAGATATAATTCTTCAACAAATACATTAAGGGTAGGAACGGTATCGGCAACTAAATATTTAGGTGGTGTTGTTAGTGGTAGTGCTCAATTAACTGAATTAAATACATACACTGGTTCTAACGATAGTGTGATAAGTGCAATACTACAAACAACCGCATCTTTAAATACATACACTGGTTCTAACGATAGTGTGATAAGTAGAATACTACAAACATCTGCATCGCTAAACTCAAAGACAGGTTCATACGCAACAACTGGTTCAAACATTTTTGTTGGCAATCAAACTATAAGTGGTTCATTAATAGTAACTGCATCGGCTAATCTTAGTGGTTCGGTTGTTATCAATCAAATAACATATCCAACTCTAAACTTTGCAGATAGTCAACATGGTGTAGAAGTTCCAACATTGGGAGTAAATAATGTACTTACAATGGAAGTTCCAAAAACCATTTATGAATATGTTAAAAACGATAGTGGTACAACTTTATTAAAAGGAACACCGGTTCATTCAACTGGAACTGTTGGATTTAATACTTTGGTAATCGCAGCATCCGCATCGGTTGCATCAACAATGCCCGCAACTTACATCTTAGCACAAGATTTAGATGATGAGGAAGAAGGATTGGGTATTGCAATTGGAGCAATTCAAGGAGTGAATACAACTGGATTAACTGCTGGAGACCCGTTATGGGTTGGGGCAAATGGTGGTTGGACACAAACAAAACCAACGGGTTCTAATCTTATTCAAAACTTAGGTATTGTAACTAAAGTTGGTGTAAATGGTGGTGGTGTTGTATTGGGAGCTGGTAGAAGTAATGATGTTCCTAATATACAAGAGGGGTATTTTTGGGTAGGTAATAAGGATTCAGTAGCAACTCCAATTCCAACATCTTCATTTGCAGTGACGGGTTCAAACTTATTTATAGGAAATCAAACTATAACTGGTTCATTAATTGTATCAGCATCAACAAACTTAACTGGTTCGGTAACTATAAACCAAAGTAGAATTGATAACGGATGGACAGCATATACACCAGAGTGGACAGCAGCATCTGTAAACCCTGTAATTAACAATGGAACAATAGAAGGATACTACAAAGTAATTGGAAAGACTTGTTTCGTAAGAGGTAATATTGCTATGGGTAGTACAACAACATTTGGTACTGGGGAGTGGTATGTATCAATGCCATTTACGGCATCACATGCAGATGCTATCTTAATGACAGTAACTTTATTAGATAATGGTTCTAATTGGTACAACGCTACAATGGCAGGAGCAAGAGCAGGATTTAATCACAAAGCACCTATGCAATATCAAAATGTAGCTGGAACTGCTAGTGATGTAAATGCAACTGGACCATTTACTTGGGCAACAAGTGATAGATTTATTTGGAACGGAAGTTACGAAATAGCATAATATGAATATTGCATTTAATGGTTTAAGATTATTTGGTAGATTTACAACTTCCATATTAAGTAGTGAACCTGTGACTGGGGATGTGGCATTTGTGAAAGTATATAATGGAGCATTGACATTAGCAGATATCCAAACACTACATGCTGCATATAAATCAAGAGTTGGATACTAAACACTATTCTTTTCATTTCTAATATTTATAGGTAACGATTAAAATAAGTACTTATAATGGCATTAGAAACATTAATATATCCTGGTTCATCTTCGTTCTTTCCGGGACAAACTCCCTTTGGAATATACGATGATGATTATATCTTTCAAGAAGAAGCTCCAAAGGTGGCACTGTGGTGTGCTAGAAGATTGGGGTATCCTATTCAAAATATAGAACTTTTAGATGAAAATTTTTACGCTTGTTTGGAAGAAGCCGTATCGGAATATGGTGCGCAAGTAAACCAATTCAACATTCGTAATAATTTGGATACTTTAAGGGGAAAATCTAAAAGTACAAATCTTTCAAGCAAATTAGTTCAGGGTTCAAATCTACCAACTTTAATTGGTATTTCTGATGCGTATGGAACTTTAGCCGGAGTTGGTGGAAATACCGATATTAAGAAAGGGTACATAGAATTACAGGCCGGACAACAAGAATATGATTTAGATACTCTTTGGAGTGCGGTTTCTGAAAGTGGAAAGCGTATTGAAATTGTTAAAGTATTTCACGACCCGGTACCTGCAATTAATAGATTCTTTGACCCATATTCGGTAAGTGGACAAGGTACGTTAAACCTTATTGATGAATTTGGATTTGGTTCTTACTCTCCAGCAGCACAATTTATATTAATGCCAATATTTGAAGATATGTTGAGAATTCAAGCAATTGAATTTAATGACCAATTCAGAAAATCGGCATTTACTTTTAATATTGTAAATGGTAAAATTAGAGTATTCCCAAGACCAACTACACAGCATATTAATCTTTATGGAAAATTGCATTTTGATTATTTTGTAAGAGATGAATTTGTGACCAACTCTACAAACGTAACACCGGATGTGATTTCTGATTATTCTGATATTCCTTATGATTTTATGGAATACGGTGGTATTAATGATGTGGGTAAACAATGGATTAGAAAATATACACTTGCATTGGTAAAAGAAATGTTAGGTGCTGTGAGAGAAAAATATTCACAAATTCCAATACCTGGAGCAGAAATTCAATTAGATGGAGCTGCATTAAGAAGTGAAGCTCAAACGGAAAAAGAATCTCTTATGACACAATTAAGAGAAACTTTGGAAGAATTAAGTAGAACAAAGCAGTTTGAAAATAGAAACACGGAAGCTACTGCACATCAAGAAATGTTACGAAAAGTACCTTTAGCAATTTATATAGGTTAATATTATGGCGAGATTTGCATTATCAAGAGATATAAGGTTCTTTGAGAGCATAGCCAGAGAATTGGTTGATGTTGTTGTTGAAACTAGTGTGGTTTTATATAAACTAATCATAGAAGATAGTAAAACTAATTTATACGGAGAATCTTTAAATAAAACATACTATCAAGGATTAGAGTGTACTGCTATGATTGAAAGAGAAAGTGCAACTACCGAGTATGAAGGATTCGGGCCAGATAAAAATCAATTGGTAGAATTTCGTTTTAACCGATTTACGTTAGAAGATAAAGGATTTTATCCTGAAGTTGGTGATATTATTTTTCATAATAATGGATATTTTGAAATTGATAATGTTAGAGAAGACCAATTAATTGGTGGACAAGTTGATAATAAATTTTCAATTATTTGTTCTACGTTTATGAGCAGAAGAAGTAATATCCAAACTGAAATGAGAACTGTATAATGGAAAAAAGAGAAACAAATAGGGCCAAACAATTATCAATAGATAAACAATTCCAAAAAGGAGTTAAGATTATAGATGTTGATTCTGCAATAGCTGATTATATGTCTAAAGTTATTATTCCAAATTTGGAAGAAAATGGAAATTTGTTAAAAGTTCCTTTAATTTATGGTAATGCGGAAAGATGGGAAGGAGCAAGAAAGCAGGGGTATTTAAGAGATGCGAGAGGCAGAATTCAAATCCCAATGATAATGTTCAGAAGAAGTAGTATTCAAAAGAATGAATCTATGCCAGTTTTCAAAGAGGCGGGAACAATACAATATGCTAAAAAATATTCTGCAAAAAATAGGTATGATAGATTTTCAATAATGACCGGTGCTCAACCTGTTTATGAAATTTATAGTGTATCAATTCCATCATATGTAACTATACAATATGAAATGGTAATTTGGACATCCTTTACTGAACATATGAACGTGTTGGTTGAAGCATTTCAAAATCAAAGTGAAAGATATTGGGGAATGGAAGATGGTTTTAAATTTAAAAGTTCAATTAGTTCTTTTGAAACTTCACAAGAAGTTGCACAAGGAGCTGAAAGAGTTATTAGAACTTCATTTACTACAACTGTAAACGCATATCTTTTACCTGAAATTGTTGATAACAAACCAACTATGAATAAATCATTTAGTCCAAAAAGAGTTGTTTGGGGAGTTGAAACAGACCTTTCTGGTGGAAAATTTGCAGGATTAAATGTGTATCAAGAATATGCAGATGTTGTAAATTTTATTGCAATAAGAGGTCATCAACAAGCTGTGTTTGTTAATTCTACAACTGCTAAATTGATAAATGTAAAACAACCAGTTTTACCAAATGAGTTGATTGGTGTATTTGATATTGTCAATTGGTTTAGAGTTTATCTAAATGGTGATTTTATATCTCCAACATATTACACATATTCTTATGATGGTAATACTAAAGAAATTACATTTACATTTACGTTAGCATATCCAATAGAAGTTGCCGATGAAATTTTAATAACTGGTAAATTCCAAGAGCTATGAACATAAAATTATTAAAAAATATAATGAAAGAAGTGAATGAGCCAAATGAATATGAATTTTTTTCATATGATTTGTCACATCCTTACTATTGGATTTATAAACTTGATAATGTTAGAATTAAAACTTTATATGAACCACTTACCAAGTTTAGAAAATCAACCGCGAGATATGATATTTTTATAAATGGTTTATTTATTAGAGAAGCGGATTATATTTTAGAACCAGAGGGAAATGGATTATTTTTAAAATTCATTAGAAGTCAGTTTCCAGAATTTGACCGTTTTGGAAATCCATATGCTTTAATTGAATCGGATGAAGTAAAAATAACCGGTGATGTAGAAATTATTAAATAATGGCGAGAAAAGTACCAAATATCAACAAATCAAATATTCTTCAAAAAAGAGATAGATTGGCATTTAAACAATTTGTTTTAGATGTTAATATTGATACATTCATATATTCATTTAGTCCAGATTATATAAATTTAGATGAAAGTGGACAACTATTTACATTATATCTTTTAGATAAAAAGTTTAATATAGATATTTTGGAAATAGATAGTGTGAAAGATTATATTGATGTATATTTATTTGGAGTAAAACAACCTCAAGATAGATATGAAATTCGTGTAGATGAAAATAATATAGAGGTTACATTTATTGTTCCTATAACATTAGCTCCTGCTTCCGTTGTGGCAACTGATTTTGAAATAAAAGGTAAAATATCTGATATACTATAATGGCAAGACTGATACCACGTAAACAAATTGAAGAACAACAGGATATAAGTAGTTCACTTAACATTAGACAAAACGTTAATGTTGGAAACGATGCCATTATATCTGGCTCATTATTCGTATCTAAAAGTTTCTTTTTAGGAACAGAAACGGGTTCTAAAAGTGAAATAACTGGTTCGGTTTTTTTAACTGGCTCATTAACAATTGATGGACAATTAAAAGTTGCGGCACCTGAAACTGTTCTTGCGGTTACCGCATCGAACACTTTATTGGCAGTTGATACTCAACGATATGCTGGTATTCTTGCAAAAGATTTTGGTGCTAACGTTCCAACTCTTTATGTATCTTCTACCGATGGTGATGATACAAACGATGGTAGAAGTATTCAATATCCACTTCGTACAATTAAAAGAGCGGCTTCATTGGCATCTCCGGGGTATGATGGTAGATATGGATTTGATACTGGTTCAATATTCAATGGATATGTAATCAAGGTACAGGCTGGAACGTATTTAGAGGATAATCCTGTGATTCTTCCTAAAAACACAACCATTTGGGGTGCCGGTTTGCGTATCACCAAGATTAACGCGAAAAACCCCACAGAAGACCTTTTCTATGTAAACTCTGGATGTTATATTGCAGAGGTAACGATGGGTGGTTTGAGATTATTTCCAGACCAAATAAATCCTGAAAAAGGATTTGCGGTGGCGTTTCAACCTGGAGCATTTATTACAACTTCTCCATATGTTCAGAACTGTTCACAAATTTCAAACCAAGAAAATTCATTCACCGAACTTTATGAGGATATTCCACCAGGCGGCGGAGGTCTTTATGTTAATGGTGATGTAATTGATCCAGATTCTCCACTAGCTTCAATGGTATTGGATGCTTATACGCAGATTTCTCCAAATGGTGTAGGATGTTTGGTAAATGGTAGAGGTTTCATTCAGTTGGTATCTTTCTTTAATAACTTCTCATATTATTCTATTAGAGTAAATAATGGTGGACATGCTACCCTAAACAACTCAAACATTTCGTTTGGTTTGTATGGTATGTATGCATCCGGTTCTCGTTTTATTTCTGGTAGTGGTGGTAATATTGCTGCTAGAGATTCTGTTAGAGGAACTTGGAGTTGTGTTGTAGATGTATTAAATAAAGGATTGGAAAACGGATTACCTACAATAACAAAATTAAATACCGATGAAGGTATTCGTTTAACTTCTCCGGCATTATATACACAAAGTAGAGTATCTGCTGGAACTTCATTATCAACTGCTGCGGCGGAAGAAATATCGGCTGATTATAAATTAATAAGTGCAATTGTTGATAGTGGGGTATCAAACTTTCCAACTTTATTGGCAAAGAGTTCTATAAAAGGATATGGATTTGATTCTCCTTATAATATTTTAGGAGCAGAGCAAATAACATCATCTATATCGGCATCAAATGCGGATTTAGTTCAAATAAGTGCATCTTATGCCGCTATTTTGAGTATATTGGCAAATGGTACGGGTTCGTTTAATTTTAGACCAAACACAAGTGCAAGTAGACAAATAGGTAATGATGTTATACAACCAATAGGGAGTGTAGCAACAAACTATACTTCATCGGTAAGTGCATCGTTTAACAATATAATTAATATTATTAAATCAGGCCTTTCTGCTAAACCAACGTTTATCTCAAATACAAGTGCTAGTATTAAAGCTGGTAATACCGAACAAGTAATGCTTGGTGTGACATCATCATTAGCAACAATAAATTCGGTAAGTGCCAGTTTCAGTATTGTTTATAACATTTTAGCAAATGGTACTGGTAGTAATATTTTACCAATACCAGAGAATCACCAAAAATCATTTGTAATAACAAATACAAATAGTTCTTCATTTGATTTTGAAGGAATTGGTAGTAATCCTACATTAACTTTATTTAGAGGAGAAACCTACAAATTCAATGTAGATGCAATAGAAACATTTGGTGGAATTGAATATCCATTTTGGATTAGAACACAACAAATAGAAGGTATTAGTGAGAAATTTGATTATAATATTGGCATGGTTAATAATGGTGATAGTAGAGGTACAATAACCTTTACAGTACCATATAATGCACCAAATAAATTATATTATGTATCACAGAATAGAAGTTCTATGGGTGGTGAAATTAACATAGTAAATTCATCTACAACCCCATTTGAATTAATTAGAAATACATTAACATATCCAGCCACAATACAAAGTGGTTCAATAGCTAAAACTGCTATTGATATCATAACTGCATACGAAATATTAGTAAATAATAAAGAATTTATTAAAGATGAAGTTATTCAATTTGTATCTTCTTCTTGGAGTGAATTTTACTATCCAGAAGAAACTTGTAAAAGAGATGTTGGATATATTATTGATGGTGTAGCAAAAGACCTACTTTTTGGGGGTAATGAAGAAAGTATTAGAAATGGTTTATTCTATTATCAATTTCCATCCGAAGCAACTACAACACAATTAGGACCAACATTAACTGCAGTTAAGCACGCAGCGGGTGTTGCATTAAATTTGATTAGAGGTAGGGTATATGTAGAACCAAACAATGAAGTAGTGGATGTTTGGGATACAATCAGGGATAATAGAACATTTATACAAAATGAAGTTATAACTTATCTATCATCATCTTGGTCTAATTTTTATTACAACGAAGTAAAGTGTAGACGTGATACTGGTTATATATTAGATGCGGTAGCAACTGATGTAAAATATGGTGGTAATGAAAGAGGTATAACTGCCGGTGAATACTATTATTTATATCCTTCATTGGCAATTGTACAAGGAGATGGAGATGGTGTTGGGCAATTAGGACAAACGGTGGATGGTATAAGATATGCTAGTGGATTAGTTGATAATCTATTAAAAGGAAAAACATTTACATCACCTAATGCATCAACTTTATCTGCATATAATAATCTGATAAATAATAAAGAATTAATTCAAAACGAAACAATTCAATTTATTAATGTTGCATTTCCAAATTTAAAATATAATCAAGCAACTTGTAGGAGAGATGTTGGTTATATTGTTGATAATGTGGCAACTGATTTACTTTATGGTGGTCTTGAAAGAGGTGTGATTGCGGGTAGATATTATTACGATTTCCCATCACAGGCTACGAGAACACAAAAATCATCAACTATTGCGGGTATTCGATATGCAAAAATTATTGGAGATACTATTGTTCAAAATCAAATATTAGATACACCTCGTATTGTTTATAATGATGAGAGAAACTTTAGATTATCCGGACTAACAAATATAACATCATCTTTTGGTGGTGGTACTATTGAACAAACTTCGGTTGGTAATTCATTTTCAATTATAGAAGGAATTGTGGCAAGAGGATTGGGTTCAATTAAATCATTATTGGCACAGAATACTGGATTAAATTGGAATAAATACAATCCAATAAATGTAACTACCGGTTCTCAAATAACTTCATCTTATACAACACCAGATGAAGTGGATAAAATTGGTAAGAGTTTTGATATTGTAAATACGATTATTGGTGGTGGATTAGCAGCAGAGCCTTTATTCACATCGTCTCAAGCAAATGCAATTGCCGTAACTGGTACACCACAAATAACTGCTTCATTGGCAGTTAGTGGTTCTGTTGGAAATTCAATATCCGAATCAATTGCATATGTAGCAACTATAATAACAAATGGTACTGGTTCATTAGGTACATTAGTTTCAAATCTAAACTCAAATATAAAAGTAACCAATACACCACAATACATAACTGGTTCTGGTTATTATGGAACATCTACTGAAAGTACACAATTAAGTTCTTCAATAAAAGTAATCACCGATATATTAGAAGGTGGGTTATCTTTTGTACCTACTCTTATATCAAATGTAAGTGCAAGTATTAAAGTAACAAATACACCACAATACATTTCAGCATCTTATTCGGCAAGTGTAAACGATGTAAACTTTATATCAGCATCAATATCAATAGTAACAAAGATAATTGAAGGTGGAGAGTTTTCAGCACCTACATTCCAACCATATACAAATAGAATAACATCATCTAATAGTGTAGCTGTATATGAGATACTTAAAAACAATATTCCATTTATTCAAAATGAAACTATTGCATATTTAAGTTCTTCTTGGGCTGGGTTTGAATATGATGAAACTAAATGTAAACGTGATTTAGGATTTATATTGAGTGGTTCTGCGGAAGATTTAATATGGAACGCAAATTCAGCATCTATATTTAACGGATTATTTTATTGGGAATATCCATCGCAAGCACAAGGAGCTCAACTACAACAAACATTGGATGGTATCAACTACGCAAGCCGTTTAGCACAAAAAGTAATTCAAAATATAGAATTCACTACGGTAAGTGCTAACTCTTTAAATGCGGCATCATTGTTAGTAAACAATAAAACATTCATACAGGATGAAACAATTGCGTATTTGAGTTCATCTTGGAGTGAACATCCGTATAATGAATTAACTTGTAAAAGAGATGTTGGGTACATAATAGATGCAATCAGAACTGACTTGGTTTATGGTGGTAACGAAAGAAGTAGAAATGCTGGTATATTCTATTATTTATATCCATCCGAAGCAACGGGTTCTCAATTACTTCCAACGTTAGATGGTATCAACTATGCAGGTAGAATGATACAAAAGATTGTTACTGGTTCGGTATTTGTTTCAGCGGATGGAAATAAAGTAAATGCAAGTAATTTAATATTAAGAAATAAAAACTTAATTGCAAACGAAGTTGTAGCTTATGTATCTTCATCTTGGAGTACCGCAGAATATAATCAGGCTAAATGTTTAAGAGATACTAAATATATTTTAGATGCTGTAAGAACTGACTTGGTATATGGTGGTAACGAAAGAACTAGATTTGCAGGAGAATACTATTATAGATACCCATCAGCAGCAATTGTAGGTGGAGTACCTTCGGCAACACAACAATTAGACACAACTATAACTGGAGTAAATTACGCAAATCAATTAGTACAAAATATAATTACGAATGTTGTTTTATCGGCACCACCTACATCAGTATTAAATGCGGCAAGTTTATTAAAAACTAATAGAGCATTTTTACAACAAAATACCGTTGATTACGCAAACGAAACATATCCTAATTTAGATTATATTGAAAGTAAATGTTATAGAGATGCTGGATTTATTGTAGATGCTGTAATTACTGATTTGGTTTATGGTGGTAATGAAAGAAGTATAACTGCTGGACGATTCTATTATTTATATCCATCTCAAGCTACCGGTGTTCAATCCGAAGAAACAATTGATTCACTAAACTTCACAAAAGGTTTAGCAAAATTAGTAGCAATTGGTGGAAAAGAAATAGAAGATGGTTTTGATATTGTATCTAAAGTAATTGAAAGTGGAAGTAATACAGCACCTAATGTGGTGTTAAATACTATTGCTGGAATTAAAGCAACTAACGCTCAACAAATTACATCATCTATATCAGTAGTAACAAACGATAAATCTATTGTATCAGCTTCATTTGGTAATATACTTAATATCGTATCAAACGGAACTGGTTCAATACCAACAACTATTGTTAAAAATACAAATAGAGGTATAAACTTTATTGGTGGTACACAAATAACATCATCAATAACTCCTTCTAATTCTGAAAAGGCAAAAGTAACTACTGGATTTGATATCGTACTTGATATTGTAGAAAATGGCACAGGTTCAATTCCAACTATTGTAACAAATGTAAATTCTTTAATTAAACGAACTACTACAAATAGTTACATAACAACCGCATCAATATCATCCACATATCTTACATCTTCAAATAATAATTTTAATATTGTTTTGGATATTGTTGAAAATGGAACTGGTTCTTTACCTACGTTGATAAAAAATGTTGACGGGTTAGTAAAAATAACAGATACAAATCAATATACATCTTCGGTAATTATATCATCTTCGTTGGCAAGAAATATATCTGCAAGTTTTGATACAATTATAAACATATTAGAAAATGGTACTGGTTCATTACCTACTATTACTTCAAATGTAAATAATATTAAAGTAACCGATGCTACTCAATATTTAGGAGGAACACCGGCAACACAAACGCAAGCTAATGCAATATCTGCATCAATTTCTATTGTAACAAATATAATAGCAAATGGAACGGGTTCATTACCGATTGTAACTTTATATACATCATCAATATCATCTTCAAATGTAATAGCGGCTTATACTATTCTAAAAAATAATTTAGATTTCATAGTATCGGAAAGTATTGCATATTTAAGTTCTTCTTGGTCAACTGCATCTTACGATGAAAGTAAATGTAAACGTGACTTAGGATTTATATTGAGTGGTTCAGCTGAAGACTTATTATTTAATGCAAATTCAGCATCGGTATTCAATGGTGTTTATTATTATCAATTCCCATCTCAAGCGCAGGGTGCACAATTAAACCAAACATTGGATGGTATCAACTACGCAAGCCGTTTAGCACAAAAAATAGTATTAAATACTTTATTTGTAACTCAATCGGCGCAAATTAAAGATGCGTATAGTTTATTAGTTAATAATAAAGAACTTATTAAGAATGAAGTAATACCTTACATAAGTTCATCTTGGAGTACACATCAATACGTTGAATCAACTTGTAAAAGAGATATAGTACATATTATAGATGCAGTTTCTACTGACTTATTATATGGTGGAAATGAAAGAACAATAAATGCTGGAGTATTCTATTATAAATACCCATCTGAAGCAACTGGTTCACAAATACAAGAGACTGTTACTGGTATTGAATATGCTAGAGATATTGCATTCAAAATTTTAAGAGGAAATACATTTACTAAAGTATCTCAAAATAAATTACAAGCAAAAGAATTAATTTATAATAATAGAGAATTTATACAAAACGAAGTTATAAGTTATGTATCTGCTAGTTGGAGTACAACATCTTACAATGAATTAACTTGTAAGAGAGATGTGGGCCATATTTTAGACGCGGTAACAACCGATATAGTTTATGGCGGTAATCAGAGAAGTATAAATGCCGGTGTATTCTATTATGAATATCCATCACAAGCAACAACATCTCAATTAGGGGCAACATTAAGTGGAATCAAACATGCGAAAGGTTTAACTGATAAGATATTAAAGAATTCAACATTTGCATCAGCATCTAATTCAAATCTTTCAGCATACGAATTGATATTCAATAATAAATCATTTATACAAGATGAAACTATTGCATATCTATCTTCTTCTTGGAGTACATTCCCTTATAACCAAACTACTTGTAAGAGAGATATTGGTTATATATTAGACGCAGTAGCAACTGATATTCTTTACGGTGGAAACGAAAGAGTGGCTGAGGCAGGAGAGTATTATTACTTATATCCTTCATTGGCAACCGTAGGTAACGATGGTGATACCGGTGGACAATTGAATCAAACTTTAGATGGTATTAAATACGCTAAAGGAATTACTGAAAAGATTGTAGCAAATATATTATTACAATCTCCAACAACATCTGAATTAACTGGATTTAATTTATTAACGGATAATAAGAAGTTTATACAAAGTGAATCAATCGCTTACTTATCTTCGTCTTGGAGTGGTGATGATGGATTCTCTTATAACGAAACTACTTGTAAGAGAGATATTGGATATATTATAGATGCAGTAAGAACTGACCTTTTATATGGTGGAAACGAAAGAAGTTCTAAAGCAGGTGAGTACTATTATCTATACCCATCTGCAGCAATTCTGACTGGTTCTATTTCACCAACTACCGAAACTCAAAAAGGACCTACACTTGATGGAATACAATATGTAGCTGGTACTGCACAAAATGTAATATCAAATAAAGTATTGATAGCACCAACTGGATTTGTAACATCATCGGTTAATTTATTAAGACAGAACAAAAGATTTATACAAAACGAAACTGTACAATACATAGATGCATTCTTCCCTAATTTAGTTTATTTAAGAGAAAAATGTAGACGTGATGTAGGATATATTTTAGATGCAGTTATAACTGATACTTTCTACGGTGGAAATCAAAGAAGTGTTATAGCTGGACAATATTATTATTTATATCCATCTTTAGCAACAAAGAGTACGCAAGTTAGAGAAACTGTGGAAGGTGTTGAATACGCTAAAGTATTAGCTAAAGCAATAGCACAAAATATTAAATTAAATTCACCGGCATTAACAACAAATACCGATGGAAATATTAAAGTAACTGATACAACACAATATACAACACCGTTGAGTGCAAGTATAAACGAAGTAAATCAAATTAGTTCATCATTTGCGTTAGTTACTAATATTATTGAAAATGGATTATCTACAATACCAACTATCGTTGAAAATGGCAATGGTTTAATCAAAATAACTAATACTACTCAATACTCATCATCAATATCGGCAAGTGGAGCTGAATTGGATATTATCACATCATCATTTAAGCATGTGGCTGATATTATTGAAAATGGTGTTGCATTTGTACCGGATTCATTGGCAAGAAACTATAATTATGGATTTGAATTATCTACACCAACTTTATTACATATAAGTTCACAAGAACAAATAATTGGAACTGGTTCATATGATTTGGCAATTCAAATTACAAATGTAAGTTCTTCTTATGGTACTGTTGTAGACGTTCTTAAAAATGGAGTAAGTGTATTACCTACATTAGTAGCAAGTACATCTTCATCATTAAAAGTAACAAATGCAAATCCTATAAGACAAGACATATCCGCATCATCGTTTGATACTAATAAGATTGCAAGTGGATTTGATTTGATACTAAATGTAATTGAAAATGGAACATCAGTTCTGCCAACAATTGTATCAAATACATCTGCAAGTATTAAAGTAACTGATACTCCACAATTAATAAGTGGAAGTGCGGCAGGAAGATTGCAAGGTAAATTGATATCAGCATCATTATCATTAGTAATCGATGTGTTATTAAATAATGGTACGAGCTCAATTGCATATAGACCATCAACATTCCCGATAGCAAATACAAATGCAAAGATAAATTCAGCATATAACTTATTAGTAAGTAACTCTAAATTTATAGTTGATGAAACTATTGCGTATATGAGTTCATCTTGGAGTGGGTTTGAATATACACAAAGTAAATGTGAAAGAGATTTGACTGGAATCCTTAGTGGTTCTGCATTTGACCTTTTATATGGTGGTAATTCGGCATCATTGTTTAATGGTAAGTTCTATTTTGATTTCCCATCACAAGCAACTGGTTCACAATTAGACCAAACAATCACTGCAATTAAATACGCAAGTGGATTGGCAGAGAAGGTGGTGTTGAACATTCCGTTTACACACATATCGGCATCAATTAACCAACCAACATCAGCATCTTGGAATTCATTAAGAGCTAACAAAGGATTTATACAAAGTGAATCAATTGCGTATCTATCTTCTTCTTGGGGTGATTTTGATTATAATGAAATAACTTGTAAAAGAGATATTGGATACATTATAGATGCAGTAGCAACTGACCTTTTATATGGCGGAAACGAAAGAAGTGTTGTAGCTGGAAGATATTATTATGATTTCCCATCACAAGCTACCGATTCACAATTAGAACCAACATTAACTGGTGTAAGATACGCAAAAGGAACAGCTATGAATGTAGTTGTTAATAAAGAGATATTTACATCATCATTAGAAGTTCAATATACTTATGATTTAATAAAGGCTAACAAACGATTCATACAAAGTGAAAGTATCGCATTTGTAAATGTTAAATACCCTAATTTAGATTATAGTGAAAGTAAATGTTATAGAGATTTAGGATATATTATCGATGGTGTGGCAACTGATTTACTTTATGGTGGAAATGAAAGAAGTAGAAAGAATGCAGATTACTATTATGAATTCCCATCTCAAGCTAATGGGTCTGGTTCGCAAGTTGTAGAAACGGTAGAGGCAATTAAGTACGCAGCTAGAATAACAACGGCATCTATTAGTAGTATATTGATAGGGACACCTTCTGTTATACCTAATACGTTAGCAAATATTAAAGTAACCAACGCTCAACAATTTATAACATCATCGTTATTTGGAACTATTACCGAAGCTAATGCAATATCGGCATCTATTTCTATTGTAACAGATATAGTAAGAAATGGTACTGGTTCATTACCAACTTTAATTCCATATACAACTGCATCCGTTGATACTAATGTAATATACGCATATAATTTATTAAAAGCAAATATTGGATTCATAGTATCGGAAAGTATTGCATATTTGAGTTCATCTTGGTCAACCGCATCTTATGACGAGAGTAAATGTAGACGTGATTTAGGGTTTATATTGAGTGGTTCTGCCGAAGACTTATTATTTAATGCAAATTCCGCATCAATATTCAATGGAGTGTTCTATTACTTATATCCATCTCAAGCACAAGGTGCACAACTAAACCAAACATTGGATGGTATTAACTATGCTAGCCGTTTGGCACAAAATATAGTACAAAATGTAACTTATGTAACCGCATCGGCAAATGTATCAGCATCATACGAATTGATACGAAACAATAGAGAGTTTATTCAAAACGAAACTATCGCGTACATATCTTCTTCTTGGAGCACAGCATCTTATGATGAGGTAACTTGTAAGAGAGATGTTGGACATATCATAGATGCAGTTTCTACCGATTTATTATATGGTGGTAATGAAAGAAGTACAAATGCTGGGGTGTTCTATTACTTATATCCATCTCAAGCACAAGGTTCACAATTACAACCAACATTAACTGGTGTTAATTACGCAGGACAAACTTCTAAAAATGTAGCTACATCATTAACTTATGTAACTGCATCACAAATAATATCAGCATCGGTTAATTTGTTAAGAAATAACAGAGAGTTTATACAAAATGAAACCCTAGCTTACTTAACTGCTAGCTGGAGTACATTTGAGTATGATAAAGATAAATGTAAGAGAGATGTTGGCTATATATTAGATGGTGTTACTACCGATTTATTATATGGTGGTAATGAGAGAACTGTATTGAATGGAGAGTTCTATTATCTATATCCATCTTTAGCAATTGTTGAAGGAGATGGTGATGGACTTGGTCAATTAGGACAAACAGTTGATGGTATAAACTACGCAAGTAGATTGGCACAAAAAGTTGCGCAAAACATAGTATTTGTAACTGCATCATTAGAGGCATCTGCATCATTTGACCTATTAAGAAAGAATAAAGCATTTGTAGCAGAAGAAACAATTAAATATGTATCTTCATCTTGGAGTAGTGTATATTACAATGAAACTACTTGTAAGAGAGATGTTGGATACCTAATAGATGCAGCGGCAACTGATGTACTTTATGGTGGACAAGAAAGAAGTTTGATAGCAGGACAGTATTATTACTTATATCCTTCTAACGCTATTAACGCAGGTGTTCCATCAACTAAAAACCAATTAGACCCAACGCTTACTGGTATCAGATACGCTGGAAAGGTATCTAAAAAGGTAATAACCAATCCAACATATTTAGTACCTTCGGCATCTTTACTAACAACCGCTAAATTGTTGACAGATAATAAAGAATTGATACAAAAGGAAACTATAACATTCTTAAGTTCTTCTTGGAGTAATTTGAAATATAACGAAGTAAGTTGTTCTAGAGATTTAGGGTTTATTATAGATGCAATTAGAACTGACTTAGTGTATGGTGGTAATGAAAGAAGTATTGAAGCGGGTTCTTACTATTATAAATTCCCATCAGTAGCAATAGTGGATAGTTATGGTGATAATAATGGACAAAAGAAACAAACGGTAGATGGTATTAACTTCGCAAGAGGACTTTCTGAAAAGATAGTTGCAAATACTTTATTAAGTTATTTAGCACCATCAACTAAAAGAAGACAGGCGGCAGAAAGATTAAAACTTGGTAAGGAAGAATTAAAACAACGAGCAATTGGATATACAAATGGAGCATTTCCATATTTAGTATATAATGAGGCTAGTTGTTCACGTGATACTGGATTTATTGTAGATGCGTGTGTTACTGACTTATTATATGGTGGAAATGAGAGAGGAATTAGAGCAGCATCTTCATACTACGATGGTCAATATGGAAGTGCAATTGCAGTGACTAGAGACCAGTTATTAGAAACTCTTGAAACTAATAGATATTTAAGAACAAGAGCAGAGTTTATAGCAGCGGGTGCACCATTAGAAGCATTTGGTTCATTGATTGTGGCAACTGGTATTGACTACTCTTATAATGGTAGTGGTGTGACGTTTAAAGCACTTCCTCCAAATCAGGGTGGTAGTGGTGTGGCAAATCCGGCGTTTGAAATTACCGAATTGGGTGGTGGTAGAATATTCTTCACTTCCGGTAACCAAGATGGTGACTTTAGAATTGGTACTGGCCTAAGTATTAATCAAGCAACTGGTACTCTTGTGGGTAGAACATTTAGTAAATCTCTATTCTCATTAGTAACTCCGTTCTCATTGGCACTACAAATATAAAAAGAAAATAAAAAATAAAAAGAAATGGCAGAAGTTTTTGTACCCTTAAATCGGTTTCAGTCAGTAGTATCGGGATTGACCGGAGAACAAGATGAAATATATGCAACTCCTCTTGGGGTATCATCTATTGTACTATCTTGTCAAATTACAAACAATAGTTTAGTAACACAACCCGTTACTATATTAGTAACATCTAATAGAGAATTGCCTGTTCCACAATTTGTTGACATATATAGTGGTAGTGCGTTTATTAGTGCTTCTGTTTCATTATCAGAATATAGTGGTAGTTTTGCCAGTGCATCTTTGTTATTAAATGCTAATAGACAATTTTTAAGAAAGGAAATAGCGGCATATACTTCTAATCAAAATAGTTTATCAGAAACACCATTTACTTTTATATCATCATACTTTGAACAAAATACTTTAGATGATGTAGATGCGATAAAATATGATATAGTTAATAACACAACAATCAGAACAAATAAAGCAGCAAAAGCATATTTTGATAAAAATGGAGTATCTGCGATTGCAACAACTGAATATTCTGCATCTATATTTGCTTTAGATTATTTAAAAGTATTATCTAATCAAATTATAAAAAACCAATCAACAACCGGTTCGGCTGATTCTCCATTATTATTTCAAAATGCAGTTACTCAATCTATATTAAGTGGATTTACAAATGGAACTGAAGCGGGAATTTCGGCATCTATATATTTGGTTAATAGTTTAGTGGACGTTATTAAAGCAACCATTGAAAATCCAGTATTTACCGAACAACCACCTGTTGAATTGGTAACAAATGTGACAATACCAGTAGCAGATTCACTTTCACCGGTAGTTTCTGGTAAATTAGTATTAGAAGAAGGTTATGGATTTATAGTTTCCGGCTCAACTAAGCTATCAGTAGTTCTATCTCTACTTGAATCTGCTAATGAATAACGATAATATTATCTATTAATATTTATAGGTGATTTTTTTGATATTTATAATAAAGCTGGAAAGTACGAATGGCAATTAGTAATCTATTATCAGGTAGGGTAAGGGTAGTATCCCCAAAAAACGTAACACAAGACAGGTATCAATTTATTGATTTATCTCAAGTTGAACCAAATTTGGGTGTTCCAAATTTTAGTGCTTCACTTTCTGGTTCACCAGCTATTGTAGTTTCAGATGACCAAGGTAATAGAGGATTCGTAAGAAGTTTAGATTTAGATAGAGTAACGGGACAATTTACAGGTTCTTTTACTGGTAGTGCTGAATCATTAAGTGGTAGTTTTACGGGTTCTTATACTGGTTCATTCTCTGGTTCTTATTTTGGCGATGGTGCTGGTTTATTTAATTTACCTGACACAATACGTTTAGCTAGTGGTTCTGCAACTGCATCAATTTCTCCTAATTTTGGATTACAAATAAATGTTGATACAACAATTGCAGAAAATTTATATGTATCAAAATCAATATATGCTGAACAATTAGTTGTTAGTATAATTTCATCATCTGTAATATATTCATCTGGTTCAAATAAATTTGGTGATGAATTAAGTGATAAACAAGAATTTACAGGTTCGGTTGAAATTGGAAATTATTTAAGATTTAATGAAGCAACCGGTTCTTCAATATCTTCATCATTTACGGGCTCATTTTTTGGAGACGGTAGAGATTTAAGAAATGTACAATCTGCAATTGAATCTGCAATATTAGCAAGTGGCTCGGTGACAGCATCGGTTCTTGGTGATATTTTAATAATAAACGCACAAAGTGCATCATTTTTAGGTGGTGTGCAAATTACAGGTAGTTTACGTTTAACTACTGGATCCGTTATAGTAGAATCTGGTTCTATATTTTCATTAACGGCCACTATAAATCAATTTACTGCATCTTCTGCAACAGGCTCATTTACTGGTTCATTCTCTGGAGATGGTAAAGGCCTATTTAATTTACCCGAAGCTACAAAATTAGCAAGCGGTTCGGTAACGGCATCCGTTTCTCCTGTATTTGGATTTAGGGTTGAATCGGAAGCAAATGGTTCTGAATTTACTGGTAGTATAAAATTAGCATCCGGTTCATTCTTTAGTGGTTCTGGTAGATTTCTATTTGATATTCCAGAATCCGCACTTTCTTTTGCACCTTTTAGAATTGCAAGTGGTAGTGTAACTGCATCTGTTTCACCTAATTTTGGATTTAGAGTAGAATCTGTAGATAGGGGTTCACAATTTACCGGAAGTGTTGATATAAGTGGTTCGGTAAACGTCAATGGTGCCGTAACCGCATCTTTCTTTGTGGGCGATGGTAGTAAATTAACAAACGTACCATCTCTTGTTGCACCTAGAATTGCAAGTGGTTCTGCAACCGCATCAATATCACCTGATAAGGGATTAGAAGTTAATACATCTGCTACAATAGCGGGTTATTTAGTAGTAACTGGTTCGGTTTCGGCATCTCAATTTAGTGGTAGTGGTAGAGGGTTATTTGATATTCCTCGTTCTGCGTTATCTGAAGAAGTATTTCGTATAGCAAGTGGTAGTGTAACCGCATCTGTTAGTCCTGATGAAGGATTTAGAGTAATATCACCGGATAGTGGTTCTCAATTTACCGGTTCTTTAATTGTAAGTGGTAATATATCACTAACTTCTGGTTCATCGTTTAGTGGTAGTGGTGAAAGATTATTTAACATCCCTAGAACAGCTTTAGCACCCGATGCATTGATTTCAAATTTAATTGCAAGTGGTAGTGTAACTGCATCTGTAACCGATGTGGATGGATTCGTTGTAAAATCAGTTGCAAGTGGTTCTACTTTTAGTGGTAGTGTTTTCTTATCATCTGGTTCATTCTTTAGTGGTAGTGGTGAGAAGTTATTTAATATTCCTCGTTCAGCTATTTCTAATTTAGATGTTAATTTAATTTTCTCTGGTTCTGCAACCGCATCTATTGACCCGGTAAAGGGATTTAATGTAAACGTTTATAGTAAGTTTAGTGGAAGTATGATTGTTTCATCTTCAAACTATGCAATTCCAAGTCAATCGTTAAACACCGTATTTGATGTAACAAATAATGGATTTAGTGCATATGTGTTTAGTAACGCAATAAGTGCATCAAATCCAACATTAACATTAGTAAGAGGTGTTACATATACCTTTAATATAAATGCAAGTGGGCATCCGTTTTGGATAAAATCTGGAAGTATTCAAACCGGAACGGATGGTGCATACAACACTGGTGTTACGAATAATGGAACTGATAGTGGAACTATTATATTTAGTTTAGATGAATTAACACCTAGTAATTTATACTACACTTGTCAGTTTCATAGTGCAATGCAAGGGGCTATCAATGTTGTGAATGCAATTGAAATACCTGCCGAAATTACATTTATTGGAAAAACTAATATAACAGGAAGTTTAGGGGTAAGTGGTAGCGTATTTTTAGGAAGTGGTTCATTCTTCTCTGGTAGTGGTAGAGGATTATTTGATATTCCGCAATCGGCATTTACCGGTGATGCATATAGAATTGCAAGTGGTAGTGTAACTGCATCGGTTTCTCCTGATTATGGATTTAGAGTTGAATCTTTACAAAGAGGTAGTGATATAACCGGTAGTGTTAGAGTATCTGGTTCACTTACTGCGGAAAGAATATTTTCACCTGAATTTAGCGGTTCTTTTGAAGGTGATGGTAGTAGATTAAGAAATGTACCATCAATAGAAGGAACGAGAATTGTATCTGGATCTGTAACTGCATCTGTTTCTCCTGTATATGGATTTAGATTAGAAGGGGCTAATAGAGCAGAATTTTCATCATCAATATTAGTAAGTGGAAGTGTAGAAATATCATCTGGCTCATCTTTTAGTGGTAGTGGAGAAAGATTATTTAATATACCGAGAACAGCACTTGCTCCTGATGCATTATTTAGTGAGAAAATTGTTAGTGGTAGTGTAACCGCTTCGGTGGCTCCAAATCAAGGATTCGTAGTAACTTCAATAGAAAGTGGTTCTACATTTTATGGAGAGGTAAGAGTAATAACTGGTTCGTCTTTTAGTGGTAGTGGTAAAAAATTATTTGATATACCTGTAGCGGCATTATCTGATTTAGATACTTCTAAAATCTTTAGTGGCTCAGCAACAGCATCTATTTCTCCTGATAAAGGGTTTTTAGTAAATACCGGTGTAACCGTTAGAGATTATTTAATTGTAACGGGTTCAACTGATATAAAATCTAATTTAGTTGTAACTGGTTCTTTAAAAGTAAATCAATCATCATTATTTAAATCAGGTGTTTCTGCATCGGTATTTAGTGGTAGTGGTGCTGGATTAACCGATATACCATTCTCAGCATTATCTCAAGAAATATTTAGAATTGCATCTGGTTCGGTAACCGCTTCGGCATTGCCTGATTTTGGATTTATTGTTGAATCTACTTTGTTGGGTTCTCAATTTACCGGCTCAATTAATATAAGTGGTAGTGTATTTGCACATGGAAATATAGAACTACAAAGTGGTTCATCGTTTAGTGGTTCTGGTAGAAATTTATTTGATATACCTGAATCGGCTTTATCATTTGCTCCAAATAAAATAGCAAGTGGTAGTGTAACTGCATCAGTTTCACCTGTATTTGGTTTTAGAGTACAATCTGCGGATAGTGGTTCTGAATTTACCGGAAGCGTTGATATAACTGGAAGCCTTTTAGTAAGAGGTGATGTAACTTCAACAAGTGGTTCTTATTTTATTGGTGATGGTAGATTCCTTAATAATATTACATTAGCTAATTTAGCAATTGATTCAACAAAAATCTTTAGTGGTAGTGCAACGGCATCTATTTCACCTAACAACGGATTTGAAGTAAATGTTCATTCTAGAATTGATGGTAGTTTTGTAGTATCATCTTCGGCAAGACCATTGCCTACCGAATTAATAGATAACACAATATATGTAACAAACGATGGGAGTAGTGCATATGTTGTAAGTAATGGATTAATATCCGGTTCAAATCCAACATTAACATTGGTAAGAGGTGTAGAATATACATTTAATGTTAATGCAGTAGGACATCCTTTATGGATTAAATTTATAAATTCAACCGGTACATCTAATAATGTAAGTCAAAGTATTACGAATAATGGTGATGATAGTGGGGATATTGTATTCACTCCGTATTCTGGTTCACCTAATATTCTATATTACAATTGCCAATTGCATTCATCAATGGTAGGGCAACTTAATATAGTTGATTTTTTAGAAATAGCACCTGAAATAACATTCATAGGAAATACACAAATTACAGGTAGTTTAAATACATCTGGACCTGTTTCATCTTCAATGTTTAGTGGTAGTGGTAAAGGATTATTTGATATACCTCGTTCCGCATTATCGGAAGAAGTATTCCGTATTGCAACTGGTAGTATCACTGCATCGGTAACTCCTGAATTTGGATTTTTAGTTCAATCGGTAAGTAGTGGTTCTACATTTAGTGGAAGCATCTTTATGGCGAGTGGTTCATTTATCAGTTCATCTGGTAGATTGTTATTTGATATACCACGTTCTGCATTAACTGAAGATGCATTAATATCTGCAGAAATTAAATCTGGTTCAGTAACGGCTTCGGTAAGTCCAGTTGATGGTTTTAAAGTTAAAACACCATTTACATCTTCTTTAGTATTTGATAACGTATTTAATGTAATAAATAATGGAAGTGGTGAGTATGTATTTAGCGGAGCAGCAAGTGGTTCAAATCCCACAATTACATTGCATAGAAATTATGAATATATTTTTAATATAAATGCAAGTGGGCATCCATTTTGGATTAATGAAACATCTGGTACTGGTGATACTAATTTTTATAATAGTTGGGTTACTAATAATGGTGAAGATGTTGGACAAATAACATTCTTGGTTTCTGGAAGTGCACCAAATACGTTATATTATAATTGCCAATTCCATTCATCAATGGCGGGTGTTATAAATATAGTAGATGGTAATCCAAATTTGATATTTGATACACAAATTGGGTCTAGGTTTACTGGTTCGGTAGATATAAGTGGAAGTTTATATATTAATGAGATTGCAAGTGGTGGTTTATTTTTAAGTTCCGGTTCTTCATATTATGGAGAAGGTACTTATCTACGAAATATCCCTCGTTCCGCATTAACCGAAGATGCATTAATATCTACCGAAATCAAATCCGGTTCAGTAACCGCATCAGTAAGTCCAGTTGATGGATTTAGAGTAATAACTCCATTTACCGGTGGGCTAGTTGGTTCTCAATTCACTGGCTCGGTTGAAGTTAGTGGAAGTATCAGAGCAACTGAATTCTTATTTGGAGATGGTAGATTTATTACAAACGTAGTAGCGGCCGCAGCTCCATTGATAGCAAGTGGTTCTGCAACTGCATCGGTACAAAGTGGTAATGTATTTATAATAACAACGGCGGCAACCGGTTCTCAAATTGGTTCTCAATTCACCGGTTCAATTGAAGTTAGTGGAAGCATCAGAGCAACGGATTTCTTGTTTGGGGACGGTAGATTTATTACCAATGTAGTAGCAACAGCTGCACCTTTAATAGCAAGTGGTTCTGCAACTGCATCGGTACAAAGTGGTAATAATTTTATTGTAAGAACCGCTGCAACTGGTTCTGACATTGGTTCTCAATTTACTGGTAGTGTTTCTATTAGTGGTTCATTGACCGCAGATGATTTAACTGCAAGAGGATTTGTATTTGGTGATGGTAGATTTTTAACAAATGTACAAGCAGCCGCAGCTCCATTGATAGCAAGTGGTTCGGCAACGGCATCGGTAGCTAGTGGTGATAAGTTTATAGTAAATGCTAGTAGTGGTTCACAATTCACCGGTTCGGTATCAATTACCGGTTCATTAACTGCATCTTTATTTATTGGAGATGGTGGTGGATTATTTAACATCCCACCTGATGCGATTGAAAACTTAGAGTTGGCTAAAATTAACTCTGGTTCTGGTGTAGCAATTATTGACCCAACTAAATTAGATGTAAACGTACCAATTACGGCAGCAAGATACGATGGTGATGGTAGTGGATTATTTAATATCCCTGCCGAAGCATTAGAAGATTTACAATTAGATAGAATTATATCTGGATCTGTTGAAGCTGTAATTTCTCCAAACAAAGGATTGGAAATAAATACATCCGTTAGAATATTCTCTGGTTCATTAGCAGTGAGTGGTGGAATATTTGTAACTGGTTCTGATGTTGTACTTCAATCCGGTAGTAGATATGTTGGTGATGGTAGTGGATTAAGAAATATCAATATTGCTAATTTAGCATTTGAAACGGCTATATTAAAATCCGGATCTGTATTCGCTGAAATATCTCCTGATTTAGGATTCAGAGTAAGTACATCGGCATCAATAGATGGTGATTTGGATGTTGTATATGATATAACTGCACATAACATATCTGCAAGTGGTACAATATTTGCACCAACTATTAGTGGTTCGTTCTTGGGTACATATAATTTTCAAGGAGTAGGACCTACTGCAAGTGCTGAATACGATATTTTACGATATGATGAAGATAGAGGATATTTTGTACCTCAACCTGAAACATCATTAACTGAAACTGTATCGTTTAGTAATGTAAGCGATTTGACAATTGTACACAACTTAGGAATTTTATATCCTATGGTTCAAGTGTACGCAACTGGTTCGGAAGACCAAATTATACCTGGCACTGTTAAATCAATTGATGAAGATACAATCCAAATTAAATTTGCTGGATTAACTTCCGGACATGTTGTGATTGGTAGTGGTGGCTCATTGATTAATGGTACAATTCCTGGTGATAGAGTATTTGGTGAAGTTCTTTCTGCATCATATGCACGTAGAGCTGAAGTTGCTGTATCCGTTCAAGGATTTGATTCAGCATCACTTGCATCATTATCGGCTTCATTGGGAGATTCATCACAATATGTGAGAAACAATCAAACATCATCAATGGCAGTGTTTAGTGCTGTAAGTTCTTCTTACGCATTAACCGCATCTTTTGCATTAAACGGTGGTGGTGGTGGAACTGAATTATTTATTTATCATACCAGTTCGTTGGTAAAATCTCAAACTGCAAAGATAAACTTTAGTGGTTCTGGGGTAGATGTGATTTCATCTGGTTCTGATGGCGTATTAGTAACAATCAACGGTGGAGCGGCTCAAACTTCACTTACGGCATCTTATATATTATCAACCGGTGTAGATGGGCCGTTAGGAATGGATAGTATTTCTTATTCTGTAAACGCATTAACTGCTTCATTTGCACTTAATTCTGCAAATACTGACACATCTTCATTCTTAAACATCAATACAAATCAAACAATAAACGCATCACTTACAATTAGTGGAAGTTTAGGTGTTAGTGGTAGTATAATGCTTGGTGGAATCGTATCGGCATCATATGATGAGGTTGTAACGTGGGACCCAATAACTAAAAAATTAGGATATAGAAACGTAGCAGCTGCGGTTGGTTCATCTGGAACAGGTGGTTCATCTGGTTCTTCTGGTTCATCCGGATTAACGGGAACATCTGGTACATCTGGAAGTTCCGGTTCATCTGGTAGTTCGGGAAGTAGTGGAAGTTCTGGTATAGATGGTTCATCTGGTTCATCTGGTAGTTCAGGAAGCAGTGGAAGTTCTGGAACAACAGGAACATCTGGAAGTTCTGGTTCATCTGGAAGTTCAGGCTCATCTGGTAGTTCTGGAAGTAGTGGAACATCTGGTTCATCTGGTTCTTCTGGAACATCGGGTAGTAGCGGCACGAGCGGCACATCTGGTACTTCCGGTTCAGATGGTAGTTCTGGTTCATCTGGAACATCCGGTTCATCTGGTTCATCGGGAACTTCGGGAAGCAGTGGCACATCTGGCACATCTGGTTCATCGGGTAGTTCAGGAACATCTGGTAGTAGTGGTACATCCGGTTCATCTGGAAGTGGTGGTTCATCTGGTAGCTCTGGTTCAACTGGTTCTGCAGGAACTTCTGGTACTTCTGGTACATCTGGTTCATCTGGAAGTTCTGGTTCATCTGGAACATCCGGGTCATCGGGAACATCTGGTAGCTCTGGAACCTCTGGTACATCGGGTAGTAGTGGTACATCCGCATCATCTGGTAGTGGCGGTACTGCCGGCACATCAGGAAGTTCTGGAACCTCTGGCACAAGCGGCACATCTGGAACTTCTGGTTCATCTGGTAGTGGAGGCACATCGGGAAGTAGTGGTACATCGGCATCTTCTGGTACTGGTGGTACTGCGGGTTCATCTGGTACATCAGGAACCTCTGGCTCATCTGGTAGTGCTGGTTCAGCAGGAACATCGGGAAGCTCTGGAACATCCGGGTCATCTGGTTCCGATGGTAGTGGTGGTTCATCTGGTACAACTGGTACTTCTGGTAGTTCTGGTACAACTGGTTCAGCAGGTTCATCTGGTACATCGGGAAGCTCTGGTACATCCGGAGAAGATGGTTCATCAGGAACTTCTGGAAGTAGTGGTTCATCTGGTTCGGCAGGAACTTCTGGTACGAACGGCTCTGCAGGTACATCTGGTAGCTCTGGTTCAAGTGGAAGTTCAGGAAGTAGTGGTAGTGCCGGTTCATCTGGTTCATCTGGAAGCAGTGGCTCATCTGGTACAACTGGTTCTGATGGAACATCTGGAAGTAGTGGCTCATCTGGTACATCTGGTACTGATGGCACATCTGGAAGTAGTGGTTCAAGTGGAAGTAGTGGTTCATCTGGTACAACTGGCTCATCTGGTTCATCTGGAAGCAGTGGAAGTAGTGGAAGTTCAGGAGCAGATGGCACTTCAGGTACATCTGGTTCAACTGGTACTGCAGGTTCATCGGGTAGTTCTGGTACCGATGGTTCATTTGGTACATCTGGAAGTTCTGGTTCATCCGGTACATCTGCAACTTCTGGAAGCAGTGGAAGTAGTGGTTCATCTGGTAGTTCTGGAAGCAGTGGCTCATCTGGTACATCAGGAAGTTCTGGTTTAGATGGAACATATTTTGGAAGTTCGGGAACATCCGGGTCATCTGGTAGTTCTGGAACATCAGCAACATCTGGCACTTCTGGTTCTTCTGGAACAAGTGGTGTAGATGGAACATTCTTTGGAAGTAGTGGTAGTTCGGGTTCAACTGGCACATCTGGTACCGATGGTACATCCGGTGAAACAGGAACATCTGGAACATCTGGTGAAAGCGGCACATCCGGTACAAGCGGATTGGATGGAACATTCTTTGGAAGTTCTGGTACAACGGGTACATCAGGAAGTAGCGGCTCATCTGGTTCATCTGGTATATCGGGTACCGATGGTACTTCTGGAACAAGTGGAAAAGATGGAACATTCTTTGGTTCTTCTGGTACATCTGGACAAGATGGCACTTCGGGTACATCAGGAAGTAGTGGTTCATCTGGCTCATCTGGACAAGATGGTACTTCGGGTACATCTGGTTTAGACGGAACATTCTTTGGTTCTCATGGTACATCAGGTACATCTGGAGAAAGTGGTTCAGCAGGAAGTTCTGGAAGTAGTGGTACTTCTGGTGAAAGTGGTACTAGTGGCACCGGAGGCTCATCTGGTTCATCTGGTACTTCGGCAGAAGGTTCATCTGGTTCTTCTGGTACTTCTGGAGAAAGTGGCACATCGGGTACATCAGGTTCCGATGGTACATCTGGTTCTTCTGGTACATCTGGTGAAAGTGGTACATCTGGTAAAGATGGAACTTTCTTTGGTTCTTCTGGAACATCAGGTAGTAGTGGCACATCGGGTTCATCTGGTTCAACTGGCTCATCGGGAAGTGCAGGAACGGGTGGTACTTCTGGTGTAAGTGGTACATCGGGTAGTTCTGGTAAAGATGGAACATACTTTGGTTCATCTGGAACTTCTGGTTCATCTGGAGAAAGCGGCACATCGGGTAGTTCTGGAATAAGTGGAACTGACGGTAGCGCGGGTTCTTCTGGTTCATCTGGAACTTCTGGTAAAGATGGAACATTCTTTGGTTCATCAGGAACTTCTGGAGAAAGTGGAACTGCAGGTACATCTGGACAAAGTGGCACATCGGGTACATCCGGGTCATCTGGTACATCTGGTTCTTCCGGATTTGATGGAACTTATTTCGGTTCATCTGGAACATCGGGTATAAGTGGTACTTCTGGTACATCTGGAGAAAGCGGCACATCTGGTGTGAGTGGAACTACGGGTACATCTGGTTCATCTGGTAAAGATGGTACGTTATTTGGAAGTAGTGGTACTTCTGGAGTATCTGGTACATCTGGTGTGAGTGGCTCATCTGGAACTTCTGGATTAGGTACGAATGGTACATCTGGAACTTCTGGATTTGATGGAACATATTTTGGTAGTAGTGGTACATCTGGTAAAGATGGTACAAACGCAACCGGTGAAGCAGGAACATCTGGTACATCGGGTACAACACCTCCGGGCTTTACATCGGGAACATCTGGTGAAACTGGTACATCTGGTACATCGGGTACAACGCCTCCGGGCTTCACATCCGGTACATCGGGTAGTTCTGGAGAAAGTGGTACTGCTGGTACATCGGGTACAACTCCTCCTGGCTTCACATCTGGAACATCAGGAACTTCTGGAATAAGTGGCACAGCCGGTACATCTGGTACAACACCTCCAGGATTTACATCTGGTACATCCGGACAAAGTGGTACATCTGGTACATCTGCACCTGGATTTACATCGGGTACATCTGGTACATCTGGTTTCCCATTATCTGGTAATACCGAAGATGGTATATTAACTTACAACGCTGTTGCATTTGGAGCAAATGTTGAATCAAATTTAACATTTAATGGTAGTACATTAACTGTAACTGGTAATGTAATATCAACAACATCTATTGCGGCAAATACATTTAGAGAAACATATTCTGACCAAGGAACCGGTGGAAGTGTAACATTAGACCTTTCAACTGGTAACAACTTCAGAAGACAATTTAATGGTAATGCGAGTGTTGCATTTAGTAACGCACCTGCTTCAAACGCATTTGGATTTACATTAGTTACTGTAAATGCGGGAGCATACACAATAACTTGGCCAGTAAATGTTGATTGGGCGGGTGGAAGTGCACCAACACTAACTTCTGTTGGAACTGATATTTTAGTATTCTATACTTATGATGGTGGTACTACATATTATGGATTTGTAAGTGGTAAAAATTTTAGTTAATAGTTATGGGAATTTTTAGAAGATTGATAACATCAGCGGAAGGGGGACAAGAGTTCCCATTCATTATCAGAATTACTACAACATCTGCTAATACCGTTTTTACTTTACCTATTGCCGATTATGCTGGATTCACTCCTACCTTTAATGTAAATTGGGGAGATGGAAATTCTAATACAATAACATCTTCTACTGATGTGGATAAAACGCATACATACGTTAGTGCCGGTACATATGATATTAGTATAAATGGGTTTATGCCATCTTTTAAAGTTAATAATAACACTTCAATTCGTCCTCTTATTGTTGCATTGATTCAATGGGGTACGGTTGGACTGAGAGCGATAGATTTTTATGGTTGTTCTAATTTAACTACAATACCTGGTAGTGCTTCATTAAGTGGAGTAGGTGGTTATACCGGATTGGCAGAGGTTATTACATTTGCCAGTTTTATGAGAAATACAGGATTGACATCAATACCTTCTGATTTATTTGCGTATTCTCCAAATGCAACTACTTTTACCGATACTTTTACAAATACACCAATTACATCAATACCTACTGGATTATTTGACGAAAATACATCAGCTACAAACTTTGCAGCATGTTTTAGTACATGTACTTCATTGAGCACGGTACCATCAACTCTTTTTGATTTGAATGTAAATGCAATTAGTTTTGCTTCAACTTTTAGAAACTGTTATGCTATAACTCAACCTTTACAATTTACTTATAATACTTCGGTTAGTACTTTTGTAAACGTATATAATATGGCAACAACGGCTAATGCAATGACAGGAACTGCGCCGGAATTATGGAATAGAGTTCCTACTCCATTTGGAACTGATGCTTTTAGAAATTGTATAAACTTATCAAATTACGCTTCAATACCTACAATTTGGAAATAATATGTATTTAAGAATTATAAATAGCGAAATTCAATATCCGTATTCTATTGAAAATTTAAAAACGGATAATAAAAATGTAACGTTCCCATCGGAACTTACTGAAAATGATTTATTATCATGGGATATGTACGAAGTAAGACAGACTCCTAAACCAAATAACTACACAAAAATAGTGTCCGAAGAAACTCCTATATTAATTGAAGGAGTTTATTATCAAAATTGGGTAGCAACCGATGCAAGCCAGGAATTAATCAATACGAGAATAGAAGAAAAATGGGCTGAAGTTAGAGATATTAGAAATCAACTATTATTAGAGTGTGATTGGACTCAATTATCGGACATACCAACTGAAATCAAATCAGTTTGGACAGAATACAGACAAAATTTAAGAGATATATCAACCCAAATAGACCCGTTTAATATTGAATGGCCAATTAAACCTTAAAAGACGGATTCGTTTATATTTATACCTATAACAAAAGTAAGCAGGTAAAATGGTAATACACAATCCCATATTTTCGGGTTCAATTTCACAAGATAGAAATTTCGCTTTTGCGGATTTAAGCGGTTCGTTTACAGGTTCATTGACAGGTTCTTTTAAAGGAACTATTGATGTACAACAGGCATCATTTGATAACTTAATTGTAAATAACCGATTATCTATAAGCGGCTCGGTAATTATGACGGGTTCTATGAACCTAACTGCGGGTGGATATTTAGTAGATGGAGTAAATGTACTAGATACATCTTTAGCATATGCTATTGCTTTAGGATAAAATAAAATATAGATGGCAAACGTATTTAAAAATAGTATTACAGGTTCAATTGGAACAACCAATACAACGGTGTATTCAGTTCCAGTAGCAACCACTACTACTATTATCGGAGTAAATGTTGCAAATGTGGCAGCACAAAATATATCAGTAAGTGTAAGATTGACAGATACTTCTGCAACCAAAACTGTATATTTAGTAAAAGATGCACTAATTACACAAGGTTCATCGGTAGTTCTTGTAGGTGGCGAACAAAAAATAGTTATGGAATCAACAGATACTTTAGCAGTAGTATCATCGGCAGCGTCATCTGCGGATGTAATTATTTCGGCGTTAGAGTTATCATAAAAAAGTAAATTAGGTAGATGAGTAGTTTTATAGGTATTGACCCAAATGGATTAAATCAAGTAAGTTCTAGCGTAATATCACTTTATGTTAGTGGAAGCCCTGTTATAAATGCTTCTCCAAATTCAATTAGTATCATAAATGGGATACCTTTTTCTGCTTCTAAAATTGAAACATTAATAATTGATACTCCATCTTCGGAATCACTTACAATTAATGCAAATACATTAATAACAGGCTCAATATCAGCATCAATATTTAGAGGTGATGGTAGTGGGTTATTTAATATACAAGCCGATTCAATTGGCGATATCAATAGAATAAAATCAGGTTCTGCAATTGCACAAATTTCACCTAATAACGGATTGGTAGTAAATGTACCAACAAATATAAGTGGTGGATTAACTTTAACTGGAAATGCAAATGTAACCGGAAATGCTAATATAATTGGTAATATTAATGTTAGTGGTAAAATCACATCAACTGAAATAAGCACAACATTAATTTCATCTTCTGTAATATATTCATCTGGTTCAAATAAATTTGGTGATGCAACTTCTGATAAGCATGAATTTACTGGAAGTGTAGCAATTAGTGGTTCTATATTTGTTGGAACTCCTGATACAATACCAACCGATAACACAACAAATGAGGTGTTGGTATTAAACACAACTACTGGTAGAATTAGTAGAAGATTTGCAGCAGCAACATCAGGTACTTCAGGTACTTCTGGTACAAGTGGTAGCTCTGGTTCAACTGGTTCAGCAGGTTCATCGGGAACTTCAGGTTCATCTGGAAGCAGTGGTTCATCTGGAAGCAGTGGCACATCTGGTTCTTCTGGAACTTCGGGTAGTAGTGGCACATCTGGCTCATCTGGCTCATCTGGAAGTAGTGGAAGTAGCGGAAGTAGTGGTTCATCAGGTTCTTCTGGAACATCGGGAAGTGGTGGTTCTTCTGGTTCTTCTGGTACATCTGGTAGTGGAGGCTCATCGGGAAGTTCTGGTTCATCTGGAAGCAGTGGCACATCGGGTTCTTCTGGTACATCCGGTTCATCTGGAAGTAGTGGAGTATCCGGTAAAGATGGTTCTTCTGGTACATCTGGTAAAGATGGTACATCTGGTATAAGTGGCTCATCGGGTAGTTCTGGTACTTCCGGAACTTCAGGAAGTGGAGGTTCAGCCGGTTCATCGGGAAGTTCTGGTATATCTGGAGGAACGGGAACACCTGGTACATCAGGTTCTTCTGGTACATCTGGTACATCTGGTAAAGATGGTACATCTGGTTCATCGGGTTCATCTGGAACATCGGGAAGTGGGGGTTCATCTGGTTTAACTGGAGCCGGTGGTGGAAGTGGTTCATCTGGTTCATCAGGAAGTAGTGGCTCATCTGGTTCTTCTGGTTCATCAGGAAGTAGTGGAACATCTGGAAGTTCTGGTTCTAGTGGATTGGGTGGAGCTAGTGGAAGTAGTGGTTCATCTGGAAGCAGTGGCACATCTGGTTCATCTGGTTCATCGGGAACTTCTGGTTCATCTGGAACAAGTTCAAGTGGTGGAACGGCTGGTACATCTGGAAGTAGTGGTACATCTGGTTCTTCGGGAAGTTCTGGTAGTTCTGGACAAAGTGGTTCAAGTGGAAGTTCAGGAAGTAGTGGTAAAGATGGCGCAGTTGGAACATCTGGTTCTTCAGGTTCATCTGGTACATCAGGCTCTTCTGGTTCATCTGGACAAAGTGGTTCAAGTGGAAGTTCTGGAAGTAGTGGTTCATCTGGAGTATCCGGTACAAGTGGTAGCTCTGGTACCTCTGGTTCATCTGGAACAAGAGGCAGTGGTGGTTCATCTGGAAGTAGTGGAACATCTGGAAGTTCTGGTTCATCTGGCGTATCTGGAAGTAGTGGAAGTAGTGGAAGTAGTGGCACATCTGGAAGTAGTGGAAGTAGTGGCACATCTGGAAGTAGTGGAAGTAGTGGTTCATCTGGAAGTAGTGGGTCATCTGGAACATCTGGAAGCTCTGGTACACAAGGTACTTCGGGTTCTTCTGGTTTATTGGCATTAACTGGTACAACTGATAATGGTGTAATTACATTAAATGGTACTGCACCAAACGGAACTGTTGAAAGTAATCTAACTTTTAATGGAACTTTATTAACCGTTACTGGTAATGCAATTATTACTGGTGATTTGACAGTTAGTGGTACAACAACTACGATTAATACTGAAACAATCCTATTAGCGGATAATATTATAACTCTTAATTCAAACTTCACAACGGGTACACCAACTGAAAATGCGGGTATTGAAGTTAGAAGAGGTTCATCATCAACTGTATCATTCTATTGGGATGAATCAAATGATAGATGGACAGCTGATAATACTTTATCGGTAAGTGGAAACGTAGTTCTTACTGGTACAATTGATACTGGACAAGGTGCAACCGAAGTTTATTTAATGAATCAGAATATAAGAACAACTGATTCTCCAACTTTTGCTGGACTTACACTTAATGGTGATTTAACTTTATCTTACACATATCCACGAATTAATTTAACGGATACTAATAATGATTCCGATTATTCTATTATAAATGCAGATGGTTCGTTTGTTCTTTATGATGTAACAAATAATGCAAATAGATTTACAATATCAAATACAGGCCTTTTAACTCATAGAAGTATAACGGGTGGTACTGCTGGTAGTACTGTAGCTAGTCATATTAAAAACTTCTCATTAGGCGGTGGAACTTACAATAGTGCGTGGAATAGTGGTAATTCCGTGATGTTGTATATTGAAGGATATTCAAATGATGCCGGTGATAGTGTTTATCCAGTTTATATTGAAGATGAAAATAATATAGTTGATTTTTATTTATTCTCTGGAACTGACCAAAGCTTGGGTACAAAACAGGCTTACATAGCAGGTAACACTGGTATAGGTACTGCACCAAATAACTCATATAGATTAAATGTTGGTGGTTCAATTAATATACCAAATGACGGATTATTATCTGTAAATAATGAACCAAACACTTGGGGAGCAAGATTTAGAACAACCACTTCTACTACGAATTTAGGAGCACAACTTAAAAATATTATTTGGACAGGTGGGGGTACTAATGAAGGATTTGCCGTAAGTGGAGTTGGTACTGGTGGAGCTGCATTAGAAGTTAGAAACGATGGTATTGTTTGGGCAAAGAGTTCGGTATATTCAAATGCAGCCGGTAATGGTGGGGCATTTTATTTATCGGATACTGCAGCTGGTATTTATAGAGATAACACCTATGATGTAACCGTTATACAAAATAATTCATCTGGTAATATATTAAACTTAGCAAGTGCCGGTGATGTTCGTGTAAGTATTGACTCTAATAATAATGATACCGGTGTAAGATTTATAGTTGGTAATAATGCAATTAAATCAACAAATGAATTATTCTCTGTAAACGAAAGTGGTACAGCATTTGCATCATCTGATTTTAGAGCACCAATATTTTATGATTCAGATAATACATCATATTACACAAACCCGCTATCAACTTCTAGATATAACGCATTACAGGTAAATAAAACTTACCAAAACGAACAATTTATTGATGTACCTGGTACATTTAATGGTAATAGAAGATGGGTAAGATTTAGTATTAGTAGATTTAATAGTGGTGGTTCTCCTGTCAGACTTTCGATATCTCGTGCAATTACTGATAATAGTTCAAACCCGTATGGTGGTTGTACTGCAGAATTTGTAATCAATTCAAGAGAATGGCATAGTGGACAAGAGAATATGTGGTATTTTTATACTGAACATGGTTCTTACAACGCTAACCAAAATCCTTATGGATATTATATCTATCAAGCTGGTCCAAGAGATTTAGCAAGTGGTGGATATTGGTTCTATATGTTATTATTAGATGGTGTACGATATAGAATGTCTGTATCTGCGGACATGAACTTTAATAACGATAATATTGGTTCAATTGAATATAGTGTAGCTGATCCGGGTGGAGTTCCAAGAGTTCCATTAGGTTCTGGTGTAATTGGTAACAATACAACTTATAATCAAACTACATCTACATATGCGATGCATGGTATTATGTATGATTATGATGATAGAAACTATTATATTGACCCAAATAGTACATCAAGAATTAGAAGAACTAATTTAGTGGCAAGTGGTACGAGTTGGGATGATGGGTTAAATCTTTATTCATCAGATGAAAGTAATAGATGGAATTTATTAGTTGATAATGGAGCAAGTGATTATTTAAGATTTGCGTATAATAACAGTGAAGATTTTAGATTACAACCGGATGCTACTATTTCGTATAACTCAATGTACGCACCAATTTATTATGATTTAGATGATTCAACATATTATATGAATCCTGCAAATGGTGGATTTGTACTACAAGGTGGTTCATCTAATAGAGTTAAGTTTTATACAAATGATAGTGGATTTAGAGTTCAAAATGCAGAAGGTAATGGTGTTAGTGATGTGAGATTGGGAGCTGCTTGGGGAGCACCTGGTGTTTACTCATCTACATACTTAATGTTGGGTGCTGAAAGTTATGTTGAGTTCAGAATTGGAAACTCACAAAAAGGATATATGGATAGTTCGTCTAACCTATACTCCTTTGGCTCAGTTCGTTCTCCAATTTATTATGATTACACATCTACTGCATATTATTTAGACCCGGCATCTACATCTAATCTGAATGAAGTTTACGCTTATTCTTATAGAGGTAATGGTAACGTTGGTGGAACGGGTAATGCATCTTGGCATCCAAATGGTATCTATTCAGCCGGATATAACTGGTTGTATGGTGGTATAAATGGCGGTGGTAATTCTGCTACAAATTTTAGTGATGTAAGAGCAAGTATATTTTATGATTACGATGATACTGGATATTTCTTAAACCCAGCTTCAACTGCAACATCTTTAAGAATTCAAGGTGGTATTAAACAAAGAAACTTAGTTGGTAGACCATATGCGGTATGGGGTGCAGGTGGTGGTGCAACTGGTGCTGTAATTATTAAATTCCCTGGTGGAAGTGGTAACTATGGTATGATTCACGCAGTTATTGACATTTATGAATATAATGGAAATGCTGCAGCAACTGTAATTGTTGGTGGACATAACTGGAATGGTGCTTGGTATAACTATAACGCAAACGTAGTTGGTTATACTGATAAGCCTGTAAGGGTTGGTTTTAAAGATGGTAGATATTGTATTGTAATTGGTAATGGTTCATCATCATGGTCTTATGGACAAGTTGTTCTTCGTAAAATACAAAATGGTGCATATTACGATGGGGTGATGGATGTTGCGGAAGGATATAGTGCAAATATTGAATCGGATTCTTATTCTTGGATTTCAGGAGACCTTCAAATATTAAGAAGTAGATACATTTATGGTGTTGATTACGTTCAAGCTCCAATATTCTATGATACAAACTCTACATACTTTGGAGATTTCAGTTCGGAGATAAGAATGCCTTACTACAATGGTGGTACAATGAGATTCAGAACGAATACACATTGGGATTCTGTTTCTGGTATCGATTTGATAGGTGTAGCTGGAGAATTCCGTATGAGTTCGGATAGTGGTAACTTAAACCTTAGAGTTGATGGTTGGATTATAGGATATGATTATATTCAATCATTGGGAGCCGTTTATGGTACGATATATTATGACCAAAATAATAGTGGATATTATGCAGACCCTGCATCTACTAATAACTTCAATCAAACGGAGCAAAATGGTAGAATGTGGTATAGCAACTATTTAGTAAGCCGTAATAGAGGTGGTATGATGGGTGATTACAATTCTACTGGTACCGCTGATAAAGTAATTTGGACAATTGGCGAAAGCTGGCCATTAGGAAATATGTATGGTTTGGCGTATGATTATGGAAGTGGATATGGCCATCATTTAGCATTAAGAGATAATGGTGCAACTTACTCTCGTTTCGGATTTGCCGGTGGTGCATTTATAGGTGGTACTGTATCCGTTGGTGGAGCAATGTATGCACCTATTTACTATGATTCAAACGATGGTGGTTATTATGGTGACTTTGCATCGACATCTCGTACAAACTATATTGTTGGTAATAGAATTAAATTAGTAAACAACGTAAATAATGACCCTCGTTGGGACTTCTCAGCATATGTAGTTGAAGCACAACACTGGTATGGTAACAACTCATCTATGACAATGTATATGGGTGAGGGTAGTAATACAATTCAAGTACCGGGTAGTGGTGGTATAAGACCTGTAATTATTTACGATTATAATAATGCAGGATACTATCTTAATATGGATGGTACATCTAATTTATACGCAGTTACAGATTATACTCGTAGAGCGGCATTTAATTTAGGTAGAGAAAGAGGAAATCGTAGAGATATTACAAGTGATACAAACCACTGGACTGGTACAAATGGATGGGGAACATCTTATGGAACTTGGGCAAGTGCTTGGGAAGGTGGATTTAGTGGTTGGGATATTTGGGGTGGTGGCACTGACCACCCGCAAGGTGGTGGATATGTTCACGCTCAAGGTATCGTATCCGGACAACACTATGCAACCGGTGGTGGTGGTACTGCTTATGGTTGGATGATGGTAGGAGCACACGATGCTGGAAGCCGTTGGTGGTTAAGAGGTAAGTGGGGTGGTACAACATATCCTTGGTATGAAATTGTATTATATGGAAGAAACGTTGGTGGTGGTGACCTTTATGCCGGTTATTGGTATGATGGAAACAACACTGGATATTATATAGACCCGAATGGTTCTTCGCAAATGAGTGCGGTTTATTCAGATAACTGGTTTAGAGCACAAGGATGTGCCGGATTCTATTTCCAATCGTATGGACGTGGATTATGGTCACCAGAGTGTGAGGGTAATCCTTATGGACACGTAGCAACAAACGGCGGTGGTAGAAACGGATGGGGTGGATATGGTATATTTAGCCGTTATACCTTAATGAGTACCGGTGGTGATAACGTTGGTATGCATGACACTGCTAGAGGTTGGGTTTGGTATATGGAAGGTGGAAGGCTTCAAATGCATTGGGCTGGAAACCGTAGAATGGTAACTGAATCGCATGGTGTTTACTTTGATGCAGATGCTAGAGCTTCTATATTCTATGACCACGATACTGGATACTATTTTGATGGTAATGGTACATCCAATATGAATAGATTTACCGATAGAACAAAAGCTTCTATGGGTAATACCGCAAAATATAATTCACCTCGTTGGGATTTCACTGGTGATAGTAACTATTGGGTTGGTTCAATGGGTTGGGGTACAACTGACCTTAACTCCGTTTGGAACTGGGGTAGTGGATTCTTTGATAGCTGGGGTAACCCTGGTAACCAACCAGCGGGTACATCTCACTGGACTGGTATTCAAACGGCTCACTACACTTGTGGATATGGTTGTGGATATGGTTGGCAAATGGTTGGTGGACCTATTAGTGGATTATGGTTTAGAAATGTTTGGTCTTCACCTTCTGGTTGGAGAAAAATAGCAATGTATGGCCTAAATGAATATTCTAATGATTTCTACGCTACAATCGTATATGATAGTAATAATACAGGATTCTATTCAGACCCTAATGGTACTTCTGCATTAAGTAGAATTACTGTAGATTCTGAAATTATATCTAGAAATGGTTGTGGTAGAATTTACTTACCTGGAAATTTACACATAGATTCATATTGTGGATATGACATTTATATGCAGTATTACACCAATAGACCAACCAGATATTATGGATATATTGAAATGAATGGATATGGTGGGTATGGATTTGGTGAAATTTATTCTAATATCTATTATGATAGAAATGATTCTGGATATAGATTAGACCCTAATGGTACATCTCAACTTCACTATGTATTAGCAAATAACTGGTTCAGACCACAAGGATGTACCGGTGTATATTGGGAATCGTATGGTAGAGGTATTTGGTCACCGGAGTGTGAGGGTAACCCTTATGGACATATTGCAACTTATGGTGGTGGCAGAAATGGTTGGTATGGATATGGTGTGGGTAGTAGATATACTCTAATGAGTACACTGGGTGATAATATCGGTTTACATGATAGTGCTAGAGGTTGGATTTGGTATATGAGTGGTGCTGAATTGAATATGTACTATGCAGGTTCCAGAAGAATGGTAACAACCGGATGGGGTGTATATGTAGACCAATATTTGGAAGCAGGTGGTTCATTGAGAGCACCAATTTTCTATGATAACCAAGATACTGGATACTATTTAGACCAACACAATACCGATAACCAAGGTTTAAGAATCAGAGGTGGTACACTTCACGGACCTAACTGGTGGTGGGGAGCTTATTTAAGAGTTGGTGCTAACAACCATATAGGTGATTGGGCACAAATGTTCACATCAAACGGTAACTTACATATTGATGCTAGACCAGGATATCCAATGTACCTTAACTGGCACACCGGTAATACTGTTTTAGTAAATTCCGATATACAAGCAAGAATTTACTATGATTTAGATGATACTGGATACTACTTTGGTTCTAGTGCAGGTGATGGTAGATTTAGATACACAAATACTAATGGTGGATTCTCTCAGTCAAATAACCAATTCCAATTTAATGTAAATAGAGGTTATTATATGAACGATACTGCCAACTTACAGGCATATTCGGAAGGTAATAACTCTGCATTCTTATCTTGGCATAAGACCGGTGTATTTGCAACTAATATGGGATTGGATGGTGATAACTGGATTCGTATTGGTGGCTGGTCAATGTCAAATAACAGATGGCAGTTAAACGCTAGCGGTGACATGTATGCAGCTGGTAACGTTGTTGCATATTCATCGGATGAAAGATTGAAAGAAAATATTACTACAATTAGTGATGCATTGGGAATGTTGAAGCAATTAAGAGGTGTTTATTTTGATTGGAAAGAGATGGTTGATTCGTTAGGGTTTAATCCAATTGATAGACATGATATTGGAGTAATTGCGCAAGAAGTTGAAAAGGTAATACCACAAGCAATTAAACCGGCACCATTTGATGCGTTAGGAGATGGTAAATCTATAAGTGGAGAACACTATAAGACAGTTCAATTAGAAAAGATTGTTCCTGTACTTATACAATCGGTTAAAGAACAACAAGAAATTATAGAAAATCAAAATAAACAAATTGAAGAACTGAAAACAATAGTTTATAAAATTTTAAATAAAAACTAAATTGGTTACTTTTTTTAAAAACACATATATTTATAGATAAAATAGTAAGCTATGGGATATACACAAAGTTGGTCATTAAAGGGCCTAAGAAAACAAAATCACGAAGGTCTTGAAGGCGTTATTATTGGAACTAACTGGGAAGTAGTAGTTACCGATGATGACGGATATAGTGCAAAATTCACTGGAGCAACTCCATTTAAAGCAGCGGAAGTTAATGTAAGTACTTTTACGGCATATAATGAATTGACAGAAGAGCAAGTATTAGGATGGATAAAAAATCACGTTAGTGGTTCAAATACAGCAACAAATTATTGGGACCATATAATTGGTAGAATCCAAAAAGATATAGATGGTCAACGAAATGTTGTACAAATCGTTAATGAAACCGAATTACCTTGGTATTCAGGTTCATTATCTGGTTCAGTAACTCCAGACCCATTATCTGGACAAGCATTATACGCAGCTCAAGCTGATTAGTAGATTAATTTAAAAATAGTATATACCCAAAGCACTTTAACTAATAAAATTGTGTTTTGGGTATTTTCATTATATTTATATGTGTATTGTTATAAAAAAATAATACCAACAATCAAAATCAAATCGGAGAAATAAAATGGCAGAAAGAATTGTATCACCTGGTGTATTCACAAGAGAAAATGACCTGTCCTTCTTAGCACAGGGAGTAGGTGAAATTGGTGGCGCATTTATAGGACCTTTCAAACAAGGACCTGTATATGTACCAACTGTAGTAAGAACTCAATCAGAGTTTGAAACTATTTTTGGAACACCTGATGGAACTTATTATACTGAATACGCAGTACAAAATTATTTAAGAGAAGCGGGTTCAGCAACAATTGTAAGAGTTGGTGGAATCGGTGGTTATTTCCAAACATCACCAATTGCAATTAAAGCATCTGGTTCATTTGGAGAAAAAATCGTTGCAACTCTACATTCAACAAGAGTTGGAGATGAGACTGTGGGTTTCCCAAGTTCAGTTCTAACAAATGATGGTAGAGCGGCGTTTTCTGGTTCTTTCTTACTATCTGGCTCTGGTATTGGTTTGGTTTCTGCATCTGTATTACCATCATCTCAAAATGATATTAGAGATGTATTTGGTGAATCTGCATTTGGTTCTAAACATGCATATTCATACACTTATTTTGAAAATGTAGCAAGTGAATATGATACCGATGGTGGTGGTGCACAAGGTGTTGTAATTAGTGTAGTACAATTACCAACACAAGATTTTACTAACGATGCAACTGTAGCATCTACTCCTTGGATTGTATCACAAAAAGATAATAACGATATAAGATATGACCTTTTCCGTTTCCATACAATTGGACATGGTAATGTTTATAATAAGAAATACAAAATTGGTATTTCAAATGTAAGAGCAGCTGGTGAAGATGGTTCAACTGATTATGCTGTATTCTCTGTAACGCTTAGAACATATGGTGATACTGATAAGAGAAAGAGTGTAAGTGAAACATGGAATAATGTAAATTTAGACCCATCATCTCCTAGATATATTGCTAGAGTAATCGGTGACAGATATTTTGAAACTGATGCAAATGGTAAAATTACTGAATTTGGTGATTACACAAACAAATCACTTCATATAAGAGTTGAAGTTGCTAAAGAGGGTTCATTCCCTATTTCAGCAGCACCATTTGGACATGGAGCATATGAATTACCAATCAAAACTACTGCAAGTGATAGTTTAATCCCTGCAGTTACATATCAGACTGGTTCTGCTAATAACACATCATCATCTCCAGTTTATTTCTCTGGATTTGATTATGAAACAACTGGTGTTGTTATCGATAACACTCAATATTTAAAACCAATTCCTAAAAATGCAACAAATGGTGCAAATACATTGTTTGCATTTGATTCGCAATTAACTTATAAGATGACCGGTTCAGCAGCTGTTGATATGGTTAAAAGACAATTTTTAGTAGCATTCCAGGGTGGATTTGATGGTGTTAATCCAACAATTCCTATCGCTAAAGCTGGTGATAAAGACCTAAATGGTAATGATATATGGGGTGCATCTAATAACCAAGGCTTCAATTGTGGAGCATCAACTACATCTGGTTCAATCGGATATACTAAAGCAATCAACGCTTTATCTAATCCTGATGAATATGATATTAATTTAGTTGCGGCACCTGGTATCAATAGAGAATTACATCCTGCAATCACACAAAGAATAATTGATATGTGTGAAGACAGACAAGATTGTTTCTATATTGCTGATTTTACTGATTATGATTCATCAATAACAACCGCAACTGAACAAGCAAACGCAGTTGATTCAAACTACGCAGCTTGTTACTATCCTTGGTTAAAAACAATTGATGTTAATACCAATAAAATGACAACTGTTCCACCATCAGTATTATTACCTGCAGTATTTGCAAGTAGTGATAGATTATCTGCAGAATGGTTTGCACCTGCTGGTTTAAATAGAGGTGGTATTATCGGTGCTGTGAGTGTATTGAATAGACTTACACACGCTGAAAGAGATACTCTATATGAGAACAAAGTAAACCCAATCGCTTCATTCCCTGGACAAGGTATTGTAGCATTCGGACAAAAAACATTGCAAGATAAAGCATCGGCATTAGATAGAATCAACGTAAGAAGATTATTGATTGCTGTGAAGAAATTTATTGCATCTACATCTAGATATTTAGTATTTGAACAAAATACTTCTGAAACGAGAAGCAGATTTATCAATACTGTAACTCCTTATTTGGAATCAATTCAACAAAGACAAGGCTTATACGCTTTCAACGTTGTAATGGATGACACAAATAACACACCGGATGTAATTGATAGAAACATATTAGCAGGAGCTATCTTCCTTCAACCAACTAAGACCGCGGAATTCATCGTAATTGATTTCAACATCTTACCAACTGGAGCAAGTTTCTCAGCATAATATTGGAAAGCAGTAAATTGAATATTTATTAATATAAATTAAAAGGAAAGAAAAATGGCAGATGATTTAATATTATCGTATGATAAAATGACTTTCGCTCAGTTTGAGCCAAAGATGAAGAATCGTTACTATATGGAAATGGCAGATACTGGCATTCCAGCATATATGGTAAAGGCGGCAAATAGACCAGAAATTCAGTTTCAAACTGTAAAGATTGACCACATTAACGTTTATAGAAAACTTAAAGGTAAAGGTGAGTGGCAAGATTTAACTATCACACTTTATGACCCAATTGTACCATCAGCGGCACAATATGTAATGGAGTGGGTACGTTTATCACATGAATCTATTACCGGTAGAGATGGATACGCTGAATTCTATAAGAAAAATCTTAACTTCTATATGTTAGGACCTGTTGGTGATAAGATTGAAAAATGGACTATTATGGGTGCATTTATTTCAAGAGCGGCATTTGGTGAACTTGATTTCTCAAGCGAAAACGAACCTGCAACAATTGAATTAACTCTTACATATGATTACGCTATATTAGAATACTAATAATCAATTTAGATATAATAAAGGGATACTCAAAAGGTATCCCTTTTTTTATTTCAAATTTTTTAAATTTATGTATTTATATATACAAACAAAATAAAACACAAAGTTATGAGTGAAAAGCAATTTGATTTTCCAACACAGGTAATTGAACTTCCGTCTAAAGGAAAACTTTACCCAAAAACAAACCCATTATCCTCTGGTAATATTACAATAAAGTATATGACAGCGAAGGAAGAGGATATTCTTTCATCTGCAAATTTAATTAAAAAAGGTATTGTTTTAGATAAACTTTTTGAATCAATTATAGTAGATAACGTTAATATTGATGATATTCTAATTGGTGATAAAAACGCAATTGTTCTTGCAACAAGACTTTTAGGTTATGGACCTAATTATAAAATATCATTTTATTCTAATAAACTTAATAAAACAGTTGAAACAACCGTAGATATATCGGAAATTAGAACAAAGGATATTGATGTATCAGATGTTCAAAATATCAATGAATTTGAATTTACAACACCTATTGGTAAAAATAAATTAACATTTAAATTACTTACACATGGTGATGAAAGAGCGATTGATAAAGATATTCAGGCATTAGAAAAACTAAATAAGGATACATCTTTTGAAATTACAACGAGATTACGTTATATGATTAAATCGGTTGATGGTAATTCGGATATTGGTAGAATTAATAAATTCATCAATAATGAATTTTTAGCTAGAGATAGTAAAGCATTTAGAGATTATGTTAAGAAGATTTCACCAGATATGAATATGGTATTTAAATATATCCACGAAGATGGTGAGGTGGAGGAGGCGCCTATTCCAATGGGAGTAGGGTTTTTTTGGCCTTCCGAGGAATCATAGTGTACACCTACATACTCAAATTTTTGAAATGGTTGAGTATAGTAATGGGTTTACGATGATGGAACTTTATAAAATGCCAACTTATTTAAGAATGTTTTATTACGATAAGTTGGTAGAATCCAAGAAAAAAGAAGCAGAAGATGCTAAACAAGCACAAAAAGGTAATACATCTTCAAAAGTTAGGATTAAGAGATAGTCCTAACTTTTTCTTTTAGTAGATATTTATAGTTTGAATAAGTGTAAATAAACGTAAAATGGGAAAAAAATACAAAATATCAGAAAACAACTTACAAGAGTTTTGGGGATTGTTTACTAATAAGAAAACACCGGAAAAATTACAAGCAATTGTTAATAATGACCCAGTTCTTAAAAAACTTCAATCTGATTTAAGAAATATACACGATAAAGCTACCGATTATTTGGATACAGTAAAAAAAGAAGAACCGGAAATTTATCAGTATTTACAAAAAAACGGATTTATAAAATAAAAGTTTGTAAATGGCAGATGTAAGAAATTTATCGGCTCAAGAGTTGGAAAGACAAAATCAACTACTAAAAGAGCGAGACCAAATTGAACAGCGAATAGAAGAGCGAAATAAAAGAATAGCTGTTGCTGGACAAGAAGAAATTAAACGCCTTAAAAAAAGAAATGAGGAAGATAAAACTCATGCCAAAAACTTAAACGAAGAATTAAAAACTTTAAAAGAAGTTGAAGATAAAGCCAAAGATTATACAGACCTTTGGGAAGAAGCGGCAGAAAAACAAGAAGATTTTTGGAAAACCTCAAATGATTTTGCATCTGCGTTTGCTAAAATGACACCAGAGGTTAAAAAATACCTAACAGATTCTAATACGGGTGGTAATCAATTTGCGGCAATCACTGCTAGAATTTTAAGTTTAAAAAAGCAAGAAATTAATGCAGAGGGCGATGAGTTAGAAGCAATACAAGAGAGAAGAAAAGCATTAGAAGGTATAAGAAGTACTCAAATAGATGCGGCAGAAGCTTTGGCAACTGAAAAAGAAAACGTATTTGGTATAACCGATTCACAAAGAAGGAGACAAGAATTTCAGGCATCTATTCTTGGAATGAATGAAGAAGATAGAAAACTATCCGAACAAATATTTGAATCAAACGAAAATTTATTAAAACAACAGGAACGATTAGTTGAACTACAAAAGCAACAAGACCAATTAGTAGGTGCATTGCCAGAAGGACTACAATCGGCGTTAACCGTTGTAAAAGATTTAATAAAAGGAATTGCAGCCGGATTAGGTCCTATTGTTATATTGGGGGCCGTATTAGCCGCTGCATTAAGCGAATTTACTGCAATTGAAGAAGCTGCCGGTAAATTTAGAGAAGATACTGGATTAACAAAATCTAATACAAAAGAAATAGCTGAACAGGCAAAAACTATTAGAGCTGACTTTGCTGCATTAGGAGTAACCGCGGAAGATTATTACGATACAATTAAAGCAGTAACCGAAGAATTTGGTGATACAGCTAGATTTTCCAATGCAACAGTCGCATCGATTGTAGTTTTAAACAAAAACTTTTCAGTTGCTCAAAAAGATGCTGCTGCCGTAAATATGGTATTCCAGAGTATGGCGGGGCTAAGTGCTGAAACTGCACAAAACGTTTCAATGCAATTGGCTGACCTTGCAAATATGGCAGGGGTTGCACCATCTCAGGTATTTGCAGATATTGCTGAATCTGCCGAAGAAGCAAATCTATATTTTAGAGATGATGTAAATGCTCTTTATAAATCGGCAATAGAAGCTAGAAGATTAGGAACAAATTTAAAAGGTGTTCTCAAAACGGCAGAAGGTCTTTTAGATTTTGAAACCGGTATAGAAAAAGAATTAGTTGCAGCTACATTTGTTAGTGGGCAGTTTAATTTATCACGTGCTAGAGCTTTAGCATATTCAGGAAAAGAAATTGAAGCACAACAAGAAGTTTTAAGACAATTGCAAAGGAGTGGTGATTTTAGAGATAAAGATATGTTCACTCAAAAAGCTTTGGCAGATGCAACGAATATGACTGTGGGTGAAATTACAAAGCAATTAACTATACAGGATAGATTAAATAGTGCAACTGCCGAACAAAAGAAACTTGTATCCGAAGCAATGGATAAAGGTTTAGATATTACTGCACTTAATGAAGACCAACTTGCTTCCAAAGTAAAAGAATTGGAAAAACAAGAAGAAATTGTTGATAAAGTAAAACAATTAGAAAATTCATTTCAAAGTGTAGTTGCACAAGTGGGTGGTGCATTAATGCCAATATTAGAAGCTTTAGCACCGGTATTACAGGCCGTACTTGCACCGATAACATGGGCAGCGGAAGGTATTAAAATGGTAGTTGATGGTTTAAAGCAAGGTAGTATTGCGGCATATGTGTTAGTTGGTGTTTTAGCTAAACTGTATATAAAATCAATAGCTAGTGCAATAGCAGCTATTTTTACCGGCTTTGGTGCTATGGGACCATTTGGAGTTGCTTTAGCGGGACTGGCTGTAGCAGGCTTATTATCAAAAATAAATCAAGCGAAACAAGTTGGTGATATGGCGATTGATGCTGGGAATAGTGGTGGAAAAGCGAGAATCACAACAGCGGAAGGTGGAATATTTGAACCATCCGGAAATGACCAAATTGCAGTAGGACCTGGTGTATTAAACCGATTAGAAAGCCAAAATAGAATGGCAAATGCCGGTGGAGTACAAACTGGTGGACTGAATGCAAATAGTGGTGTAACACTTTTAATAAATGAAGTGAAAAAATTAAGAGAAGATATGGGGTCTGGTAAGATTAAAGCAAACGCATTCTTGGATGGTATGAAAATCACATCAGGTATAACAAATGTATCTGAAAATTCTACGAGAAACAATTTTAGTTACGGACAACGATAAGAAAAAATAAATAGAAATAATGCCAACTTTAGAAGAATTATTTAAAAATAAAGTAATAACCGAAGGACCGAATACAGGAAAAACTGCGGAAGATGCATATGCTATTAGAAACAGCAAAGATTTACCTATACAATCTTCAAATTTTTTATTAAGAGCAATTAATAAAAATACAAATCCTAGTCTTTTGGGTGGTGTTATTAAAAGTTTTGATTTTATCGGTAAAATAAACGAAAGAAGAAAAAAGTTTAGTGTTACGGAAGGTGAATCATTTGTAGAGCAAGAACAGGTAGGTTTACAACAATTTGCAATCACTGCAAGACCTTTAATTTATGGTGGGGATATTTTTAGAATTCTAAATAAAAGAACAACAAGTTTAAGTTATATTAAACAAAAAGCAAATTTAAACAATGGACTTTCTGGTATTACCGATACTATTGCAAATGCAGCGGGTAATATGGCAAATGATTATATTAATAATTTATTTGCTGGTAAAAAAGGAAAAGATGCAAGACCACCTGCACCGGATATAACTGCACTGGGAACGCAATTAGCGGTAAATGTGGCCGGTGGATTATTGGGTTCGGTTTTACCAATGCCAATGGTCCCTTCAAAAGTTGCAGAAGAATTGCAAACAAGAGGAAAGGCGGGTAGTGGCAATAAAGCAACCAATTTTAATAGGGAATATAATAGAGATAAGGCCATAACAACATTAGCAAATTCATCAAAAGTTCCGGGATTCTTTGCAAATCTTTTAAAAGAAAATAAAAACATATTATCTCAAACTGGAGGAGTTATTCAATCTACGGTAGCGGGAATCGCATCAGGACTTGTAAAATCCGGTGTAAGGTCATTAATAAATTTAGGAGTAAATGCTGTAACAAAAAAGAAAATTGCAGCAAATAAATTACAAGCTGCCAGTGGTGTTCCTGGCAAAACACCATTAGGAAGAGAAGATACTCCTTGGTCAAGTTATAATCCATATGGAAAATCCGCGGATTATGAAACTACTAGACCATTAAGTGAGCAAACTACACTTAAAGCGATTTTTTTACAAAGAGTAGCTGAAGCATTAAAAGCAGACCCAAATATAAAATTACCAGCATCTTCACCCGCTACACCTCAAAAACAAGCGGATGAAGACCTGTTAAATTTTATAAATACTGAACCAGCATCAAAGAGCAGTGACAAAACTATTATTGCTAATTCAAGAGATGCTAAAAGAGGAATGTCAACAAAAGGTGATGTAATAAATTTATCGGATGATGTGGTTTATAGTGGTATTGAAGTTGTTGATTCAAATACCAATAACTCTTTTGATGATTTTGATTTTATTCCTTTAAAATTTTATTCGGTTGGATTGGATAAAACGGTTCAATTTAGATGTACGGTAACCGATTTTACTGAAACTTTTACACCATCTTGGGAGACTCATAAATTTATAGGAAATCCATTTCCATTTTATACCTATGATAGTATTGAAAGAACTTGTACTTTTAGTTTTAGAGTTTTTTCTTTGAATTTAGTTGAGCATATGAATGTTTGGAAAAAACTTGATTTTTTAGGAAAACTAACCATGCCACAAGAATTCAAAGGAGCATCTGGAGCAGTTGTTCCACCTATTATTAAATTTACATTAGGTGATTTGTATGTTGCAAAACCGGCAATTATTGATAACCTTTCTTTTGCAATTAATCAGGATAGTCCTTGGGAAATCGGATTAAATGAAAAAATAGCAAATGGTACGCAAATGTTACCTATTCCAAATATTGGGGGATATGCTGCTTTTATTGAAAATCAATTGACATCAAAAAATCATAAACTTCCAATGATGATGGATATTGAAGTATCGCTTAAATTCTTAGAATCAAGACAGACAATTGAAACTTCAAATCTATATGGTTACGAATTACCTGCAATATACGAAAGTAAAGACCAAAAAACAGGTAAACCGGTTCCACCTAACTATACAAAAGTTTAATAAATGAGTGTATATAGTACAGCGCCTGTAAAAAATGATAAAGGTGGTGAAAAGCCCGCAAATAAAACCACAACCACCACCAATCCGAATGGGACGACCACTCAAAAAATTCCATACGGGGTAGTATCGGATTTTTATTATCAAAATAGAGGTAAATTATTTGATTCAGAATCTGGACAATATTTAAGTGCTGCTGATTTTCATAAAAAAATGATATCAGGAGCTGCAGGAGTAGTATATAATACATTGTTATTAATAACGGTTGAGGGAAAGGTTGCTCAAATTAGTTTAAACGCCGGAAGAATAACTGCATCAACAGTTAGTTTAGCAGCGGATGATGTGAATGTTTTAAGTTCATTGGGAATAAGTGTAGTTGCGACCGTACTTAAACCATCGTTTGCTTCATATAAATTTACAAATCCTGCACTTGATAATACATCTAAAAAACTTTTAAGCTCCGTTGACCCCACGGAAAGACTTGTAGGAGAAGCAATACAAGGATGGACAAATTTTGGTGTTGGTCTACATAAAAAATATCACCATTTACCGGCCATAAAGTTTGGAACACCGGATGTTAAAGGTCACGTTCCGATGCAAATTACTTACCCGTTTGTGGGATTACAATTAGTTGAAGCAGGTGGTACAAAAAAAATAGCAAAAAGTATAGTACCTGGATACAAACAACATTACGAACCATGGGCTAATGGACATGGTGAGCTCAATCAATCTCACATTGAAACAAATAACTATAATCCAACAAATCCAGAAAATGTCGCATCAACGAATAATGTTGCAACAAATTTTGGAATACAAAGAGCTACGGTATTACAAAAAAATCTGGTAGATAATGTACGTTTAGCACCGAGATTATTAGGACCTAAACCCAAAAGTGAACTACAACAACTAGAAGGATTTATAGCGGAATTTGATACTAAAAAGGCAAAAGATGTATGGATTCAAAAATTAGATAGAATATTTCAACCTGAAGCATATGCAAGTTATGATAAAGCGATAACAGCATTAAAACAACTTAAGGCTAAAGAAAAAAAATCAGGTTTTGAAAAAGTAACAAGTGGAGTTGTAGATTTAGTATATGAAGTAGTTATAAAAGATATTGTAAAATCAATAGCAAAGATTGGAAAGGGGTATTCTGGATCACAAAAATTAGCTTCCGGGATAGATTATAACAATACAGTTATTAATCAGTTAGCAAAGTATAAAACCGATTTGGAAGCGGCAGGTGGTCAATTTATAATTGAACCAAATGGAAATTTTATGGTTAAAACACCTGTGAAAAAGGAACAACAGGCAGAATTAACTACTACCCAACTTGTTATAACAACAAGTGCTAATAGCGGAACAACTGGTACTAGCTCAACCATCACTACAATAAATTATGCTAATTATACTAACTTAAAAAATAACGAGGCCGCTATTAGAGAACTTGTAAAAGATGCTAATCGGACAGCAGCGACCGAAGCATATGTCAATTTTAAAAATGAAAATAAAGAATTGGTAAAAGGAAAATGGAATAAAGATATTCTTCCATTGTTTTATACAGCAAATCCAAAATATGCACCAAAAGAATTCAATCGTCAAAGGGGGTTGCGTTCCGGTGATGCAGCACGTGACAAGATTTTTCAAGGTGCGGATTTGAAGAGATAATTATGATTTTTAATACTTAATTATATGAGATATAGAAATAATTTAATAAAAAAAACAATAGACGGAAAAGAAGTTTATTTACCAAGAGTTTTGCCAGATATTTCAGAATCACCAACCGATATATATGTGGCAACCGAAACCGGTGATAGACTGGATTCTTTGGCATACACTTTTTACAAAGATTCAAATTTATGGTGGATTATAGCTGCGGCAAATAAAATTCATAATGCTCCTATTGGATTTCCTGATGGGACAATATTAAGAATACCGTTAGCATATCAGGCCATACTTTCTCAAATGGGTTATTAAAAATAAAATATATACAATATGTCATATCCAGTATTTGGTAGTATTGATACCGATATCTATAACAACATACAAACATCAGGTAAAGCACCAACCGGGGGAAGTGTAGATATAACACAGGCTTCAACCGAATTGGTGCCGTGGGTTCGTATTATATCAGCAACCGATAGATTACAAGCGGGAAAATCTGGTTCTTTTGGATTGATACTTTCTTCAAATCCAGATGTACCAATGTTTGCGGACTACCTTTCATTTACAAAAAATGCAAGTAATCAAATTACTGCGGTAAACCAAACACCGAGTTTATATGGGGGAAGATATACAAGTGGTATGCTTGGTGTGGATTTTAGTGGAAAGGCTATTTATCCGTATCTAACCCCATGGACAGGAGACCTTGTATTAAGACCTGGACCGTTGGTAACTGCTATGGATATAAAGGAAGGTAAAGACCAAATATCAAGACATTGTACTTTAACTGTTAAATGTTTTTCACTTGCGCAGGCCGAACTTTTACAAGAATATTTAATGGAACCGGGGCATACCCTCTTTGTTGAATATGGATGGAACACCGATGCATCAATTGCGGAATGTATAGATACTGGCACTCCTGGAACAATCATATCTGAAGCAACCGATGTTGGATTGGATTATAATTTATTACAAAACAAACGAATAAGTTCATACGGTGATTATGATGCGTTTTATGGATTTATAGTGGGTGGTTCTTTGAGTTCGGAAAATGATATATTCAATTTAACAATTAATTTAAGAGGTGCACCAGGATTACCAATATTTTTACAAGGGCAGCACACTTATTTAGAATTGGATAAAAGTACGAAACAGGTTAAAAATATACCAGCAACACAGACGTATTCAATAAATGATATTGATGAGGTTGCAACTGGTGCAGGTAGAGCTAAAACAATGGGTGGTAGAAGGTATAAATGGATGTTTAACAAACTACCTGGAAATAGACAAACAGCTGAAGTTAAAGCTATAATTCAAAAGGTATATGATACTGACGAATATGGTTGGTGGGATTTACTAAATTTTGATTATAAAGTTTCACAAGAAGTGGCTAATGCATTAGCTGATACATTTATTACTTCTATAAAAGAATTATTTGGTCAAAAAGAATTTAGTGTTGGTGGATTAACCGTTCCAAAAGATAAATTGATTTCTGAAAATCGATACATAAGATTTGGGGCTGCACTTGATATACTTAATGCAAATAATGGATTGTGGGCATATAAAATGGGAACTCAATCGGTTACTTGTAGAGTAAATAATTATGGATTGATTGGAGCATTTCCAAATATGTTTTCTACCAAACCAAGTAAATTAATAATACCTGGAAAAATGCCGGATTTTTATCAATATTATTGCAATCCAACTCCTGTATCAATTCAGGATATTTTAACAAAAAATTTTATAGATAATCGTATAGATGGATATGCGTTTCAAGCGAGTTCTGGCAAATACGTGCCCACACTATTATCTTTTGTACAAGACGTGGACATACCTGGTACTATTACCGCAGGTGGTTATTATAATGGATTTTATGAAAAAGCTGGGTATTATGGAAAATTAGAAAATTTATACATAAATTTTAATGTATTTATAAACGCATTAAAAAACTCATCAAATAAATCAATGAGAGATGTGTTGGTTGAAATGTGTAACGAAATGTCATCTGCTGTAAACTCATTTTGGAATTTACAAGTTATTGAAATACCAATGGAGGGCGGTGTTAAATTGCAAATAATTGATGAAAACTGGAGAGGATATCTTGCCAATAAGAAAAAAACTGTAAAAGAATTTTTCCATTCAGGAGAGCAATCAATCTTTTTAGAAGCAACTTTGGATATAGATATACCACAAGAAATGACAAACCAAATTGTTTTAAAAAGAGAAGATTATTCAAGTAATCCTGATTCACATGGATTGGATATGGGAGGATTATTTGGCAAATCAAAAGATAGATTTTTTGATGAAGTGGATTATAGAAAAACCACACTAACCACAGCATCATCTCCCAAAAAAGCTTCAACACCATCTCGTGCTCCAGCAGATGTACAAAAAGAAATTGATACATTATTAGCTAGTTTAGTTAAAACTAGTAAAACATCGGGATTACGAAGTGGGATTACAACTGTAACTGATACATATAAAGATTCCGCAGGTAATCTTGTTTATACCGAAACACGAACTGGTGGTATAGTGAGTTCAAATAAATATAATCGTGGTATATCGGAAGCGGACAAATTATTAGATTTACGAAAAGAACTTGCTACCCTAACGGCCGCGGCAAAGGATGTAGCAGAGACGGCTTTGAGTACAAATTTGAATAAAATTGATGTTATACCAAATCCAATTACAAATATAATTGTACCAATGGCATTGAAACCCGCAGCAGGTTTTACGGAGTTTAATAAAAACTTTAAAATATATTGTTGCGATGATACTCAATTATTTGACATTATGAAAAATAATGCATTTGAAGCATATAGTGGTGTTGAAAAAACATCACACCCACTACCGATAAAATATACTTTTAAAATTTTGGGAAAAAGCGGTTTAAGAAGAGGTGATACTTTTAATGTTATTGGTATTCCTAAAAAATATAGAGACTTTGGATTTTTCCAAATAACACAGGTAGAACAAACCGTTGAGGGTAACAGTTGGTACACAACCGTAATCGGACAATATTTTCAGCAATTAAAATCAGTATAATGGCAATAGATATTATTACATATGTTAGAGCTAAATCAACAAATGAAGATGAAATTACACAATTAGATATAAAGACACATGTCCCAACTCCGGATGAAAATGATTATGCAGTAGGGTATATTGTTAGATACTTTTTACAAAAGGTAAACGATACGGACGCTACTATATATGAAATAAGTAATTACTTTCAGGATGCAGTACAATCGAATGGGCTATATAAAATTCAATCTATAAAATGGAGAATTATCGGAACTCCACAAGATATTATGGATTCTAATAAAAAATCAATTTCTTTAGCATTAGAAAACATGCCAAAACTTTCACTATATCTTCCAAATCTTTTGCAGTTTGCAAAAATAAAATAATTTGGTAATCTAAATTATTATTCGTATATTTACATAATTATATGGGGATGCCATGGATTTGATTGCGATGAGAATGGTAGTACCACACGTAGACAGAAGTGCTAGATGTCTTTAAATCTGTACAAAACAATAACTGACGTAGAATTATCTACTTGGACCTTTGATGATGTAATGTCATTCATGGGTGCTGATTTAGCTGTAGCAGCCTAATCACCTCCCGTATCACTCATGGGGTTTAAAAAAGAAGTGAACAAAAAGGAGCTCTACCTATCGGCTCTCTAAAACTGATAGGTTGGTGGAAAGCTGTACTAACCATACGGCCCCAATTATTTTGGAAAGTAAATAAGATTAAACTTTATCCTAAACGTGTGACATGCTGGTATTATGATTACTTCGTAAGACAGGGGTTCGATTCCCCTCATCTCCACCATTTTTTTGAATCCTCAATTTACATTTGGTAATTTGGGGATTTTTTCGTATATTTGTATAAATTTGTTTATATGGGAAGGTGGCCAGAACCGGCAAAAGAAAAGCCTACAAAGTTTGAAATAACCTATAAAGATGATGATGGGTGTGAATCCGTATGGAAATATGATTTGAAAAAATTTCCAAATGGACCGATAGAGGTTACAAATAAGTTTCCGCCTCATTATGAGAAGGCGTTGAAAAAACAACAAAAGGAAGCTAAATTGGCAAAAAAGCAATCAACATTAGAAAAAGCAAAGGCTGCAAATAAGAATGATAAGGATAGTAGAAAATATTGGTGAGATTGATGAATTAAAGAGGATTTTGGAAACTGAACCATCGGTTTGGTATCCTATGTGGGTGGATAATGATAAACATCCACGAAACACACATATATCCTTTATTTTCGTAAGAACTTTGACAGACCGATATATTCTACCACATCAACATACAGACTCTCTATCACTCTCTAAATCACTAATAGAGGGTATCTTAAATACAAAAGGGGATAAGTGGGTATTCCAAAAGAAAAAGCTACTACAATCGTTTCAAAATATAAGGGAAGGATTGAATGACATTGATACCGCTTATTTCTTAAAAACAGGTGAAACGATAGACTACCAACAACCACTACAACACCTGGTAGCTCCCTTATTACACAAAGGTTACAAAGAAGATGTCATTCAATCTATTCCCATTCTTAAACTTGCGGAAGCGATAGAACCGGAATTGAGAAAAACTTATAGACAAAAATCTAAAACTTATAATTGGTACAACGATATCTTCTTACCCATCCTTTCAGAGATTGAGGGATATGGGGTTCGGGTCGATGAGAAAAAATTTATTGATAGATGGCCACAAGCCCAGAAACACTTAAAAGGAGATGTGGTATATACCGAATACAATCCATTCACCGTAACCGGTCGTCCATCCAATCGTCATGGCGGTGTGAACTATGCGGCATTGAATAAATCGGATGGTAGTAGAGATGTGTTTGTATCGGATGGGATATTCTTACAAATGGATTATAATGCGTATCACCCTCGTCTTATCGGTAAGTTGATTAAGTTCGAAATGCCGGATGGTAACGTACACCAATGGTTAGCTGACCAATATGGGTGTAGTGTTGATGAATCCAAAGGGGTTACGTTCCAATTATTGTATGGTGGTATTGATGATGATTTCCGCCAAATTCCATATTTCAATGCCGTAGCTGATTATATTGATAACCTATGGATTGAAACACAAAAGCTGGGATACTTACAAACACCACATCGTATTATTCCTTTGGAGTGGATTGAAGGGGCTAACCCACAAAAAGTATTTAACTATCTACTACAAGCGGTTGAGACTGAGATGAACGTAGATGTTATGGGAAAGGTATTGGGTTATATAAAGGGGAGTGATATAAAGTTTTGTTTATACACATACGATTCATTCCTTTTTGATGTTCCTACTGATGTGGATAAAGAATTGGTTAAAGGATTGAAGGAAATCATTGAAGGTAGTGGGTTTCCTGTAAAAGCAAGTTGGGGTTTAGATTACGGAAAGTTATAACAGTCATATTTATATTATATACAAAAATATGCTATAATATGAAAAAATTGATGTTTCTTTTATCGTTTTTAATCGTTTCTTTGGTTTCAATTGGACAAGCGGATGTGAGAATTAAGAATGAAGTGTTTGAAGTACTTTATTCACAATCATTAGAACAACCCCTAGTGATTAAATATCGTTCAACTAATAGACCTACAAATGTGAATAGAGGAGCTATGGATTTCTACAAAGAACCAACAATCAAAACATCAGATGGAGATGATTATAAAGCAAATGTTTATGATAAAGGACATGGAGCTCCTGCTGCATCATTTTCTGATAATATGGAAAATTTGAAGCAAACTTTTTCATATCTAAATTGTATAATGCAAAATCAATATCTTAATAGAGGTGAGTGGAGATTGTTAGAAGAACAAATTCGTAAGTGGGATGATGTAGAACCAATCACCGTTTTAATAAAAACTTTTTTTGATACTCCTGTTAAAAGAGTACCAACTGGGGCAGCAATCCCATCATATTTACAAAAACATGTTTACTTTGAAAAATCAAATAAATGGAAATGTTTTGTATTTCTAAATGAAAAACCAAAATTTCATTGGGACGAGTTAGAAATGATATGTGAACCGGCTGACCACAAATTTTAATGAATTATGAACGTATCTCAATTAATTAATGAAATTCTTACCGAATGGGCATACCGAGTAGATGATGGAATGCCAAATCCAAAAAACCCAACCCATATAAAAGAGTTGGGTATTGTGCTTTCTGAAATGGGTCTATCTCATATCAAAAACCAATTGGTTGAAAATCTATTAACTGAAAAAGGAAAAACTCCAGAAAAGCATGTGGTAGAAGCGGATAAGCAATTTAAAAATCCTATTTTAAATAAAAGTATAAAATACAAAAATACTAAAGGAGAAGATACCGAAGGATTGGTTGGTAACCTTTTGAGATTACCGGCTGAACATCCTGGTAGAAAAGCAGCGGAAAGAATGTTACCACCGGAAGGGTCAGAGGAAAGAGATACAATTAATAAAGATTTAGGTGGTGAAAACCAACCAGAAAAACCAGAAACACCAACTGATGATAAGGGTGGTGGGGAACAACAACCAAAAGAAGACCCAATTCAAAAAGCGGCTCCAATGTTTGACCCTAAATTAGACCCTGCTATGGGAGTACGTTTAGATAAAGAAAAAGAAACTCTTGCTCAATTGGCAAAAGATGATGAAGAAAAGGATGCGGAAGCTGAAAAAGAAGTTAAACCAAAAGAGGAAACTGAATTTAATCCAATAGCAGCTGTAGATGTTCAAAGTGAAATACCAGAAGCCGATCCTGACACATTTGGTGGTGAATCTGATATACCAGATGGAATTGGCGAAAAAGAATTAGAACAATTTAATACTGATATAAAGAAAGTAAAAGATATTGTCGCCGATGCAAAGGCTAAAGGTGAAAAAGCACCAAACATTAACCTTTGTCAAATAACAGTGCCTGGTACTAACTTATATTGTGATGATAATTTAGGTATTCCAAGAGCAGAGATGCCACAATTTAAAGGTAAAGCAATTGAGGGTAGTAGAGCGGCTAATATGCCAGTTGATGCGAGTGGTGAAGTAGATACTGAACCTGTATTCAAAGAAATGTTGAAAGAAAAAGGAATTACCGTTTCACAAACCGAAGTTCCCGCTGATAAATTAAAAGCAACTCAATCTGAATTGGTTGGTGCTAAAGTGGTGGGAATGATGGGAGCATTGGAAGAAAATCCAGAACATGAAAAAATTACTGCACCAATTTATGTGAGTAGAGATGGATATGTAATTGATGGTCATCATAGATGGGCAGCTATAGCGGCATATAACGCAGCACATTCAGATTCTCAAATACAAATGAAAGTTCAGGTAATTGATATGGATATTAAAGATGCTATCCCAATGTGTAATAAATTTGCAGAAGATATGGGTATAGCAGCTAAAAAAGCAGATGCTAATAAGGAAACGCCAACCGAACCAAAAGCTGCAGAAGTAAAACCAAATGAAACTGATCCTGAATCAAATGTAAAAACATTTAAAGGTGAATCATCTGGTAAAGAAATAAAAACAATTGAATTTGAAGGTGGTGGATACCTTTTTGGAACCGTTCATAGAGACGAAAAAATGGTTGATGATATTGTAAATCAGGTAAAAGCAACCGTACCAAAAGAAAAGTGGAAAGATATTGTATTTGTTGGTGAAGGTGGTGCAACCGGTAATAGTGGTGAATTGGAGTTCAATGATGAAATGATACCTGCACAAGAAAAATTTAAAGAAATGGGTGCGGGTGTGGATAGTTTTGATGGAGATGCATTAGATGTACACAAACCCGAATCTGAATTATATAAATCACAAGAGAAACAAACTGGCCTTTCACAAAGTAAAATCAAAGCTGGTAATTGGGCTAGTATGATTGGACAAGGTGAGGGTACTGATACAATGGAGACATCTAAATTTTTAGATAATGAAGGTAAACAATTCTTACAAGATGCAGCTAAAGAAGCTGGATTCCCACCAATACGAAATTGGGATAATCCATCTGAACAAGATAAAGATACACTATATAGATTATCATTTCCAGAAGACAATGGCGATAGAGAAACCGGAGTAAATGATATTCAGGTTGCATTTAATAAAGCAAGAGACCTTAATATTATTAAAAAACAAAAAGAATTATCTGCACAAGGTAAAATACCGGTTGTAGTTGCAGGTGAGGGACATGCTGATTTAGTTGATGATATATGGAGACAAAAAAACAAAAACGAACAAATTCAAATGAAAGAAGAATTATTACCATTAGTTGATAAAATGATTGGTCAAATTATTGAAGGATTTATTGAAGAAGCTAATCCGAAACCATCTCAAACACATCCTGGATATTATCATAGAGGGGGTGGGTATTATTCTAAACAAGCTGATGGTGATATTACACATAAAACCGATGGTGGTGCTTTAAGAAAATTAACAGCAAAAGAAAAAGCAGATAAGAATAAAACAGCAGCTCCTAAACCAAAAGCACAAGTTGGTAAAACAATTGCTCCAAGTGGATTTAGACAAACCAAAGATTTAAAAAAATCAACTCCAAAGGCAGAACCAAAACCGGTAACTACGGATAATTCAACTCCATCGGTAGTTTCTAATGGATTAAATAATGGTAGTTTACAATCATTGAGAAGTGTAAATGCAAAATTGATTTCAGATAGAGATAAGGGAATAGCTGGAGCGGGTGGTCCTGTTGCATCATATGGAGAAGCTGCACTTACTACATTTGCAAACAAATTACAAGAAGTTGGTGGGTTTGAAGGATATGTAGCGGGAAATAAAAACGCAGTTGCTAAAAAAGTTGGTGAAATTAGCAAAAATAGAAAAGCATTTAAAAGTTCAATAGAAACCGTAGCTAGACAATTGGGATTTGTTTTACCAAAGGATGAAGCTAAAGTTTTAGAATATATTGGTGCAAGAATCGTATTTGGTGATAATGAATTGGCTAGATTGAAAAAAGATAAAAATTCATTATGGTATAAAACCGGAAAACAAGGATTTGGACAAGATGAAGATGCGTTTAGAGCATGGGCTAGAGCGGATTTTGATGGAGCAATATCAACTAGAATATTAATTCAAGAACAATCTAAAATTGATACAAGCAAAGATTATATTGTTATACAATCAGACCCAAAGAAGGGTGGACATGATGATGGTATTATAAACCATTTGAATTCTAAATTAGAACAAGCGAAAGCAAAAGGTAATAAGGATGATATCGCACATTATCAAGCCGAGGTGTATGCGTTTACCAAATTAGGATTCCATGATACTATGGCAGTTGGATTTGATAAGAAAGGAAGAACAACTGTGTTCAGTATTACAAATAAAAAACAAGATGACTTACAAGATATATGGGGTAATACAACTCCTGAATATGCTTTAAATTTAATTAAAGATTCTTTTGGACCTAAAGTATCTGGTACGGTTGTAAGTGTTATTGAAGATGGAATACTTAAAGTTTCAAATAGTAAAAAAGCAACAACAAGACTGTTTTCTACAATGAAATTAAATGATGATTTTGTTGCTGTATGTGATACACCACAAATGAAAAAATATATGGGACAATTGAAATCTCATAAAAAATTCAATCAATGGTTATCTGATAAAAAATATAATCCAACCGAAACAAAAGAGTGGTTGGTTCTTGCACAAAAATATGCAAAAGAAAACGATGATGCTCCATACGAACCATTTGGAAAATTTGTACATAAAGTTGGTGAGTTGGCGCAAGTTGGACCGTTTGTAAGAAAACATACTGAAATTAATTTTGAATCTTCTGCAGTTAAAAAAGCAGTTCAGAATAAAAACGATGAAAAAGAATTAACTGCAGCGGTGCATAGAGATGTAGTAGATTCAATAGCGGAAGCAGATAAAGTAGCTGGATATCCTAAAAAGGATGGTGTAAATGGTCCGCATACACAAGCATATCTTACAACTGTAATGCATTCAATGCACTTTGATTTGATGGTTGAAAACTTTGATGGTAATTTAGGAGCTATCACAGGTATACGAGGTTCAGTTCCATCAGACTTTAGAGAGTGTTTAACGAAATTAAGTGGATTTAAAGGTGAAATCAAAACAAAAGAAGGAAGAGATTTACTAAATAAACACTTATTACAAAGATGTAAACTAAATCCACAAACAAGAGCTATTGAAATTACAAATGAAGAAGGTACTAGTGTTTTGGCAGAAGATACTTGGAGAACTGCCGGTACATCTCAAAAAGTAGAAAAGAAACTTGGTGGTGGTTTAAGAAGTTGTATTACTAACAGAATTGATAAAAGACAAGCTGATAAACGAGCAAAGGGTATGTAAAAATACCCTTTCATCCGTTTTTTCATATTTATAGATGATATAAAAGAAAAGGGAAAAGCGGATGAAAACACAGTTACTATGTACGTTTACAACGAAGGGTGAGTTACAGAATACATTACAATTAATTAGAGAAACTTACCACATCGTTTATAATTACATTTATATTCTCCAAAATAAGGCGAATTTAGATGAATTATTTATCACGTACAATATTGATACAGCATTCCAACCGGATACTCCGTTGGAAAATACAATTTTAATACATAGAAAAAAAGAGTCTAACTCACTTTATACTATTAATGCTCTTAACGAATTAGTTAAAGAGGAAAATGGTGGAGTGTTAGATACTTCTTTTGTCATCAATTGGCAGAAGTTTAAAAATTCAATCATATTAACCAACGCCGAAGGTACTAAAAAAATTCAAACAAGAGTTTTTGAAGTAATTGACTTTGGTGAAGGAAAAGAGGTTATAACTGAAGAACGCAAATAATATTATTATGTTATTAAAAAAAGGTGATAACAACGAAAACGTAAAATTGATGCAGGAGAAATTAGGTATCTCTCCGGCAGTTACTAACTTTGGTCCTAAAACCGAAGCAGCAGTAAAAGAATTCCAATCTAAACATGGACTTCCTGCAGATGGTATTGTAGGTGATGCAACTTGGGCTAAAATTATGGGAGAGGGAACTCCACCACCGGCACCAGCAGCACCAATAGCACCAGTAGGTGGGTTAAAATTGGATAAATTAAAAGGACACATTCCTGATGCAGTAATCGCTATGATTCCTGATACGGCAGCTAAGTTCCAAATTAATACTCCATTAAGATTAGCACACTTCTTAGCACAATGTGGACATGAGAGTGGTGGATTTAGAGTAACACAAGAAAACCTAAACTATTCGGCTAAAGGATTGGCTGGTATCTTTAAGAAATATTTCCCAACTGAAGCAGCGGCAACTCCATATGCTAGACAACCACAAAAGATTGCAAACAAAGTATATGCAAATCGTATGGCTAATGGTTCTGAAGCAAGTGGTGATGGCTACAAATTCAGAGGTAGAGGATATATCCAATTAACAGGTAGAGATAACTACACTCAATTCGGTAAAGCAATTGGTGAAGATATTGCAAATAATCCAGATGCAGTTAGTGGACAATACGCATTATTATCAGCAGCTTGGTTCTGGTCTAAAAATGGATTGAATAAGTTGGCAGATGGTGGTGCAAATGATACTGTGGTAACATCTATTACTAAAAGAGTAAATGGTGGTACAATTGGTTTACCAGACCGTATCAAACACTTTAAAGAATATTATCATTTACTAGCATAATAATTTGGTAGATTTATAAAAAAATCGTATATTTATATTATAAAGTAAAAAAATGGCAAATATCAGATTAAAAGAATTACTGGAAGCTAATATAGACCCTAAATTGGTAGCAAGAAGTAAAGAAAGTGGAAAACTTGTTTATTTCAAAACACCACAAGCTAAAGATGCAGCATTGAAAGCTGGTTCTCATTTAGACCCTAAAGATAAAAAAGATAAAACTCCTAAAGCATCTGCAAAACCAAATGATATGTTTGGTGGAGATTATGCAAAAGATAGAGGCGGAGAAGCTCCAAAAGCTGATCCTGTTATTGCAGTAGCATCTAGAGCTCAAATGGTCCCAAAACAGTTAGCAGGTTGGGCAGATAAGAATGGTGTAGACCTTTCCAAAGTATCCGATGCTTTAAATTCAGGTGAGTTAGATGTATTTGATTTTAGAACGGCAGTTAGTGGTATTGATGGTAACAAATACGCTAAAGATGTAATTGCTAAATATTCACAATCTGATTCTAATACGAAATATTCACAATCAGTTAAACAAGATATTGATGGACAAACTGATGATGAATTATACGATGCTTTGTATGATATGGGATATGATTTCGGAGAACTTGGCAGTGATGATTTTGATGAAGAAGGATTCGCCGATGCAGCAATAAATTTAGGTTACCGATATGATGACAAAAATAAAGTATGGAATCATAGAGATGACATGGATGATAATGATGATTCTGATGTAGATGGACAAGATGATGAGGAATTATATAACGCTTTATCTGATATGGGATATGATTTTGGAAAATTTGGTAGTAAGAATTTTGATGAAAAAGGATTTGCTGATGCAGCGATAAATTTAGGTTACCGATATGATGACAAAAATAAAGTATGGAATCATAGAGATAATGTAAAAGAAAGTTCAACGAAACTAACATCAATGATTAAAAAATAAACAAAAGGGAGAAACTAAAAATTCTCCCTTTTTTATTTGGTATTGTCACAAATTTATCGTATATTTGTTACACATTTGATAAGAAAATAGATGGAAATTTATTACAAAAAAAGATTTGGAAATATCGGAAAATTGTTGTATATTTGTATTTCTATTATATTTATTAATGTAACGGAAGTGTAGGAAAGACACTATAATCCAACCTTAAAACATAAACGTTTTAAACCTTAAACTCTTAAAACTTAAAAGAAAATGGCTATTAATTTAGACGCAATTAAGAGCAGACTTAACAAACTGCAAAACACCCAAAGAACAACTGTAGAACTTTGGAAACCAGCACCCGGTAAACACACAATCCGATTGGTGCCGTACAAATTCAATAAAGAAAATCCTTTTATTGAACTTTATTTTCACTACAACATTAACAACAAAACTTATCTATCTCCAATTTCATTTGGTAGACCTGACCCAATTGTTGAGTTTGCTGACAAACTTAAAAGAATGGGCGATAAGGAAGATTGGAAAGCTGCTAAAAAAATGGAGCCGAAACTTAGAACTTTTGTACCAGTATTGGTAAGAGGTGAAGAAGGTGAAGGTGTAAAATTTTGGGGCTTTGGAAAAACTGTATATCAAGAGATTCTTGGTTATATGGCAGATCCTGATTACGGTGATATTACTGACCCAAATGAAGGTAGAGATATTACTGTTGAAGTAGTATCAGCTGAAGACAGTGGTACATCTTACCCTGTAACAACAATCCGTGTTAAACCAAAGGAAACTCCATTGGCAACATCTAAAGAAGATACGGACAAGTATTTAACTTCTCAAAAAGAAATTACTGAACTTTATTCAGAATTAACTTATGCAGAATTGAAAAATGTATTAGAAGGTTGGTTAAATCCATCAGCAACATCGGAAGATGAAAAATCAGCATCAGCTGAAACACTTTCATCAACTGCTAAAAATGATGATGATGAAGCACCATTTGATACAACTCCATCAAAACCAGCGGCAGCGCCAGCTAAAAAATTAGATGATGTGGCAGCGGCATTTGATGACCTTTTCAATTCATAAAATAAGTTAATATATGGCTAAAGCAACTAAGGAAATAGACTTGGCAGCAGTACTTGCTGAGTCCCTTAACAAACAATCAAAAGACCAAAAGGTAGCATTCTTTTTGGACTCGGATGAAGCTCCCACAAATGTAGAGGGATGGATTTCAACCGGAGCATCAATGTTAGATGTGGCTATCTCAAATCGCCCGTATGGTGGTTTGCCTGTTGGTAGAATTACCGAAGTGACAGGATTGGAACAAAGCGGCAAATCATTACTTTCAGCACACTTACTTGCCGAAACACAAAAGTTAGGTGGTATCGCTGTGTTGATTGATACTGAAAACGCCGTAAGTAGAGAGTTCTTGGAAGCCATTGGAGTAGATACAACCAAATTACTTTATGTAGCAGCTGAAACTGTTGAACAATGTTTTGAATATACCGAAACCATTATTGAGAAAGTGAGAACTAACTCAAAAGATAAGTATGTAACAATCGTTGTGGATTCAGTAGCAGCGGCATCAACTGAAAAGGAGATGGAAGCTGATTATGGTAAAGATGGTTACGCTACCGATAAAGCAATTATCATTTCCAAAGCAATGCGTAAAATTACTAACTTAATTGGTAGACAGAAAATCACTTTGGTTTTCACAAATCAATTAAGACAGAAGATGAACGCAATGCCATTCTCTGACCCTTGGACAACTTCTGGTGGTAAAGCAATTGCTTTCCACGCATCAGTTCGTTTGAGATTAAAGAGTATGGGAACGATTAAGGCTAAAGAAAATGGTAACGAAAGAATCGTAGGTATTAAAGTTCGTTGTCAAGTAGTAAAAAATCGTATGGGACCACCGTTACGTTCCGCTGATTTTGATATCTTCTTTGACAGAGGCATTGATAACTATGGTGCTTGGTTAGGATTAATGAAGGATAATGGTATTGTAAAACAATCAGGAGCTTGGTATGAATATATTGATATTGATTCAGGCGAAGTGATTAAATTTCAATCCAAAGATTTTCCAACAACATTAGAATCTAATCAGGAAATAAAAGAACAAATCTATAAAAGGATTTGTGAAGCAACAATTTCACAATACAAAAAAGATTCATTGGATACTGATAGTTTGGTGACAGACTCAGAAGTAATCGGTGATTAATTAAATGTTACAAAAAAATATGAAAGACTTATACAAAAAATTACTCAATGAAGTAGAATCTGAACATGAATCTAATGCCCAAAGGGTAAGGAATGGTAGAGTTCTTATCATAGATGGACTCAATACCTTCATCCGTAGTTGGACTACTAATCCCATTATGAATGAGGATGGTGAACATACGGGTGGAGTTATTGGTTCATTAAATTCAATCGGATATCAAATTCGTCAATTCAATCCAACCAGAGTTATCTTAACCTTTGATGGTAAGGGTGGTTCAAAAGGCAGGAAAGAATTATTTGAAGGATATAAAGCTGATAGAGGTAAGAATCGTTTTAGAGTAAATCGTCAGTATCCTGAAATGATGACTCAAGAAGATGAACAAATTTCAATGAAAAGACAATTTGTATGGTTAGTAGACTTGTTAGATAGTTTACCAATTACTACAATGATATATGATGGTATTGAAGCGGATGATGTAATAGGACACATAGCTAGGCATGTGCTTGGTGAAGATGAAGAATGTTACATCGTTTCTACTGATAAAGATTTTTTACAACTAGTAGATGAAAAAACAAAAGTATTTTCACCAACTAAAAAGAAACTTTACGATAGAGAATTAGTTAAATCAGAATGGGGAATGTATCCGCAAAATCTTTTACTATTCAGAACATTGGATGGAGATAATTCTGATAATGTGCCTGGTGTTAAAGGATGTGGATTAAAGACTGTTCTTAAAAGATTTCCTGAATTATCGGAAGATAGAGAAATAACTTTTGATGAGTTCTTTCAAATATGCGAAGATAGAAGGAAAGAAGCTAAAATCTATGAAGATATACTTGCGGCCAAAGATGATGTTTTGAGAAATAGACAAATCATGCAATTGCAAGAACCACATATCAATACAAATACAAAGTTGAAAATAAATGACCGTTTTGCCGAACCAAACAAAAAGTTTGATAAGATGGAATTTATCAGAGCAGCTATGAAGTATAAAATTCTTCAAAACTGGAAAGATATAAACGATTGGCTAAAATCAACATACACGAATATTATAGTAAAATAATTTGGTGGTATCACTAAATTGTTGTATATTTGTAAACCAATAAAGATAAATGCAGAGCGAAGACACACTTTCAAAATACGGACAATCATTTCAAACCAAAGTAATATCTGCTTTGCTTACCGATGATAGAATGATGAATACATTATCCGATGTTATTCATAAAAAATTCTTTGAATCGGAAGCGAATAAGTGGATAGTGGATGAGATTGTATCGCATCATAAAGATTACAATAAAGTGCCTTCGTTGGACGTATTTAAAGTTCAGGTATCTAAAATTGATAATCAATCTTTACAAAAAACAATTGTAGGACAACTTAAAGAAATATATGGACAAATCGGTAATACTGATTTTGAATATATCAAAGATGAGTTTACTTCATTTTGTATTAATCAAAATTTAAAAAATGTAATTGTACAATCTATTGACTTGTTGAAATCAGGTAACTATGATAAAATCAAAGACTTGGTTGATAAGGCAATGAAGGTTGGTGTTGATGCCGATTTGGGTATGGATTACCTTATTGATTTTGAAAAAAGGTATGATGAAACAAAAAGAGATACTGTTGGTACTGATTGGGAATGTATCAATGAACTTATGAATGGTGGATTAGGACCTGGCGAATTGGGGGTTGTAGTTGCACCATCCGGTGTTGGTAAGACTTGGGTATTATGTGCTTTGGGAGCTGCAGCTGTAAGAGCTGGAAAGACCGTTGCACATTATTCATTGGAATTATCACAAGAATATGTTGGTTTACGATATGATACTGTATTTTCACACATACCATCACATGAATTGGTTGATAAGAAAGAAAAAGTATTAACATCTCTGAAAAAATTAAGAGGTAAACTTAAAATTAAATACTTCCCACCAAAAGGTGCATCTTCAAAAACAATTCAAGCTCACTTAGAAAAGATGATAGCAGCCGGTAATAAGCCCGATTTAGTTATTGTGGATTATGCCGATTTGTTATTATCACATTCAAACAAAACCGATAGTACATACGCTGAACAAGGTGGAGTGTACATTGATTTAAGAGGAATGAGTGGTGAGTTAGGAATACCAATTTGGACAGCATCACAAACAAATCGTTCAGCAATTGATAGTGAGGTTATTGAAGCTGATAAAATTGCAGATTCATACGCTAAAGTAATGAACGCTGACTTTATTATGAGTTTGAGTAGAAAAGCTAAAGATAAGTTGAGTAACACTGCAAGAGTGCATGTTATGAAAAACCGATTTGGACAAGATGGTATAACATTCCCAGCTAAAATGAATACAACCGATGGTACATTGGAAGTATATACAGCATCATCAACCGATGGGGTATTAGCACAAAAGGCTAGTGCAAATGGGAATGAAATAGAAAGACAACTATTACATAAGAAATATGTTGAAAGTATGCCGGTTGGAAACAAACCGCAACTGGTTACGGGATTAGGATAACAATTAAAAAACAAAAACTATGGCAACAAGTCAAGAATTATTTGAGCAAATCAAAGGACATTTTACAACCTTTGAAACAGAACACAATGGTACTAAAAAAGTAAACAAATCAAGAGCTAGAAAAGCAATTGGTGAGTTGAAGAAATTAGTAACTGCTTATAAGAAAGCTTCAACAGAAGAAGGAAAAGCGTAATATGATAGGGGGGCTACGGCTCCCCTCTTATATGTTATAATAGACACCTATTTTAACAAATAAAAATATTTTAAAAAAAGTGGATTTTTTATCCACAAACGTGTATTGTTTAGTCAGACACCCCATATTTATATTTTCATTTTGGGGTTTTCCTGAAAAAAATTATTAAACAATCAAATCACAAAAAATTATGGACATTTCAACACGAATTTTATCGGACATTACAGTATATATGAAATATGCGAAGTATGTACCGGAATTAAACAGAAGAGAAACATGGGAAGAATTAGTTACTCGTAATATGGATATGCATATTAAGAAGTTCCCAAAATTAGAAAACGAAATTAGAGAGAACTACAAATTCGTGTATGATAAAAAGGTATTACCATCAATGCGTTCAATGCAGTTTGCTGGTAAACCAATTGAAATTTCACCAAATAGAATTTACAATTGTGCATTCGCACCAGCAGATGATTGGAGAGTGTTTTCAGAAATTATGTTTCTTTTATTAGGTGGAACGGGTGTAGGTTACTCTGTTCAAAAACATCACGTTGATGCTTTACCTGAAATTAGAAAACCAAATGCAGATAAGACAAGAAGATTTCTTATTGGTGATTCTATTGAAGGATGGGCAGATGCTGTGTTAGTATTAATGAAAGCATACTTCTTTGGCGGAAGTAAACCGCAGTTTGATTTTAGAGATATTAGACCAAAGGGTGCAAGATTAATTACTTCGGGTGGTAAAGCACCTGGACCTCAACCACTTAAAGAGTGTTTGATTAAAGTAGAAGGTATATTAGATGCACACAAAGACGGTGATAAATTAGAACCAATTGAAGTACATGATATTATTTGTCATATTGCAGATGCAGTATTGGCAGGTGGTATTCGTAGAGCAGCACTTATTTCATTATTTTCAGCAACCGATGAAAAAATGATTAGTTGTAAGAGTGGTGCATGGTGGGAAACAAATCCGCAAAGAGGTAGAGCAAATAACTCTGCGGTATTAATGAGACATAAAATCACAAAAGATTATTTTATGGACTTATGGAAAAGAATTGAAGCAAGTGGAGCCGGTGAACCTGGTATCTATTTAAGTAATGATAAAGATTGGGGAACTAATCCTTGTTGTGAAATTGCATTAAGACCTTATCAATTCTGTAACTTATGTGAAGTAAACGTAAGTGATATTATAGACCAAACTGATTTGGAAGAAAGAGTTAAAGCAGCATCGTTCATTGGAACATTGCAAGCTGGATATACTGACTTCCATTATTTAAGACCAATTTGGCAAAGAACAACCGAAAAGGATGCGTTGATTGGAATATCTATGACTGGTATCGGAAGTGGTGCTATTTTAAAGCATGATATGAAGGCAGCGGCTAAAATTGTTAAAGAAGAAAATAAAAGAGTAGCTGATTTAATGGGAATCAACGCTTCGGCAAGATGTACAACCGTAAAGCCTGCCGGAACAACATCATTAACTTTGGGTACATCTTCTGGAATTCACGCTTGGCACAATGATTACTACATTCGTAGAGTAAGAGTTGGTAAGAATGAATCAATTTATTCTCATTTAGTATTACATCATCCTGAATTGGTTGAAGATGAATATTTCAGACCACATGATACTGCCGTAATTGGTATTCCACAAAAGGCACCAGCAGATGCAATCTTTAGAACTGAATCTCCAATTCAATTATTAGAGAGAGTTAAGAGAGTACATAGCGAGTGGGTTAAGCCTGGTCATAGAAGCGGTAACAATACACACAATGTATCTGCAACTGTTTCTATTAGAGAGCATGAGTGGAAAGCAGTTGGTGAGTGGATGTGGGAAAACAAAGAATTCTATAATGGTCTTTCAGTATTACCGTACGATGGTGGAACTTATATCCAGGCTCCATTTGAAGATTGTACAAAAGAAAAATACGAAGAACTTATGAAAACATTGCACGATGTTGATTTAAGTAAAGTTATAGAGTTAGAAGATACAACTGACTTAAGTGGTGAGTTGGCATGTGCGGGTGGTGCGTGTGAAGTTAAGTAAGATGCACGATAACTTGGTACAAAATATAGTAAACGGAATATATGGCTCGATTCGCGGAAACCGATAAGAACCTATATTACTTTGAAGGTAGTAGGGTAGTGTTTACACCGGAATACCACATAGAACGTGGATATTGTTGTGGGAATGGGTGTAGACACTGTCCTTACGAACCTAAACATATAAAGGGAAATATAGAATTAGAAAAAATATATAAAAAAGAAAACGATGAGTGTAGTAGTTAAAAAATTTGGGGCAGCGTGGTGTGGTCCTTGTAGAGCATTGGCACCTGTATTAGAGGGAATTAAAAAAGAGTTTGAAGGTAAAGCAACATTCGTTGAATATGATGTTGATAATTCTCCAGAAGAATCGGTACAATATAATGTTACATCTATTCCATTAGTAATAATTGAAAAAGATGGTGTAGTTTTAGAAAGATTTCAAGGTTTAGCAGCTAAAGTAGCATATACAAATGCTATTAATGATGCTATAAAATAAATTTGGTAATATCCAAAAAGTTTCGTAAATTTGTTATATGTGTGGAATAATAGGCGGTAATTGGTTTACTTCTAGTAAGCAGACCCATACCCATTTACAAAAAATAATTCATAGAGGTAGAGATGCTTCTATTGTAGACGAGATAGACAGTGTCTTTGTTGGACACAATCGTCTTTCAATTCAAGATTTATCTTCAACAGCAAACCAACCAATGTGGAATGGCGATAAGACTGTATGTATTGTATATAATGGAGAGTTATGGGATAGTAATTACACAAAAGAATTAAAAGATAAAATTACAATTCCATTTAAAACAAAATCTGATACTGAAATAATTCTTAATGCTTATTGTGAATTTGGAACTGATTCATTCAAAGATTTGGATGGGATGTTTTCATTTGCAATAGTTGATACCAAAATTAATAAAATATTTGTAGTTAGAGATTACGTTGGTGAGTTACCTTTATGGTATGCAATTGATAACGATGGTAAGATGGTATTTTGTTCTGAAAAGAAAGGATTACCAATATCAGAACTTTATGAAAAGCAAGTAAAGGCAATTTATCCAGGAACTTATTTAGAATACAACTATAAAACATTAGAACATTCAACGCAAACTTATTATAAACTTCCAAATGAAATAATAAATGATGATAGAGAAACTATCGTTACGAATATTAGAACAATGTTGGAAGAAGCTGTAAAAGTTAAGATGGTATCAGATGTTCCTATTTGTACTATTCTTAGCGGTGGTATTGATTCCGTTATCACTACATATATTCTTTCTAAAATTAAACCTGATATTGAAGCATTCGTTGTATCAATGGGTGATGGTGATACTAAAAATGATGATATAAAATATGCTAGAATTGCTGCAAAAGAATTTGGAGTAAAATTGCATGAAATTATTTTAACCGAACAGGATGTTGAAGATGCGGTTAAAGAAACTCTTTATGTTATTGAGCAAGGTAGATGGCAAAACGTTGGTAGTGCAATTGCACAAATAGCACTATCTAAAAAGATAAATGAGTTAGGATTCAAAGTTGTATTTAGTGGTGACCTATCCGATGAGATATGGGGTAGTTATGGGCACATTCAAGCGTTCCATTACAAACCCGAAGATTACGATAAGGCCAGAAGAAAATTAGTAGAAGATGTACATAAGACAAACTTCTTAACAACAAACCAATCTATTATGTGGGGTGGAACCGTTGAGGTAAGAACTCCGTATAGTTGGAGACCGTTTGTTGAATATACTTTAAATATTCCACCATTATATCAAAAAGAAGGTGGACATATGAAACCACTATTAAGAGCTGCATTCAAAGGTGAGATTTCCGATGAACTATTATATAGACCTAAAGTTTACTTCGCAAAAGGATGTAGGACAGGTGATATGATGGAAGCTAAAAAAGATATTTTGAAATCTCAATTAAAATCCTTATATTTGTATAAAGACGAACTAAACTTAAATAAATTCTTTCAATATGCTTAATTTTGTAAAAGCTGAAAAAGGTACAACTGAAATGATTGAAGCTGTAAATCAGGCTTCAACTATTATTGATTTGTATCCTGAAATATTTCCACACTTATATAAGCAAGGCTTTAAGTTGGAAAAGTATATTGAAAAGGGTGGTATGATACTGCAAGACGGTGTTGTTATCACTTTTGGAAAATATAAATCTCATGGTAGAATGAGTAAAAATGCTACTACATATAAAAAGAAAGGAGATTATATTCTTCATCAAATTGCAACAAATCACTCTAAAACAAATGCTTCAAAAGAAGTATTAGATGAGTTTGTAGAATATTGTAAATCACAACATGCAGAGAATCTATTCTTAACCGTTAGGGCATTCAATTATAGAGCCGTATTATTTTATGAGAGATATGGTTTTGTAAAAGATAGTGATATAACTTGGACTAGTAAAAAAGACGGAGTTATAAATGGTATAGTATTCAGATTGAGATTGGTTGCAAACAAAAATATAGAAACAGTATGTATTTAGAATATTTTGATAAATTTAAAGGTATGCAGCCATACCTATATATAAATTCAGAAGAATGGACTTATATTAAAAAAACATTTGATGTTAATGATGTTAAAGAATCATTAGCAGAAGTGTGTATGGCATACGAATTGCCTTTTGCTGAAATAAGTGAAGATGATGCTAGAAAAGAATATCTTGCATTAAAAGGTATTCGTTGGAATGAATTATTTACCGAAGGTGAATGGTTTCCAAGAAAGGCATCAGATTTTAGATACTCTTTAGATTTTCAAGGTAAACCACAATACATTCGTAGATTAAATACCGGAAATGATGCATCAAATCATTTTCAACAAGCAAATCGTTGGAGTGTAGATGGAACGGTATCACCTGGACCTTCTAGAACTTGGGCAAGTAAAGAATTTATGACAACTCTAATGGGTGGGTTATATACTCTTAAATTTGATGAAGTTGGTAGAAACCAATTAAGAGTGTGTTTAAGTTTGAGAAAATATATTTGTTCTCAATTTAAACCAAATGCAGCAAAAGTATTGTATGATTTTTATGGAGCTAAAAATGTATTAGATATATCAGCGGGATGGGGTGATAGATTATGTGGATTCTTTGCATCTGAAAATGGTGAACATTATGTAGGAATAGACCCTAGAAAAGAAAATCATCCAATATATCGTAAACAGGCGGAATTCTATACTAAACACAATTCATTCTTTGAAACTGAAAAGAAAGCTGATTTTATAGAATCACCGGCGGAAGATGCAGATTTAACTCAATATAAAGAGCACTTTGATATTGTATTTAGTTCACCACCGTATTTCAACGTAGAGAGATATTCTTACGATGATACTCAAAGTTGGGTTAGATATAAAAATATTGATGCTTGGAATAAAGAGTTTTTACATAAAACAATTGCAAACGTTTGGCCTACTTTAAAGAAAGGTGGTATCCTCGCAGTTAATATTGCAGATGTATATGCAAGTTCCAAAGGAGATGGTAAAGGTTATAAAGAGATATGTAATCCAATGAATGATTTTATTCAAACATTAGGTGCAGAATACGAAGGATGTTTGGGAATGGAAATGGCGAAAAGACCTGGTAGTGCTGGAGCGGGTTCTATCATAGAAGGAGATGAGGAAAGATATAGCGAAGAAGCTTTGAAAAAGGCGGAAGAAGCCGGTGATAAAACATTTTGTGAACCTATTTGGATTTGGAAAAAATTATGATAAAAGAATACTTCAAAAAATTTTATGGGATGGAGCCGTATCTTCGTATTGAAAAAGACGAATGGCAAACTATTCTCAAAACTTATACGAAAAAAGAAATCATAGATGAACTTTCAGAAGTATTGCATACATACCCACCACCAATACCAACTATCACAGAAGAAGATACGTTAGATGCTTATAAAAAATTAAAAGGAACTTGGTGGCCTGATATTTTAGTAGAAGGTAAATGGTTTCCACGTAATGAAAGAGTATCAAAGTATCCATTAACTTATGATGGTTCTGAATATTATTTTAGAAGAACTAATGTAGGTAATAATGCATCCAATCCATTTCATATAGAAAATCGTTGGAAGGTTGATTGGGTTAGAACACCATCGGGTTGGAAAACTTGGCAAACGGTAGAAGGTATTAAAACAATCGTAAGAGCATACTTTACTTTGGATAAAATGTTATTGGATGTAAATTTGGAAACTCTTAAAATGGCAACTACATTAAGAAAGTATGTTGCATCACAATTTAAACCTGTTATTGCAAAAGCATTCTATGATAAGTTTCAAAGTAAAAATGTTATGGATTTTTCAGCAGGATGGGGTGACCGTTTAGCTGGATTCTTTGCAGGAGAAACAACAAAGTTTTATTTAGGTATTGACCCAAATAGTAGTAATCATCCTAACTATCAAAAACAAATTGAGTTCTATAAAAAACATACAACATTCTTTGAAGAAGATAAAGATGCAAAGATGTTACAAGCGGCGGCTGAAGATGTAGATTATTCAGAGTATGAAAACTTCTTTGATACAATCTTTACTTCACCACCGTATTTTAATACGGAAAGATACAGCTTTGATGATACTCAAAGTTGGATTAGATATAAAAAGTTTGATGATTGGAACAAAGGGTTCTTTCATACAACATTAGACAAAATTATACCAACCTTAAAAAAAGGTGGAATACTGGCAATCAATATTGCGGATGTATTTTCCGCACCTGATAAGGGGTATGTGGACATAGTTAATTCTATGAACGATTTCCTTCAATCCAGAGGGTTAATTTATAAAGGGTGTATTGGTATGGAAATGACAAAAAGACCCAATAGTGGGGGTGCTGGGATGGCTGTATCGGAATATTACTCCGATGAATTGAAGGAAAAGGCTGAAGAAACAAAAAACCACGCATTTGGAGAACCAATATGGATTTGGGAAAAATAAATTTGGTAGATTCAATAAAATATCGTATATTTGTATTCACAATTTAAAATTTAAACATAAACAAAATGAACAAAGCAAAATTAACAAGATTTATCCAAAAGTATAGTTTGGGTGGATTAGTAGAATCAGTTGCATGGAAAACGGAAGATAACAAATTAGTTACTCGTTTCATATCCGATGACAAAACTGTATTGGGTGAAATTCAATTAGATAATTTCACATTTAGTGCACCTGATTTAGGAGTGTACACAACATCAGCATTATCAAAATTACTTTCGGTAGTTGGTGAAGATATTGAGTTGGAAGCACAAGAAATTGAAGGTAAAGCTGTAAACCTTTTCGTTAAAAGCGAAAACACAAAGGTTCAGTTTCAATTGGCAGATTTGGCAGTTATTCCAAATGTACCAGATTTGAAAAAACTTCCTGATTTTGATGTTGATATTAATTTTGATGGTGCGTTTATTGATAAATTTATCAAAGCTAAAAACGCATTGAGTGATGTTGATACATTTACTATTCTTACTGAAAAGAAAGAATTAAAAGTTGTATTGGGTTATTCAAATATTAACTCAAATAGAGTTGTGTTCGTAGTTGATAAAGCATATGCAGGTGATGTTAAACCAATTTCTTTCTCAGCAAAGTATTTGAAAGAAATCTTAACTGCAAATAAAGAGGCAACTGCGGTTGTACTTAAAGTATCAACACAAGGTATTTCGCACGTTGAATTTAAAATTGATGATTTCACTGCAAAATATTACCTAGTAGAACAACAATTAACTGCATAATGAGTTTTAATTACAAAAAGAAATATTTCTACGAAAAGAATGACTGGTTGTACGAACCGGAAGTGAACTTATTATATGAAGATGTTCTTAAAATGCCATTCGCCGATTTTGAAAGGTGGGTGGCATTTTTTAGAGAACTCGCAGTAAGAGTTTGGAATGAAACCGGAGCACCACCGAGAATCGGTGTTGATGAAGGTGAAATGATTGAACAATTTTCTAAACTACAAACTTACAAAGTAGAAAAGTTTGAAGAAAAAGATGATGACGGAAACGAAGTCATCTTTAACTTCAATAAGTTTGCAACACCAGTTAATCAATTCTTTCCTGCGATGTATAAGACGGGAATCGGTGGTTCGGCTTATGATAAGCCAAAACCATCAATCTACGATGTATTCGCAGATGATGCCTATTTGACAGAGTTTGTAAAACAAATGAGAAGATTAACTAGGCAAGATGGTATGTATCGTTTTTCTAAAACCTTACATTTAGATAATCCAGAATTTCATAATTCACATATCCAAAGTGGTAAAGAGTGGATTGAAAAATGGGCAGCGGGTAATAAGAAAGAAGGATATGGATTTTGTTTATCACAAGCGGATAGCAAAGTTCCATCACCGCCAATTACTGCACAAGAAGTTAAAGACCTTTATGCAGCTGGTATATTGAAGTATGAAAACATATCTTCATTAAAAACTGCGGATTGGGGTGAGAATATTGATAATTTAGTTGATGTTCCAAAACAACCAATTCAGATTAAGATATACCCATTAGGACAAAGAATATTTCCTGAAGCAACTGCTGCATTTCGTATCGGTATGGGTACACAGGCGGTTGTAAACTTCCCACCACTTACTGCAAAATATCTTTATAAAAGATTTACGGAACATATTAAAAAACAAGATGTAATTAACATCTATGACCCATCAGCGGGTTGGGGTGGTAGAATATTAGGAGCATTAAGTCTTGATGATAGAAATATCCATTACATAGGAAATGACCCTAATACCGAAAACTACATTTCAGAAATCGGTAAGACTCGCTATGAGTATCTTGCGGAGTTCTTTAATAATAAAGTACCGGGTGCAGCTAATCCTTTTTGGGGACACGCTAATACATACGAAATCTTTACAACTGGTTCTGAAATTATTAAAGATGACCCGAGATTTCAAAAGTATAAAGGTAAATTAGATTTTGCATTTACTTCTCCGCCATACTTTGATAGAGAACGATATTCTGATGATGATACACAATCATTTAAGAAATTTGGTAACTATGAAAGTTGGAGAGATGGATTTTTAAGACCAACATTAGAAACTATATATGAGTATCTTCGTAATGACCGTTATGTATGTTGGAATATTGCAGATATTAAAGTTGGTCCTGATAAGTTTTATCCATTGGAGCAAGATAGTATTGATATACTTACACAATTGGGATGTGAGTATAAAGGCAAATTAAGAATGACAATGAGTCCAATGACGGGAATGGATTTATCTAAAGCGAAAAATTGTATGCAGATTGAAGGGCAATTTTATAAGTACGAACCAATTTTTATATTTTATAAACCATAACATAATAGATGTATCAAAACATTTTCTTTGAAAGAAATAGAAACTTAATTCATTTGTGGGATGACACTTTAGGGTATCGCACATTTCCATATAAAAAATATGCATATGTTAAAGACCCAAATGGGGAATATCAATCTATGCATGGTGACCGTTTAAGTAAAGTATTTAAATGGGAAAAGGATAGTGGTGAGGAATTATTTGAATCAGATGTACCGGAAACCACCAGAGTATTAGTAGACCTATATGGGGATGATACTCCATCTAAAGGTCATATTGTTTTAACTTTTGACATTGAGGTAGAAATGATAACAGGACTTCCAAACATTGAAAAAGCCGAAAACGAAATTACTTCAATAGCAGCGTATGATGATGCCACAAAAGAGTATCATGTATTCGTTGTAGATAAAAAAGGTAAGGTAAACGGTAAATCGTTTCAAAAAGATGGTAGAGATGTGCATGTTCATATCTTTGGTAGTGAGCGTGAATTGTTGATGAAATACTTAACTTATGTTGAAAGTGTAAACGCAACGATTTGGACGGGATGGAATATTGATTTCTTTGACGTTCCATATCTTTATAATCGTATTAAGAATGTATGTGGGGAAAATCAAGCCAATCGTTTATCTTGTATAGGTAAAACATATTGGTCACCTTATCGTAATCGTTATAGTATTGCGGGTGTGAGTATTATGGACTATATCGGTTTGTATAAACGATACAACTTTGGTTTAGAGAGTTCATATACTCTTAATCATATCGCTATGAAAGAATTGGGTAGAGGTAAGGTTGAATATGAGGGAAGTTTGGATGACTTATTTGAGGATGATTTAGAAAAATTTATTGAATATAACATTACTGACGTTGAGTTGGTGGTATCAATGGATACCAAACTTCAATTTATTGAATTAAGTAGAGCGATTTGTCATTCTGGATTTACACCATATGAAGATTACATTTTCTCATCAAAGTATTTGGAAGGAGCTTGTTTAGCTTATCTTAAAAAGAAAGGATTGGTAGCACCTAATAAACCAAAGAATCACAAAGATAAACTTGCAGAACAGGCTGAAGCTGGTGAAGAAAAATTTATTGGGGCATATGTTAAAGAACCAATTGTTGGTAAGTATGATTGGATTTATGACTTGGACTTAACATCTCTATATCCATCAATCATTATGACCTTAAATATCTCACCTGAAACAAAGGTTGGTAAGATTTCAAATTGGGATCCTGAATCTTGGGTTAGGGGTGAAGATAGACAATATACGATTGTTGGTAAAACAAAAGAGTTTACATATAATAGAAAAGAATTAGAAGAAGTAATTAGAGATAATCAATTAGGTGTTGCTGCAAATGGTGTGTTATATACACAAAAGAAACCTGGTTTGATTGCAGATATTTTAGATACTTGGTTTAAACAAAGGGTTGAGTTCAGAAAGTTGGAGAAGAAGTATGGTGAGGCGGGTGATACTGAAAAATATGAATTCTATGGTAAGAGGCAGTTGGTACAAAAGATTCTTTTGAACTCAATGTATGGTGTGTTAGGACTTGTTGCATTTAGATTCTATGATATTGATAATGCAGAAGCAGTAACGATTACCGGTCAAACTGTAATTAAGAAAACTGCCGAAATGGCAAATCTTAAATACCAAAAAGAGTTGGGTACAAAAGACGATTATAATGTTTACATTGATACTGATTCAATTTATATGATGGCAGAACCTTTGGTTAAATTTAGGTATCCTGAATATAAAACATTTGACCAAACTAGAATGGCATCCGAAGTTAATATCGTTGCAGAAGAAACTCAAGCATTTTTAAATTCATTTTATAACTTACTAGCGGAAAGATTCTTTTGTATTCCAAAAGAGAAACACCGCTTTGAGATTAAGAAAGAGTATATCAGTAAAGCAGGATTTTGGGTAGCAAAGAAGCGATACGCACAATGGATGATTTTGAAGAATGGAATTCCTTGCGATAAATTGGATGTAAAAGGATTGGATGTAGTACGTTCATCGTTTCCAAAAGCATTTCAGGAGTTTATGGCTAAAATGTTAAAAGACATTCTAATGGGTAAAACCAATGAAGAAATAAATGAATCTCTTTTAGAATTTAAAAAGAGTATCTATACACTTCCGATAAATAAAATCGCAAAAGGTGGAGCTATTAAAGAATTGAGTAAATACGATAAAGGTAAGTGGAGAAAAGATAGTGGATTGGCGATTGCTAATTTTGAGAAAGGAACACCTGCACACGTTAAGGCTGGAATTGCTTATAATAGATTACTTAAATTCTTTGAATGTCCGTTTAAACATGAACCTATTAGAGATGGTGAAAAAGTTAAATGGGTATATCTTAAAAGTAATCCATTGGGAATAGATACTTTGGCATTCAAAGATTATAATGACCCAAAGGATGTATTGGATTTCATTGATAAATACATAGATAGAGATGAAATATATAAAGCAGAATTAGAAAATAAACTAAATGATTTCTTCGGTGCTCTCAAATGGGAAATGGCATCGGTAGAATCACAAAACGCAAAAAAGTTTTTTGAATTCTAAACTTTTTTTCGTATATTTGTAAAACAAAATAAAATAATATGGCAAAGGCTAAAAAAACAAAAAAAGAAGAAGTAGTTGAACTAGAACCAATTGGTGAAGTTAAACTAGAACAAAAAAAATATGAAGATTGTGAATGGTGTTTCCAATTTGATGAAGATGAACCACAAGTATTTGCTTGGACTGATCCTGAAATTAGTGCAGATGAGAATCCTAAAATCATTTTTGAAATAACTAATGGAGAAAATTCATACATTACATTTACAAATGGTAAATCGGGAAAAACATTTAAAATTTACGCTAGAGAAATTTCAGATGCAGGAAAAGAAATGAGAGAAGCTCAAAGACAGGCTTTCAAAAACTCTCAAGCTGATTTAGAAAACTTTGATAAAAACATGGAAGATTATGCAAGTGAAAATAAAGAAACTGAATAGTAACGCAGTAATTCCAACATACGCTAAAGATGGTGATGCTGGAATGGATTTAGTAGCAACTGAAATCCTTAAAGATACTCCTGAACAAATAACTTATGGAACGGGACTGGCTATGGAAATACCTAACGGATTTGTAGGATTAGTATTTCCTCGTTCATCAATCAGAAAGACCGGTTTACAATTAAGTAATTCGGTTGGTGTGATTGATAGTGGATATAGAGGTGAGATACAGGCTACCTTTAACAAAATATTTGGTGGCGAGGGTTTTTATGATGAAACGGTAGAAACTAAAGTTCCGGTTAATGACTTTTATAAAGTAGGTGACCGTATATCACAAATTATGATTATTCCACACCCACCAATTGAGTTTAATGAAGTAGAGGAATTATCAAATACAGAAAGAGGTGAAGGTGGTTTCGGCTCAACTGGAAATTAAAAAATAAAAATATGTTTGAATTTAAAGAAGAAGAACAAATAAATCATTCACTTTGGGTAGAAAAATATCGCCCATCTAAATTGGATGATTATGTAGGTAATGAACACTTAAAAAGTAAAGTAGCAGGTTATATAGAAACCGAAGATGTACCACATCTTTTGTTCTTTGGAAAAGCCGGTACTGGTAAAACAACATTGGCAAAATTGATTATCAAATCAATTGATTGTGATTATATGATTATAAACGCATCAGATGAAAACAACGTTGAGACGGTAAGAACAAAGGTAAAGAACTTTGCATCATCTATGGGATTCAAAAAGTATAAAATTATTATACTTGATGAGTTTGATTATATGACTCCAAACGCACAAGCGATTTTGAGGAACTTAATGGAAACATTCAGTAAACATTGCCGATTCATTTTGACTTGTAACTATGTTGAAAAAATCATTGAACCTATCCAAAGCCGTTGTCAAACTTTTCAAATAACTCCACCTACTAAAAAAGATGTAGCTATTCAGATGAGTAAGATTTTAAGAGCAGAAGATGTTCAGTTTGACCCAAAAGATTTAGTTCCTATTATTGATTCTTCTTACCCTGATATTCGTAAGATTATTAATACTTGTCAATTAAACTCTCTTAAAGGTAAATTGCAAGTAGATGTTCAAAATCTTTTAGAGAATGATTACAAAATGAAAGTTTTGGAAATTCTTAAATCAAAAGATGATAAGAGAAATAAATATATGAATGTTAGACAGGCTATTTTAGATTCAAAGGCAACTGATTTTTCTGACCTTTATACATTACTATATGATAAGGTTGATGAGTATGCGGGAGAAAATACAGCAAACGTTATTCTTGTATTAGGAGATGGCGTAGCTAAATCGGCAGTAGCAATTGATAAAGAAATTATTGCAGCGGCAACATTAATTCAAATTTTAAATTTAATATAATATGGCAAACATTATTGGACAAGGTGAAGTTCCACAAATGCCTCAACCTAAAGTAGATATTTCACAATCGTTACCTATGGTATGTGAAAATTGTGGATATGATAAATTTATATCAACTATAAAAGTAAGAAGATTATCAAAATTATCATTTGGTGGAGCACAGGATATGGTTATTCCATTTGATTTGGTTATATGTGGAAGTTGTGGCGAAGAATTTGAACCACTTAAACCTCTTGAATTAAGAGCATTAGAACAAAAAGATAAATTAACCGCAGCGGAAACTCGCTCATTAGATTTAGATACAAATGCCTAAAGGATTATTTGACCATATCAACGCAATTACAAAAGACCAGGACCCAAAGTATTGGGATAAGCTAGATGATACTGATAAAAAGACTTGGAGTAACTGGTTAATTCTTCGCTATATGTCTATGAATCCTGATTGGATAGAGATGATAGCAGAAATACAACCCTATATTCAAGAAGCACCACCAAAAGCAGTTTATAAAGCACTTATTGGTGTTATACCAAAGGGTAAAACTTATCTTCGTTATATGAAGGGCAAATCGGTAAAAGATTATGAACAATGGATTATTGATTTGGTAGCTAAATGGTACGAAGTTTCTACAAAAGAAGCATCTGAATATCTTGATATATTATATGAAAGTACCACCGGTAGAGAAGAAATCAAAAGAATTGCTGAAGCATATGGTACAGAACCCAAGTTAATTACCAAGTTAAAACTCAAACTTTAATTTGGTAATATCACCATTTTTTCGTATCTTTATATAAATAAAACAAATGGCAAAAGTATCATTTTCGCAGTACTCAATGTGGAGTAGCTGCCCTCAACAATATAAGTTAAATTACATAGATAAGTTAGGTGAAAGTTCTGGCAACATTCACACAATCTTCGGTACTGGAATGCACGAAACAATTCAACATTACCTTTCGGTTATGTATGGTGTTTCAAAAAAGCAGGCAGATGAAATTGATTTAGATAAACTTCTTTTAGAAAAAATAAAAGATGCTTTTACTAAAGAAAAAGAATCTCTTACCGAAGGTACACCTTGTACTCAAATAGAATTAGAAGAATTCTATGGAGATGGTAGAAGAATATTAACTTGGTTTAAAAAATATTGTAGTAAATTTTATTCTAAAAGTGGATATGAATTAGTTGGTATTGAAATTCCTTTAAATGCAACTATTAAAAACGGTGTACACTTTATTGGATTCATTGATATTGTATTGAGAGATTTAGCGGAAAACTCAATTATAATTGTTGACCTTAAAACTTCAACAATGGGATGGAATCAATATCAAAAGGCTGATAAATTGAAAAACTCTCAAATTCTTTTGTATAAAAAATATTATTCAGAATTGTTTAATATTCCAATGACTAAAATCAAAGTGGAATATCAAATTATGAGAAGAAAACTTCCTGAAGATTCTGCATTTCCAATTCCTTACATATCAAAACATATTCCGCCAAATGGAACACCATCGGTAAACAAAGTGTATGATGAATTTATGGAATTTATTAATACCGTTTTTGATGATGATGGAAATTTCAAAGATATCCCATTCCCAAAAGTACCTGGCAATAACAAAAAGAATTGTAAATGGTGCGAATTTATGAATAGAGGGATATGTGATGGTAAACCTTAATTTTCGTTTTTTTATTTTCTATATACTTATATATACAAATATATAAAACGATATTACAATGAATCAAGAAAACACAAAGCTAACAACTGTGAAAATCTTGAAAGATGTATATTCATCATTTAAAAAAGTATCTTTTGATTCCGATGTTACCCTTCAAAAATTGGTAAACCGAACTGTTGAAAGATATGTTTCTGACGAAGAATTTAGAAAAGAAATGAACGAATACTTAAAACTACAAATTTCAGGTTCACAATTTTAATGAAAAAATAAGTTATGGCAAAAAAGAAAAAAATCCTATTACTTTCGGATGATTTAAGAATGGCAAGTGGTATAGCCACAATGTCAAAAGAATTCGTATTGGGTACGATACACAAATACGATTGGTATCAAGTTGGAGCGGCAATTAACCATCCTGAACAAGGTAAGGTTTTGGATGTTAGCGAAGATATACAAAAAAATTATGGAGTAGCAGATGCTAGTTTAAAAATACTTCCTTGGAATGGGTATGGAAATGCTGATTTGTTAAGGCAGATTATTAATTCAGAAAACCCAGATGCAATCTTACACTTTACTGACCCTCGTTATTGGACATGGTTGTATGATATCGAACACGAAATCAGACAAAATATTCCAATTCTTTTCTACGCAATTTGGGATGATTTACCAGACCCAATGTATAATAGAGATTATTATGAAAGTTGTGATTGGATTGGATGTATATCAAGACAAACATATGGTATTATAAAAAGAATTACTTCTAGAACCGATAAAGTAACATGGAGACCTCTAAAAGATTGGCAAGTAAAGTATGTACCACACGGTATTAATACTGATATCTACAAACCAACCGAAGTACCTGCGGAATATCGTAATGAAATTTTAGGTGGTAAAGAATATGATTTTGTATTGTATTGGAGTAATAGAAATATTCGCAGAAAACAACCGGCCGATGTAATAATGGCATATAAAAGATTTTGTGAGATTATTGGTAAAGATAAAGCGGATAAATGTCTTTTATTAATGCATACACAGCCTGTTGATGAAAATGGAACTGACTTGTATGCTGTAATTGAAGAACTTACACCTGGTATTAATATCCGTTTTTCTGAAAAAAGAAGAGTTCAACAAGAATTGAATTGGAACTATAATATAGCAGATGTAACAATCAATATTGCTAACAACGAAGGATTTGGATTAGCAACCGCAGAATCGATAATGGCTGGAACTCCAATCATTGTAAACGTAACCGGTGGATTGCAAGACCAATGTGGATTTAAAGTTGAAGGTAATGTATTGGTTGCAGATGATTATATTAAGATTGGTTCTTTACATGAATGGAGAAAATGGGAAGGTAAAGCAGAACCTGGTCCTTGGGCGTATCCGGTATGGAGTAGAGCACAAGCATTAGCAGGTTCAGTACCAACACCGTATATTTGGGATGATAGAGTTGATATAGAAGATGTTGCACAAGCAATTGCTAAATCATACAATACACCAAAAGAAGAAAGAAAAGCAAACGCATTAATTGGTAGAGAGTTTTTTATCAATGAAGCGGGATTAACACATATCAATATGGCCCAACAATTAATAGATGGGATTGAAGATGTGTTTGAGAATTGGAAACCAAGAAAAAGATTTGAAGTGTTCAAAATTAAATAAGTTATGAGTAAACCAACATTAGTATTTCAGGGACCTATTTTTACGAGAAGTGGATATGGGGACCATTGTAGAGATTTGATGAAATCACTACGCAAAATGGATAAATATGATATTAAGATTATCCCACTTCGTTGGGGTAACACTCCACAAAATCAAGTAACTGACCAAGATGAATTTGGTAGATGGATGCTTGAAAGAGTTGTAGGAGTAGTAGAACAAAAGCCGGATGTGTTTATGCAAGTTTCGGTAGCAAATGAATTTGAACCAAAAGGGCACTATAATATTGGTATAACTGCCGGTGTTGAAACTACAATCGCTCCAAAAGATTTCATTGATGGTTCTAACAAAATGGATTTGATATTAGTACCATCTCATTTCACAAGACAAAATTTAGGTGGAACTGTTTATCAACAAAAAAATCAACAAACTGATGAAATAGTTGGTGAAATTAGAGTTGTAAAGCCAATTGAAGTGCTTTTTGAAGGAGTTGATACCGATATATTTGAATCATCCGTACCATCTAAAACAAATACTGATATTTTAGAAAATATAAAAGAAGATTTTTGTTTTTTAGTTGTTGGACATTGGTTGAAAGGAGACTTGGGACAAGATAGAAAAGATATTGGTATGGCAATTAAAACATTTGCAACCGTATTCCAATATACCAAAGAAAACAAACCAGCTCTTATCATAAAGACATCGCATGCCGGATTTAGTGTAATGGATAGAGAAGCTACTAGAAAGAAAATTGAAGAAGTTATAAAGAGTTTTGGTGATAAGTGTCCACCTATTTATTTACTTCATGGTGATATGGAAGAAAGCGATATGAGTAATCTATACCATCATCCGAAGGTTAAAGCAATGGTATCATTTGCGAAGGGTGAAGGGTATGGTAGACCTATGGCTGAATTTAGTTTGACGGGTAAACCAATTATAGCTAGTGGTTGGAGTGGACATACCGATTTCTTACCAAAAGAACATGCGGTTTTATTAGAGGGTTCGTTGACAAATGTACACGATTCAGCAGCAGACCAGTTTTGTATGAAAGAAGCACAATGGTTTACGGTACACTATTCAAATGCGGCAAATAAATTATATGATGTATATAAGAACTATAACACATATAAGTCACAATCCGTTAGATTAAGAGAAAATACTCTTAAAAGTTTTACTTTAGAAAAAATGACGGAAAGATTTGAAGAAATACTTAATACTTATGTAAAAAGAGCACCTCAAGTAGTTCCATTTAACGCACCTACAGTAAATAGTCAAAAAATTCAATTACCAAAACTTAATAAAATAGGTTAATGCCATACGGAAACTTATATAATAGGCTGATACAAAGAGAATCCATAGTTCCTAAAACAAAACTAACTCCAAGACGAATTTATAAAATAGTTTCGTATGAGTATGTTGGTGGAAAACTTACTTCGTTTAATGGGCCTCAAAGTGCTATTATTTTTTTAATTAGTATTACACCTGATAAAGTACTACATTGTATAAAGATAAGTGAAGCGCGACCTGAAAAATTCTTTCATTGGCTAAAGTTGAATTTAAAAAGGGGATTGAAATACGATGAAATTAAAGAAATTGCAGAAAAAAATACTTTAGATGAGTTGTTGTCACCCGATAATAAGATTGGTTCAAAAACATTTCAAGAATTAAAAAGACATGGAATATATGAACATCAGCCTGGTACATATAGAACCTATTTACTTAATAATGTGAAATCCATAAAGGAAGTTAAGTTTATTACTGATGACTTTTTAAAGTTTCTTAAGATACCAAAACCAAAGCAATCTCCCCCTAAACCGGAAAATCCTTAAAAGTGTTTATTTCTTCCATTTATTTATATTTATTTGTGTAATTACACACAAGTAGAATAAAACCATGGCAATAATAAAAAGAATACCAAAGGGTAGTCCCTTAACGGCGGCAGAAATGGATGCCAACTTGACGATTTTAGAAAACGTATCAAGTTCCGTAAATACATTATATACAACAACTGATAATTTAAATTCAACATTAACATCAGTATCTTCATCCGTATCGAATCTATCAACTTTAAGTGGACAATTAAGCGGACAATTTACTGGTAGTGTTTTAATTTCTGGTAGTTTAAGATTTGATAATATTTCAACCGATGCTGTTGCAAGTGAAGTATTAGTTTACAATAGTTCTACAAAAACAATAGGAAAAACAACTTCAATAGCTAGTGGACCTGCTGGTACTGCTGGTAGTGGTGGTTCTTCTGGTACTTCCGGTAAAGATGGCACATCAGGAAGTTCAGGTACATCCGGTTCTTCTGGTACATCTGGTAAAGATGGCACATCAGGAAGTAGTGGTAGTTCTGGAACTTCTGGAAGTTCAGGTTCATCTGGAACTTCTGGAGAGAGTGGTACTTCCGGTTCATCTGGAACATCTGGTAGTAGCGGTTCATCTGGTACATCTGGTAAAGATGGTACATCTGGTTCATCGGGTTCATCTGGAACTTCTGGACAAAATGGTGATAGATTCTCATCAACATCGAGTACTTCAAACAATATAAGCACTGGTTCTAAAAATTTCACAATAGGAACTGGATTACAATGGACTCCTGGACAGGCTATTATTATTTCTGAAAATGCATCAAATGTATTAGAAGGAACTGTAACATCTTATAACAGCGGTACAGGTGATTTAGTGGTTAATATAACAACTACATCAGGTAGTGGTACTGGTATAACTTCATGGTATATAAATACGGCAGGTGCACCTGGTCAAAGTGGTTCATCTGGAACTTCTGGAAGCTCTGGTTCATCTGGAACTTCTGGTTCATCTGGTACATCTGGAAGTAGTGGTAGTTCTGGAACATCTGGTTCAAGTGGGTCTTCTGGTACATCCGGTAAAGATGGTACAACCGGTTTAGATGGTACAAGTGGTTCATCAGGAACTTCTGGAAGCTCTGGTTCATCTGGAACTTCTGGCTCATCTGGTTCATCTGGAATAAGTGGAACTGCGGGAACATCTGGTTTAACAACAACTGTATTCCCTTATACTGGTTCTGCACATATTAGTGGTTCTCTGCATATTACCGGTTCTATACGAATTGGTAAAACACAATATGGTGGTATGTTGTATGGTCCTACCGTTCAAATTTTAGATTTAGGTTCTGATTCTAGAGGAGCACAGGAAGAAAATTCTTCAATATTGTGGACTGATAAAAGTACTAATGCCAAAGGAGAACTTTATACAAAAGCTGGTAATCTCTATCATGAACTACATTTTAGAACCTTTGAAGCAGTTGCATTTGACGATGCTGATGTTACATTTGGTAAAAATTTGAATATTAGTGGTTCAATTACTTCATCTTTAAGAGAAGGATATGCTTGGGTAGGTGGTCCTAATAATAGAACAATTTTAGTAGCAACATCTTCATTTGGTAGTGCTGGTAGTGGTACTGGAATATTTGCGGCAACCGGTTCGGTATTCGCAACAACAAATAATATACAAATTACAGGTTCTCTACAAGTAAGTGGACCTTTATCTGCTTCACTTCCACAAGGATATGCTTGGGTTGGTGGAGTTAATGATATATCTAGAATAATAGCTACATCTTCATTTGGAGCGATAACAGTATCTCAACAAGGTGGTAGTTCTTTTGGTTCAGTTCGTACAATACGATTCAATGGAGCCGTTGTTGCAGATGATGGTGGCGGACAAGTAACTATAACAACCGGTGGTGGTGGTGGTGGACTTACAATTAATAGTGGTTCATTCTCCGCAGCTGCAACAACCACATTAACATTGGATAATACAATTCGTGCTACGAATAGTGGTGGCGGTACCGTTGCACTTACTGTAGCCGGTGGTGTAGGCGGTGGGGGTTCAAATGGTACTTCTGGTACATCTGGTAAAGATGGTGGTGGTGGAACTTCTGGTTCATCTGGAACCGCAGGAGTAAGTGGAAGTGGCGGTACATCTGGTACATCTGGTAAAGATGGCTCATCTGGAACATCTGGACTTAATGGTATTGGGGCACCTGGTACCGATGGTACATCTGGCTCATCTGGAATAACTGGTATAGGTGGAACAGCCGGTACATCCGGTTCAAGTGGTAGTTCTGGTACATCTATTGCATTAACAATAAATGATGATGTTGGACCTACATCTATTAGTGGTGTAAATCAAATAACATTTACCGGTGGGGCGGTTGTAACTAATACACCTGGTAGTGGACATATAACAATCACCGCAGGAACCGGTGGTGGTGCGGGTAGTGCAGGTTCATCTGGTAAAGATGGTACATCCGGTACTTCCGGTAAAGATGGAACATTTGTTGGTTCATCTGGTACATCTGGTTCATCTGGATTTGGTAAAGATGGAACATCTGGTGTAAATGGTTCAGATGGTACTTCCGGTACATCTGGTATATCTGGATTTTTTGGGTCATCTGGTACATCTGGTAAAGATGGAACATTTATTGGTTCATCTGGTTCATCGGGATTAAATGGAGAAAACGGTACTATGGGTACTAGTGGTAGCTCTGGAACTTCTGGTACAAGTGGTTTAACCGCAGCAGGAGCAACTGCTGGTAGTGGTGGTACATCTGGAACAAATGGTGCACCTGGAGCAAATGGTTCTGATGGTACGTCTGGTTCATCTGGTAAAAATGGTTTAGACGGTACTGCATTTGGTTCATCTGGTACATCTGGTGTGACTGGTACAAGTGGTGTTGATGGCACATCTGGTACGAATGGTACATCTGGAACTTCTGGAGTTGCATCCCTATTAGCTGTAACTGGAAGTGTAAATAATGGGTTAGTTAGATACGAAAATTCACCTGAAAGATTATTTGTAAGTAATACTCTCACATTCGATGGAGCAGAAATGAAACTAACAGGTTCTATGTTTGTTAGTGGTGCGATAAGTGCATCTGGATTTAACATATATGCAACCGGTACACCTGAAATAACATCGGCAACTAACTTAAACTTAACAGCTGGTACTGCGGTAATTGTAACGCAATCACCAATGAGAATGGCAACATTTACTGATGTACAAACTGGAAGTTTAACTCCTGCGAATGGAGATATGATATACAATTCAACTACTCATAAATTTATGGGATACGCGAATGGGGCTTGGGTACAATTGCATTAATAAAATATGAGAGAATATAACGTTATCTTAAAAAAGGATGTAGATTACGATGGGTTTTGGAATGATATAGAAAGTGATACCGATGGTGGCAAACTTTACATTCCAAATCGTAGAGTAGAATTTACAAACGAAAGACCTACATCTTTACGTCAATGTTGGTACATGCTGACAGATGAAGAAGCTGAGCAATTAAAATTAGATGATAGAGTGCTGGCTGTAGAGATTCCACCTGAACATAGAACTGATATTCAAATAGGACATCGTGCAATTCAAACAGGTGATTTTACAAAAACAACATCCGATAGTGGTACTTATATCAATTGGGGATTGATACGATGTAATTCTACCTCAAATGTATATGCCAGTGGAACAACTACTACTTTGAACTATAATTATACATTAACCGGTGACGGTGTGGATGTAGTAATTCAAGATAGTGGATTACAAGTAGACCATCCGGAATTTCAAGATGAAAATGGAGTAAGTAGAGTACAACAAATTAACTGGTCAAGTGAAAGTGGAGTTTCATTCACACAAAATGCAAATCATTATAGAGATTTTGATGGACATGGTACACATTGTGCCGGTATAGCTGCGGGTAAAACATATGGTTGGGCCAAAAAGGCAAGAGTATATGCTCAAAAAATAAGTGGATTAGAGGGAAGTGGCGATAGTGGTACTGGTATTTCTACAACATATGCATTTGATGCGATTAAAGGTTGGCATAATAATAAGTCATTGAATTTTACAACAGGTGTAAAAAGACCAACCGTAGTTAATATGAGTTGGGGATATTACACTTCATTTGCAGCATTAACCGAAATTAATTATAGAGGAACATCATATACGGGAGCATCTATTGATACTAATACTGAAAGAATAAATAATTTTGGATTAATGTCAGCGGCATCATCTATATCAAATGTAAGAATATCATCGGTTGATACTGATATTCAAGAAATGATTGATGCTGGAATTATAGTATGTATAGCAGCTGGTAATCGTTCTCATAAAATTGATGTTCCTAGTGGGACAGATTATAATAATTATTATAACGATGGTACTGGTGCAACTTATTATCATAGAGGTTCTTCTCCGTTTGATGATGAAGCGTTTATTGTTGGTAATATTGATAGTACGGTTTATGATACAAATAATGACCAAAAATCAACATCATCGGAAACAGGTCCAGGTGTAACAATATACGCACCGGGTACCGATATTATGAGTGCATGTTCAAATACAAATAGATTTAGTGGACAATCCTATTACTTAAACGCATCATATAAACAATGTAATATTAGTGGTACATCTATGGCATCTCCACAAGTAGCAGGTGTATGTGCTTTGTTTTTAGAAGCAAATCCTAGATTAACACCTGCACAATTAAAATCGGCAATATTAGCAAATGCAGGTACTGCGATATACGATACCGGTGTGAACAACGATTGGACAAATTATAGAAGTTTAAAGGGTGGTAGTTTAAAGGTGTTATATAATAAGTTTAATTCTGAAAAAACATTTTCCGCTACAAACATATCATTTTCTGGTATTGGGTTTAAAATACGATAATTTTTATCGTTTTCTCTTTTTACTTTATATTTATATATACAAATATATTACCGAAATAGATTTGGTAATTTAGAAAAAAATTGTTATATTTGTATCTATGATAAATGTTACATACGCCATTACAGTTTGTAATGAAATAAATGAAATCACAACTTTAGTTGATTTCCTACAACCTAGGATAAAATCCGAAGATGAAATACTGGTTCAGTATGATTCCGATTCTGCAACATCGCAGATAAAAGATTATTTAAATATAATCTCACAAATACATAAGAATATAAGAGTAATTTCATTTCCTCTTAATAAAGATTTTGCATCATTTAAGAATAATTTAAAAAATAATGCAAACGGTATTTTTATTTTTCAAATTGATGCAGATGAAATGCCATCCGAATATTTGGTTGAAAATATTCACAACTTTTTAGATTATAATAAAGATGTAGACCTTTTCTTCGTACCTAGAATTAATACGGTGAATGGTTTAACTGCCGAACATATTAAGAAATGGGGATGGAAAGTTAATGAAAACGGTTGGGTAAATTTTCCTGACTATCAAACTCGTATTTATAGAAGAACTTCTGAAATAGAATGGAGTGGTAAGGTACATGAAAGGATAGCGGGATATAATACATTATCAATATTACCTCAGGAAGAAATTTATTGTTTGTATCATCATAAGCAAATTGAAAGACAAGAAAAACAAAACGCTTTATATGATACAATCTAAAATAGCCTTCCTTACTGAAATGGGGTTTATTGGTAAAATACCGGCACATCATCCAAATATGAGAACCGAATTTGCTTGGATGCACGCTTTAGACGCAGACCATTATAATATTCATCTATTTGGTGCGGATAAACATTTGATTAATTATGACCATGTGTTTATTATATTTCCAAAAGGCAAAGTATTTTTAAGTGCAGAGGGAAGTAAAATTATAGATGGTATTAATCCATTTTCAGAATTATTACAACAAGATATAGTTGGTAAATTGAAGGAAAGAGGTAATAAGAAAGTCCATTATATTCAAGAAGGACCGCATTGGTGGTATAATGATTATACTATATCAGACCAAATCTATTTCTTTAATTTCTTACAATCATGTGATTCAATCTTTACGCACAATGATTCAGATATATATTATTATAAGGGATTGTTTCCTAATAAAAAAGTAAGACCTATCGGTACATTGATGATTGATACTCTAATCAAAGACATAGTACCAACAAAAGAAGATAAGGCAATTATAGGTGGTAACTTCGCAAGATGGTATGGTGGGTTTGAAAGTTATATGATAGCTGGTAACTTTGATGTTCCTATTTGGGCACAAACATCTCATGCTATGAGAGAGAATGAAAATGTAATTGATAACTTAACTCACTTACCAAGATTAATGTGGAGTGAATGGATGACCGTATTATCAACATTCAAATACGCAGTTCATATGATGCCAACGGTAGCAGCTGGTACGTTTGCCCTAAATTGTGCATACTTTGGTATCCCTTGTATTGGAAATCAAGATGTAGATACACAATTACTTTGTCACCCATCCTTATCGGTAGCTGTAAATGATTTAGAAAGTGCAAGAGAATTGGCAATAAGATTGAGAGATGACAAACAATTTTACAATGAATGTTCAGAAATGGCAAAGGCTAATTATGAAGCTTGTTTTTCAAAAGAACTTTGGTTAAAAAGAATAATGACAGAATTATGATAACAGTTATATTAAATGGTTACAAAAGAGCGGAAAATCTTAATGAACAATTAGAGGCATTAAGAAACCAAACGGTTCAGCCGGATGAAATACTTTTTTGGTATAATAATCCTGGTGATAATGACCTGATTAATTATGATATTGGTACTGAAATAGCGGGTGCTTATTGTAATTACAACTTCGGTGTATGGGCACGATTTGCTTTTGCATTTATGGCTAAAAATCCATATGTTTGTATTTTTGATGATGATACTATACCTGGTTCAAAATGGTTAGAGAATTGCATGAATACAATGAAAACGAATGAAGGACTATTGGGTACGGTTGGATTAATTTATCCACAACCACTTCCACCGGAACAATCATCATACTACGAACCATATGCTAGAGTTGGTTGGCCTGAAGGTGGAAATAATGAACATACATTAGAAGTTGATTTGGTTGGGCATAGTTGGTTCTTTAAAAAGGAATGGTTATCTCATATGTGGAGAGAACAACCTGAATCTAAATATAATACCTGTGGTGAAGATATGCACTTCTCATATATGTTGCAGAAGTATGCGGGAATTAAAACATTTGTACCACCACATCCAAAGAATGATAAACAAATGTGGGGAAGTATAAAAGGAGCACAATATGGTGGCGATGCTAACTCACTATGGGAATCAAATCAGAGAAGTGTGGAAGGTGTACCATTTAGAGCATTGATGAATGAATATTTTCATAACCAAAGAATGAAAGGTTGGAAACTTGTATATGAAAAATAAACATGAAAACGGCAATTGTTATACAAGGTAGCACTATTTGTGATAATATAGAAAAATTGAAAAATGATTGGAAACCATTTCCTATTATTTTTTCAACATGGGAAGGGGAGCCAACCTATTGTTATCCGGATAAAAACGATGTGGTTGTATATAGCCCTAGACCAGAAATAGTTGGAGTTGGTAATTTAAATTTACAAAGAGTATCGTCTTTAAATGGATTTATAAAGGCAAAAGAACTGGGATACGATAGAGTTGTAAAGTGGAGATATGATTTGTTCCCAATCAATTGTGAAGAAATATTTAAATCGTTTAAAAGTGATTGTTTAAATTTTCTAGCATATCACCAACATAATGCCGGATATTTGGTAGATTATTTATCGGAAGGAAATGTTGATGATATGATTCAATTATTTACATTTTCAGATTTTAATGTACCACACGCAGAAGTTGCATTTACAAATAGATTGTTTGAGCTTGGATTTGATAAAAAAATCAATTTCATTCTCAAAAATCTAGAAAAAGATAGAGTTGACATTTATTGGCAAAAATATAACAATTATTTGAGTCATTATAAAAACATAGAAGCATTTAAAACGTAACAAATGAGAAAAGTTAATGTAATAATACCGATGGCCGGCGAAGGTAAACGATTTTCCGATGTAGGATATACGATACCAAAACCATTTATTCCGGTAAACAAAAAACCAATGGTACAATCAGTTGTTGAAAATCTAAATATAGATGGGAAACATATTTTTATAATTCAAAAAAAGCATTCAGTAGGAAATAGTTTACAAACCTTTTTAAAATCACTAAAACCCGATTCGGTTGTAATTGAAATAGATGAATTAACAGAAGGACCAGCATGTACCGCATTGTTAGCTAGTGATTATATAGATGAAGATACTCCATTGATTATTGTTAATTGTGACCAAATGATACATGATTTTGATGTTAATAAACTTTTAGAGTTTTGTGACAAAAATGAAGCAGATGGTATATTAGGTGCATTTATATCATCATCAAAGAAAAATTCATATATGAAATTAGACCCACAAGGTGAGGTTACTGAAGTTAAAGAAAAGATTGTAATCAGTAATACTGCAACTAATGGATTACATTTTTGGAAACATGGAAAAGATTTCGTATCTTCGGCAAAAGAAATGATAGAATCTGGTGAAAGGTATAATAACGAATTTTATATAGCACCATCATACAATTATCTTATTAAAGATGGGAAAAAAATATTACCATTCTTTTATAACTTACATTGGCCAATTGGTGTACCAGAGGATTTAAATAAATACAAACAATTATATGGACATTCTTAAAATGAAAGACATGAAAGGTGGATGGTTTATTGGTAACTTTGAACCAACTGCTTTTAAAACAGACCAGTTTGAGGTTTGTTATAAACACCACACTAAAGGTGAAAAATGGGATACTCATTATCACAAAGCTGGTACTGAAATAAATTATTTGGTTAGTGGAAAAATGACCATACAAGACAAAGAATTAAATGAAGGTGATATCTTTATTTTAAACCCATACGAAATTGCTGACCCAATCTTTTTAGAAGATTGTACAGTCTTAATTATAAAAACTCCGTCAATACCTGGCGATAAATACGTTATATAATATGGTAAATATTTTTAGAAAAGAAGTAGATATAGAAAAGTACTTTATTGTTACTTATGATTTGGCATCTGAAACTAATTTAAGAGATGCCGCTTGGAATTTGGCAATAGGCCAAAGTGTAGGTAATCCAAATGTAAGAAATCAATGGGAAACTGATGAGCTATTTGAGAGAAATAGTTGTTTAGTATTGGGAGATGAAGATGAGCTTAAATCTATTAATAATGGATTAGTTAAGGTAGCGTTTCCTGTTATAAACATTGATTTTAAAACGGATGGGATTGCACATTTGTTGGTAAATATTATGGGTGGGCAGATGGATATTGATAATATTACAAAATGTGCTGTTAAAGATATCTGGTTTCCACAACATATTGAAGATTTATTTTTAGGACCTAAATTTGGTATTAAAGGTATTAGAGAATACACTAAAACATTTGATAAACCGTTGTTTGGTGCAATTGTGAAACCTAAAATTGGTATCACTCCGCAGACATTATTAGAGATGGTTAAAGAATTAGTAGAAGGTGGCGTTAATTTCATTAAAGAAGATGAGATTATGAGTAATCCCGCTTTTTGTACAATTGAAGAAAGAGTACCATTGATTGCAGAATATTTAAAAGATAAAAATGTAGTTTATTGTGTATCTATTCATTCAGATTATCCACATATTTTAGATAGAGTAAAGAGAGTATATGAGTTGGGTGGTAATGGTGTTCATATTAATTTTTGGTGTGGTATGGGGGTTTATAAGGCTGTAAGAGAATTAGACTTACCAATATTTGTACATTTTCAAAAAAGTGGTGATAAAATTCTAACCAATAGAAATCACGCTTATTATATTGATTGGACGGTAATTTGTAAGTTAGCAGGTATGATGGGTGTTGATTTTATTCACGCCGGAATGATTGGTGGATATTACAAATGGCCTGAAGATGAGGTAATTGATTCAATGAAAGTATTGCACCAATATGGTGTAATGCCGGCATTAAGCTGTGGTTTCCATCCTGGTCTTACTCAATGGGTAACTGATAAAGTTGGTATTGATTATATGGCAAATGTTGGTGGTGCACTTCATGGGCATCCTGATGGTACTTTGGCTGGTGCAAAAGCTATGAGGCAGAGTATAGATAAAGAATATGGTAGAGAATACAATAAAGCAATTCAAAAATGGGGAGTAAATAAAAATGAATAAGAAAGACCCAATATTAATATGTTTTGGTACTAGACCAGAATGGTTGAAAGTAAAACCATTGATTGATATTATGGATAAGAAAGAATATAAACTTTTATTCACAGGTCAACATGAAGATTTACTTTCGGATGTAAAAGTTGATTTTAGAGTTAATATAAAAGAATCCTTTCGTTATACTAGATTAGATTCTATTATGATTAGTTGTATGGAATATTTTCCAAATTACAAATTTAGAGGTGTGTTGGTGCAAGGCGATACGGCTTCCGCTTTTGCATGTGCATTAGCAGCTTATCATAGAGGTATTAAGATATATTATATGGAAGCTGGGTTAAGGAGTTACGATTTAGAAAACCCATATCCTGAAGAAGGATATAGACAGATGATAGCTCGTTTAGCAGATATTAATTTTGCACCAACACAGCTTTCTGCTGAAAATTTAGATGCGGAAAGAGTAAAAGGAGATATCCATATAGTTGGGAATACTGTATTGGATAATCTTATGAAGTATGATAAAGGTAGTTATGGTGATACTATTCTAGTAACAATGCATCGTAGAGAAAATCATCATTGGTTAGATGAATGGTTTAATGTAATTAATCAGTTAGCAATTGATTATCCACAATACAAATTTGTATTACCGATTCATCCAAATCCAAACGTACAAAAGCATAAGAATTTACTAACAAATATTAATATCGTAGAACCTTTAACGCACAATGAAACGATTAATATTCTTAAAGATTGTAAGTTGGTAGTTACCGATAGTGGTGGATTGCAAGAAGAAGGTTCTTTCTTTAATAAGAAAATAATTGTGTGTAGAAAAACAACCGAAAGACCTGAAGGTATAAAAACCGGTCATCTTTATATGTGCGAAGAACCAACTAAACTTAAAGAATTATTTGGTGAGTTGGAAAAGAATTCGTATATTTGTAAACCTTGTCCATATGGAGACGGTAGAGCAGCGGAAAAAATTAAAAAGATATTAGATGCAGAATAAATTTCAAACAGATTTTGAATACTACACCAATCTTATAAAATCGGATACAAATTTTGCTTATGCAAGATATGCTGACGGTGAAGTTGGTTTGATGAAAGGTAATGCAATTGGTACTAATTCACAAGCATTTGCAGTTGATAGATGGACTACTCCAATTGGATTAAATAAAGTTGGTGAAGGTTTATTAAAATCATTGGAACATACCGAAACCAATTACCATTATGCAATATCAGCTCATTCGGATAGTATTGATGATTATACTTTCTTATCAGATAGAATTCAAAACTCAAATAAAACTTTTGCAAATCTTTGGATAAATTCAAATTATCAAAAGATGTATGAGTTTTATAAAACATTAGATAAGAGTGTATATGTTATATGTAATCATAGAGCTAGGAAAGAAAATTTTCCATTTAAAGTAAATGAAATATTTCCATTTCCAGATGATTGTATAAGATATTGGTTAGATTATGGTGAGGACTATATTACACAACTAATTGAATATGTATCCCAATTAGAGAATCAAACATTTTTTGTATCTGCGGGTCCTGTTTCTGAAATACTAATAGATGAAATGTATAGGGCTAATCCAAATAACCAATATGTAGATGTTGGTTCTTCTATTGATGAATTTACACATGGTAGAAAAACAAGACCTTACATGGACCCATATTCTCAATACTCAAAAGAAATATCTTATTTTTATGAATAAACTACCGTTAGTAATATACACGCATACGGATATGAAAGATGTATGGCCATCTTTTTTTGGGCAATTAAATAAATTTATGCCTGATTATAAACTCTATGTATGTGTTAATGAAATTGATAAGGCACTTCCAGAAAATTGCTTACAAATCACATATGATGATTCTAAAAAATATACAAATCGTATTTTAGAATGTTTGGATAAAATAAATGAAGATGTGATATTATTTTTTCACGAAGATATGATTTTATATTCCAATCCACTTCACGTATATTTAGAAAAATATTATGAATATATTTTAACCGATAAAGCTAATAGTATAAAATTATTATATGCTGGTTCGGGTGGAACAAAATCGGAATTTGAAGATACTTTGGTTCAAAATGATTTATCTAAATTTTCAATACAACCAACTATTATTAAAACTAAAACATTTAAGGAGTTAATAGAAAATCATTTAGAATTAACAATTTATGAATTTGAAGATTCTATAAAGTTGAATGAAAAAGATTTTTCAGCAACGAATGGTATTGAGAAAAAAAGAGGAATATTCCATTATGATAGTTTTGTATTTCCATACATAGCAACTGCGATTAATAAAGGTAAATGGAATTTAACAGAATATCAAACCGAATTAAATCCTATTTTTGAAGAATATAATATAAACCCGTTTGATAGAGGAATTTGGTAATATGACAAAATTAATTATCTTTGACTTAGATGGTGTACTAGTTGAAGCAAAAGAAATACACTACAATACATTAAACCAGGCATTGAGAGAAATCGAAATTCTAACTGGTAATTCTTATGTAATTACCGAAGCTGAACATCTATCAATATACGATGGATTAAAGACAACTCAAAAGCTTGAAATGCTTACTAAAAATAAAGGGTTACATACCGATTTCTATGATGAAATTTGGTATAGAAAACAACACTTAACTATTGAGGCAATATCCCAATTACAAACTAATCATGTATTGGTTTCGGTATTCAAAGAGTTGAGAGATAGAGGTTATCAATTAGCATGTGCTTCAAATTCAATTAGAAGGTCTGTATTGGTTATGTTATCAAAGATAGGACTTATTGAGTATATGGATTTAATCCTTTCTAATGAGGATGTAAAGAACTCTAAACCACATCCTGAAATGTATTGGAAGGCTATGAGTATGATGGGTGTATTACCAGAAGAAACGTTAATTGTAGAAGATTCACCACCCGGTTTGTTAGCTGCGAGTAGAAGTAGAGCAAATGTTTTGAGAGTAGATAATCCACATGATTTGACATTAGAAAAAATAGTAAACAAATTAAACGAAAAGAAAGTTATGAGTAAACCAAAATGGCAAGGTGGTAAGATGAACGTACTTATCCCAATGGCAGGTGCAGGAACTAGATTTCAACAAGCCGGATATACGTTCCCTAAACCACTAATTGATGTGGAAGGTAAACCAATGATTCAGGTTGTAGTTGATAACCTAAACATAGATGCTACATTTATCTATGTAGTTCAGAAATCACATAGAGAGAAGTATAACTTGGATACCCTTTTAAACTTAATTACGCCTAATTGTAAGATTGTGGAAGTTGATGGATTGACAGAAGGTGCAGCATGTACTACTCTATTGGCAAAAGAATTGATTGATTCCGATGCACCTTTATTGATGGCAAACTCTGACCAATTTATAGAGTGGGATTCAAATGAGTTTATGTATAAGATGATTGAACAAAAAGTTGATGGTGGTATCCTTTCATTTCATTCAACTCATCCTAAATGGTCATTTGCTAAAGTGGATGAGTATGGTTATGTAACCGAAGTACAAGAGAAGAATCCAATTTCAGATATAGCAACTGTTGGTGTTTACTATTGGGCTAAAGGTTCTGATTATGTAAAGTATGCAGAACAAATGATTAATAAAAATATAAGAGTAAATAATGAATTCTATGTTTGTCCTGTTTTCAATGAAGCAATTGGTGATGGTAAAAAAATAAAAACATTCAATATTGAAAAAATGTGGGGATTAGGTACACCTGAAGATTTAAAATATTACCTAGAAAATTACAATAAATAAACTTATAAACTATGATGTTAGATTTTAACCAATTGTTAGAAAAATACAATATTAAAATAAATGGTGTTCTACACGTTGGGGCACATGAAGGCGGTGAAACGTTAGCTTATGTAAAAGCTGGTATAAAAGATGTGATACTCGTTGAAGCAAATCCATTTAGATTCAGCAATTTAAGCGAATCATTAAATACCGGTAGATATGTTACTTGGTGTTCACCACTTACATATTCTTATTTTAACGATAGTGAAGCCCAAATTCTAAAAGGATACAAAGCATATAACTACGCAGTTAGCGATAAAGAAGATGGTGTTATTACTTTTAATTTGAGTAACTACGATGGTGGTACTGATTCTATTTTTAAAATCAATGAGTGGGGTAGAGATTCATCTTGGGTACCGTATGAACATATTGCTGAAATTGAAGTACCAACCATTACATTAGATAAATTGGTTGAAAATAAAAATACTTACAATTTCTTAAATATGGATGTTGAAGGTGCTGAGTTGATTGTTTTAAGTGGAGCTACCGAAGTATTAAAGCATTTAGATTGTATTATGTTAGAAACACAGGATAAAATAAGATTTGAAGGTTCTTGTACTAGAGAACAATTGATTGAATTTTTAAAACCACATGGATTTGAACTTAAAGAGTATCATGATACTGGTAAAGAGTGGGGTGATTGTCTTTTTTTAAAAAATAAATAATGAATAGAAAAATTACATTTTGCATACCATCTAAAAACAATCTTCGTTATCTTAAAAATAGTATTCAATCTATTAAAGCAAATAGTTTACATCAAAACGAAATTATAGTATATGTGGATGCGGATAACGATGGTACAAAAGAATGGTTAGATGAAAATCGTATAAAGTATTTGGTTAATGATACCGATACACCGAAGGGAATTGCGTATGGATACAATAGATGTATTGAAGCAGCAACTACACCAATAGTATGTATGTTTCATGCCGATATGTACATGGGGCAGTGGTTTGATGATGCTATATTAAAACATCTAAAACCACTTTCGGTAGTTAGTGGTACTCGTATAGAACCACCACTACATCCAAAGGGATTAGAAAAGATTGTAGAAGATTTTGGTATGTATCCAGAAGATTTCAAAAAAGCAGAATTTGATAAGTTTGTTTATGAGATGAGATATGTGTATGAAGGAAAAACAACTAAAGGAATATTTGCACCTTGGGCAATATATAAAGAAGATATTACCTCAATTGGTATGCATGATGAGAGATTTCATTCTTATCACGAAGATTCTGATATATTTAATCGTTTTATTTTAAATGGTTATGAGATAATTCAAACGTGGGAAGCATTGGTATATCATTTGACATGTAGAGGTGGACAATTTCAAGATGGAATTGAACAGGTAACCAAAGATGAAGCATTTCATAAAATGAAAAATAGTGCATTTAAAAACTATATTAGAAAATGGGGACATTTTGTTAAAAACGATGAATACCAACATCCGATTATACCACATAAATACGATATATGTTTTAACATAAAAAACACAAAAATAGAAGCATTGGATTTTTTAGAACCTTGGTGTTCAAATATCAAAACAGATTTATCGCAAGAAAAAATAAATGAGTTCATCTCAAAACAACAAGATGGATGTATTGTACCATTGATTGATAAAATAAATAACGCAACTGAAAGTGATATTGAAATTGAATTTGATATAAATCAAATTACACAAGAAGCAATAAATTTTATAGTTGATTTGAGTTTAATTTTAGATGATAATCAATTAGAAAAAGGAGAATATCAGTTTGGTATTTTCAAATTTAAAGTAAATAGAATTTATCATATGGAAACCGAACTAATAAAATATAATATCTAATGAAGACTACTTTATTTTGTATGCATGTGATGCCACATGAAATTGAAATGCTTGAAAGGTTTATGGTACAATATCGTAAGGCTCTTTCTTATTTAGATGCAAATGACAACTTTACAATGAAAGTTAGTCTTAATTTAAATCCAGAATTAACTGATTGGGAAGCTAGTGAATTAAAACAAGATTATTTTATTGAAAAATTTAATACACTATTTGATGGTATAAAAAATATAAATGAAATAATCACCGATAATTCATTGTGGGGAACTACTCAACAAAAAAGAGAAAGTATCAAATTATATTATGACCAATTTATATTCTGCGATGCGGATATACTTTTACATGAACATTTATTGAAACACCAATTAAATTTATCATATCAGTTAAATAATATGTATATAGTATCACCATCCATTCCTCGTTGGTGGGATGATAGTTGGGATGTAATTGTGCATAAAAATTTATTAAATACAGGATTAGGATATGCACATAGTGAAGATGCTGTAAAAAATGCATATACACAGGATGTAAGTGATATATCGGTTAGAATTGTTCCATCTGCAAAATTTGGATGTGGTATGCATACTTTATATTCAAGAAGTTTTTGGAATTTCACAGGAATTCCTGATTCATTTGGTGGTTATGGTCCAGAAGATACATACGCTATGAATTGTACTGATGTTGCACGTAAATATGGGCATGAGATAGTTCAGGTTCTTCTTGATGGTATATACATAACCGAAGACTATATTAATAATAAACCTTCTTTTATAGACAAGATTGTAAGAATTGATAAGAAGAAAGAGTTTTATGATAAGGCGTTTGCTCTAGGTAGAGACGAGTTGTTAGTATTTGCAAAAAGGATATTGAATTTAGGGTAATTCTTTAAAAAGTATATTTATATCTATAATTTTAGGTAAAAATGGCAAACATTAAAGATACAATTAGAAAAATCGTAAGAGAAAATTTCATAAAGGAGATGGGTAAGAATGATATGCATCTTAAAGCTATTATGAAATATTATGATAAAGGTACTCCTTCAACAAAAAAGCAAGTGGCAATTGTAGTATCCGCTAATAAAAATGCAAATAGAGGTATGATTCTAAATGACCTTATGGATATGGACTATCATGAAATACTTGATGTGGAAAAGAAATTGAAGTATGTAAAAGAATACTTTGATAAGAAGGGAAATGAAAGAGTTGCAGCAGCGTTACCTCAAACCGAAGAAGAACCACAAAAAGAAATCTAATATGGAAAATATATATTCAGTACTTATTACGGCCATTACGGTATTGGGTAGTGCAGCAGCATTTCGTTTCTATGAGAAGAAATCAATCAGAAAAGAAAGAGATGAGGAATTTATCAGACACGATTGTAGAGATAGAATTTCTAAATTAGAAGCCCTTTTAGTAGCATCATCAAAGGAGAAAGATGAAATGCGTAAGATGATTATAGATATGACAGCAAAAGTTGCAGAATTGACTGTAAAAGTTGAGTATCTAACTAGAGAAAACGATAAATTGGAAAAAGCACTTCCAAAGGCTAAAAGACAACTTAACGGATAATGCCAATATCAAGAACATTATTTATGGAAAATAAAAAATTAAGAGTATTTGATTTTGACGATACACTTGTCAAAACAACTTCTTTTATATATGTAACTCATAAAGACGGAAAAAAATCAACACTAACTCCCGGTGAATATGCGGTTTATACTGAAAAACCTGGTGATGTTTTTGATTATTCTGATTTTCAAAAAATAAATCAACCTAAATTAATCAAAGGATATGTTGAATTACTGAAAAGAATGTCAGCATCTAATAGTGGTAGAACAATTTATATTTTAACTGCACGTTCTGCATATAAACCAATTCATAAATTTATCAAAGATTTGGGAATTCGTAATTTGTATGTAGTTGCATTGGGTGATGCTAACCCAGAAAAGAAAGCAGATTGGATAGAAGCAAAAGTAAAAGATGAAGGATACGATGATGTATTCTTTGTAGATGATTCTCTTAAAAATGTAGAAGCGGTTAGAAAAAGACTTAAAGCATATCCAAATGTAAAACAAAAAATACAACATATTAAAACAAACGAGTCTATAAATCCAATTAAAGAATACGGATATTCATCTAAAATTTGGCATGATTTTTTTAAAAAATCACCTGAAGAAAAAAAAAATATCTTAAATAAAACTATACTTAATCCCTCAACAAACAAAAAAATAAAATTAGCTTCTGCACTTTCACATAGTAAAGATAGTTTATTGTATAAAGACGCATTACAACAACTAAAAAATTCATAATATGGGTGTATCAATCGTTATAGTAGACTGTACAAAACAGGATATCAATAAGGCTCTAAAGGAATTCAAAAGAAAGGTAATCAAATCCGGTCACATTATGGAATTGAGAGACCGAAAAGAATACACAAAACCTACAACTGAAAAAAGGGAACAAAAGCAAAAAGCTATTAGAAGGAGCCAGAGAGATGTTATATTGGATAAAATAGCTGCTGGAATTTTGCCATCATCTGCATTAAGCGGAAAGACAAAAAAATCAAATAATTTTTAATCAATATACTTATTTCTAAAAGGAAGTTATGATATATTGGTTTACAGGACAACCGGGTGCCGGAAAAACTATTCAGGCTACAAAACTTAGAGAATTTCTTCAAACTGAAAAACGTAATTGGAGAAAAGACGTATTTCACATTGACGGTGATGATTTGAGAGAATTGACACTTAACAAAGATTATTCAGAAACAGGTAGAGTGCAAAATATAAAGAACGCACAATTAATTGCTTTTTTCTTAAATGCAAAAGGATGTGATGTTGTTGTATCATTGGTATCGCCGTACAAGGAATTAAGAGAAGAATTTAAAACTGAATGTGGAGAGAATATTGTTGAAATATATGTACACACAACTCGTAAAAGAGGTAGAGAAGAATTCAAAGTACAGGAGTATGAAGCACCTGAAGTGAATTTTTTTGATATGAATACTACATCGGAAACTCCAATACAATCTTTCACCAAATTAATACATTTTTTGAAAGATACAAATAAGTTATAATATGAATAAAATAGTTGAAATATTTAAAGCGTGGGGTATTGCTTTTAACCCAGATGATAAACAAGTTGATTTAGCTGCTAAAAGAATGGAAGTATGTGATGGGTGTGAGAATAAAAAAACTTCACCTGTAATTCACTGTGGATTATGTGGATGTGCTTTAAAAGGAAAAATATATTCACCCGTAAATGGTGCATGTCCAGCTGGAAAATGGAATCGTATAGATAATGAGTATTTTCAAGCTAGATACCAATACGAAAGAGCGAAAAAATTAGAACAAGAACAAAATAATTCAAATAAGTAGTTATGAAAAAATATGCATTATTCATCGGAAGATGGCAGACATGGCATAAAGGACATGAGTGGTTAATTAATCAACAATTAACAAAGGGTAAAAATGTTTGGGTAGCAATTAGAGATGTTGAAACCGATGAGAAAAATCCAAAATCAGCCCATAGAGTTATGATGGATTTAATGGAAGAACCATTCTTTCAAGAAAACATAGATAGAATCCTAATCAGTATTATTCCTGATATTGAAAGTGTAAACTATGGTAGAGGTGTAGGGTATGAAGTTATATATCACCAACCACCAACTGATATTGAAGCTATAAGTGGTACAGGTATTAGACAAGGCTATATAGATACAAATGGCGATATAATTGTTTACAACGTAGATAAAAATGATAGTACAGCGAAAGAGACACATAGCTAAAACCATCTCATATCGTATTTTAAGTACTTTAATTGGGTTTATTATAATGTGGTGGGTAAGTGGTTCAATTAAAATTGGCGCCGCATTTGGGGTAGCAGAATTGATTTACAAACCTATTCAGTATTACATCCATGAAAGAATTTGGTATAAATGGATAAAATACGGTCTGAAAAAATAAAATTGATATACTTATATAAAGAAATTAAATTAGTATATCAAAATTGTTATGGAAGAACAAAAAGAATTTAAGGAGTTTACAAACTTTGACCCTACAAAGGATTTATCATTAGCTCCCCAAAGAAGAACAAAGAGAGGATTAGGTGCAAGACCATTGTTAGAGTCTGAAATTAGGGATATACAAAAGAAAGCACGTTCAGCAGCCGAAGCTGCAAAATTATTAGGGGTATCTTACAATACCTATAAAAAATACGCAAAAGAATATAAAGTATTTGAGGATTTGAAAAATCCACATGGCATAGGAATTCGTAAGGGTTCTCAAAGTGTGCATGGGTATCATTCGTTGGATGATATTATTGCTGGAAAATACCCAAAATACCCAGTATGGAAATTAAAAAGAAGATTATTGCTTAGTGGGTATATGGAAGAAAAATGCTGTAATTGTGGGTTTGAAGAAAGACGGATTACTGACCATAGAGTTCCATTGGTACTTGATTTTATAGATGGTGATAAAAAGAACCATAAATACGATAATTTAAGGATGTTATGCTTCAATTGTTCGTTCCTAATTAACGGAAACCTATCAGGTCCTAAAAAAGAATATGAATATTAATTTGGTAGATTCAATAAAATATCGTATATTTGTAATTAAACATTAAAAACATAAATTATGGCAAAGTATTTTGAAGTTACAGTGACCGTACAACACGAAGTAGACGGTGGCAAAGGTGGTACAAAAATTAAGAAAGTAAAGGAAAACTATTTAGTAGATGCTATGACAGTTACTGAAGCAGAAGCTAGAGTGGTTAAAGAATTTGAAGATGCTGGTATCCAATTGGATTACGAAGTAACATCTGCAAAAGAATCTAAAATTTTACAAGTTATCAAGTAATGGCATTTGAAACTAAAATAGAAGAAATTAAAGAAGTTGTATTAAAGAGAGTTCCACCGGGTGACAGATGGCAACCAGTGGATTCTCCTTCTACAATTTTGGAATCTCTAACCGATGGGTTGGAGTATCATTTCCAACAAACTGGACAAACCGAATTCTTCCTATCAGCTCGTAAAGGGACGGTAGAAGTAATCTATAAAGAGGAAGTAAAGGTAGAAAAACCTATTACAAAATACTCTTTATATGGTGAAGATTAACGTTTGTTTACAAAAAAACTATATATTTATACATAAACCTTAAAACAAAAATTATGACTACATTTTTAATTATTGTGGCAGTTCTAGCAATCGGTGGAACATTTGCATACTTTGGTATGAAATCTGGTAAGATTGAAGATAAGAACAACAATAACATTCCTGACGTTATCGAAGAAAAAATCGAAGAAGTAAAGGAAGTTGCAGTTAAAGTAAAGAAAGTAGCTGATAAAGCTAAAAAAGTTGCTAAAACTGTTGTTGTTGAAAAGAAAAAGCCAGCAGCTAAGAAACCAGCAGCTAAGAAGATTAAGTAATCAATGAAGAACCTTATATCCGAACTATCTACTATCCAAAAAGAGATTAAGGAAATCAGAAACAAACTATTCGCTGAAATAATCACCGAAGGAGTTGATGATCCTGGTATTCTTAAATGCATCTTTTTGGCTGGTGGACCGGGTAGTGGTAAATCCTATACTGCAAAGGAAATCTTTGGTGTAGGTAAGGGTGATATTGAAACCGTATCGGCGGGTGGGTTAAAACTCATCAGTTCGGATACTGCATTTGAACAAGCTCTTAAAAAGAATGGTATTAATCCAAAAGATTTAGCGGATATAGAAAAGAATGACCCTAACTTCTGGGCTTATATAGCTGGAGAAGAAGGTGATTCAATTCGTAACAAAGCTAAAGCCGTTACACAAAAACAACAAGCATTTTACGAGGCAGGGAGATTGGGAATGATAATCGACGGAACAGGAGATGAAATTCTTAAAATCCGTAACAAAAAAGACAGAGCTGAAAAGCTTGGATATGATTGTTATATGGTATTCGTAAACACTTCGTTGGAAGTTGCGATTAAAAGAAATGCTGAAAGAAGTAGAAGTTTACCTGAATCATTGGTAAGAGAAGTATGGTCTAAATGCCAAGAGAATATGGGTAAGTTTCAGGGAATATTCCACAACAATTTTATCATAGTAGATAATACGGAATATCAACCAGTTTCTAAATCAGTACAAAAACAAGTGGATGCATTTTTAAGAAAACCAATTGAAAACCCAATAGGAAAAAAATGGATATTGGGAGCTAGATTAATTAAGAAGCATTTTAAATAGGTTACGTTACAATTTACAACAAAAATGTAACAACAAATGGCAAAGTCAGTAGGTTCGGCAAACAAAGTATCTTTTGGTAAAAGAAAGAGCAATCCTAATGGTAAGAAATCGTATGGTCCTAAAGCGCAAGCACCTAAAAAATATAGAGGACAGGGTAGATAAAATGGGTTTATGAAAAACGAAAAGGCTTATCTGAAAAAGTTTGTGTATAATGAAATCGATGAAGAAGAATTATACATAAAAGAGAAAGGCAAGATTAAGAAACTAAAACCAAAGAAGAAAGATTCTAAACCGGTAAAAGGTAAAAAGAGTTTTTCGGAAGATTGGGATTAAAATATAGAGTTATGAATAAATGGTTATGGAGAGCGCTCGGCTTACTTTTTGTAGGTTGTGCGTACATAGGAGCTATTGTACCAGGTATACCTATGACAACCTTTGTGGTACTAGCAGCGTGGGCATTTGCTAAAAGCTCACCGGCATTAAATCATTGGCTACACACACATCCAACATTTTCACCACACTTAATAAGATGGGAAACTAAAAGTATTTATCCAACAAAAGTAAAATGGATAATGGCTATCACTATGATAGTTAGTTACACTATTCTATTATTCACACTTTCACACAAACCATTTGCACTTATTGGAATAGCATTGTTTATGTTATTTTGGTTAGTATGGGCGTGGAGATATCCAGGTTCGGAAGAAGAATATGAACGTAGAGTAAAAGCTGGAGAAAAAATTGGATGGAGAAAATAATATAATGTATAGTTATAGTGATGGAAGATGTTACGGTTATTATTCAAGGAAGATTACTACCTGAATGTTATGAATTTTGGATAAAGAATTATAAAGATTGTCCTGTCATACTTTCAACTTGGGTAGATACTGAAATAGATTTTAAAAATTTACCTGAAAACTTTACCGTATTACTCAGTCCATATCCTTTTGATTTTGGTGCACAAAATCTCAACCTTCAACTAATATCAACTTTAACTGCATTAAAACGGGTTGAAACAAAATATGTTATAAAATTAAGAGGAGATGAATATTACTCCAATTTACAATATATTAGAAATTCTATATTAGTTGAACCGCACAAAATACACACATCACCTATATTTTTTAGAGCATGGGAATATGCGGAATACCACATATCAGACCATATTGTTGCGGGAACTTTGGAAAATATGTTAGTTATGTTTGGTGAAACTAAATATAATTTTGATACTGGTAAAGTAAATATTTCTAAATGGAAAGTGGATGGTAAATTTCATAAATGGGTTACCACACATGCGCCGGAAGAAAGAATTACTAAATCATATTTAAATGCAAAAGAACCATTTAGATTTGAGAAAGTTGATGGTAGAATTATAATGATGGAGCATTTTAATATTTTAGATATTGAATTACTTCATCCTTATAAAATTAAAGCAAATCTATTTAGAAAAGAATGGACGAGTGGATTTATACCTGAAAGAAATTTTAGTATATCTAGAATAGAACAACTATTTGCAGATGACCCTTATAAACGAAATGACGAGAAATGATTTATATATCACATAGAGGAAACGTAAACGGAAAAATAGAAGAAGCTGAAAATAAGCCAGAATATATTGATGATGCACTTCAAATGGGATTTGATGTTGAGGTTGATGTTTGGTACATAGATGGTAAATGGTGGCTGGGGCATGATGGTCCGCAATACGAAATAGATTTTAATTGGATAGACGATAGAAGTGCTAGAGTATGGGTACATTGTAAGAATAAGCAGGCTGTTGAATACCTTACTGAAAACGATTATGAGGCGGCCAATATTAATTGGTTTTGGCATGAGGAAGATACAATGACTTTGACATCGTTTAATTATGTTTGGGTTTATCCTGGTAAACAACCGATTAAGAAAAGTATAGCCGTAATGCCTGAAATATACAACGATGACGTTTCCAAATGCAGCGGAATATGTTCAGATTATATTCAAAAATACAAAGATGAGAATTTATCCACCAAATAAAATTTATATTTCAAAAAGTCCTGTACATGGATATGGTATATTCGCAAATGAAATAATAGATGCGAATGAAATTATAGAAGAATGCCCTATATATGATTTAAAAATTCAAAAAGGAGAAATGAGTCCCTTAATGAATGATTATCGTTTTAACTGGCCACAAGGTGCTGGTTCGGAATGGCAAAAGCAGGTTTTGGCATGGGGATATGGGTGTTTATATAATCATTCTGAAAGTGCAAATGCATATTGGCGTTCTAATTTAGAAAAAGAAACATTTGAGTTTGTTTCCAATAGGCGAATTGAAAAGGATGAAGAAATATTTGTTTGGTATGGTGGTGTGAATTATTGGCAAGATGGTAGAACTAATACGAATGTAATATGAGAGTAGCGTTATGTTTTTCAGGTCATATGAGAGACCTAAATGAAACTAAAAATTTTTGGACAGAGCTTATTAAGAAGTATGATATAGATGTATATGCTTCTTTTTGGGATATTGAAAATCCTGAATTAGGCGATACTATAAAAGAATTTGAAAAAGTATATACTCCTAAACGTTTGGAAGTAGAAAGTTATGATATCTTCAAACAAACCACACAGGATTTCGCATCCATGCACATACAATCGCCAACAAATATAGATTTACTTTTTCAGAATACAACTAAAGCGTTTGGGCAACTATCTATGTACTATAAAGTATGGAGAGCAAATATGTTATCAAAACAATTAGGAATTGAATATGATATTGTTATACGAACTCGTATTGATATTGTATTAGATGAAAATTTTGAGCTTCAATTAAACAATTATTTAAATGTACCAATGGGCAGAGTACAATCTTATACTTGGTCAAATAATTTTGGAATCAATGATTGTTTTGCGTATGGTAGGCCAAAAATAATGGATTATTATTCTTTTATATTTTTACAAATGATGGAATACTTAAAACAAGGACACTATGCATTTCCACCCGAACATTTTTTATCGGTACATTTTAGTAAGATAAAAATGGAAATAAGAGAATTTCCAAATTATATGATTATAACTAGGATATCCAAAGGAACTCAACATGAAGTGTATAACAAATTTATATCACCACCTAGAGAAGAAATTCTATGGAGTGATAGGACTGAATTTTTACCGGACCCAAATGGTAGTTTTAAAAAGAGTTCTATAAAAGATGATTTTAACGTTTAATTCAACAATGATATATTTAATCAAAATATAGTATTATGAATATGGAAAATAAAATTAAAGACATAATAGAAATGCTAGAAGATGCTATTTCATTTGAAGATTGGCGTAGAGTGGAAGATGCTAGAAAAGAATTAACATTTTTGTTTGAAGAAATTGAGTCATCATTTCCAATGGATGAATGGGATAATGAAGAACTTGATTAATACATAAAATTTTGAAAAAAACAAAAATATTAGTTACAGGCTTTCCACATACTGGCACATCTATTCTTAAATCTAAATTGGGAGAATGTTCCAATTTATACGAAGTGCCTTTTGAAACCCCATTTGTAAGACCAGAAGATATACATTATTCTGGTGATAGAGAAAACATTTTAATAAAATACCCAATGCTACCAGTTGATATAAGAGCTGGTGGTATTGCATATACAAGACATCCTGATTCTCGGTACTATGAATATACAATCATTATGGTAATTAGAAATCCTTGGAATGTATATACGGGTATGATTAAGGCAGGGAGTACTCCTATGAATAATTTAACAGTGGATGGTGGTAATTCCGAATATCATTCTAAAGTGGAGGAATATGAAGTTGCTGCTGAATTATTTAGACAAGCTAGAGATAATAACTATCCAAATATATACACAATTAGATATGAAGATTTCTTTCCAAATAATTTTGAAAAGTTACGTGAACTTATGGATACGTTAGAGTTGGATTATACGGAAGAAATTTTTACAAATCGTACAAAAGATTATATCCATTGGCCTAACAAGCATTATGCTAATATAAAAGACGATGAAACCTATAAATCCGATAGGTACGCATATAGAACTTGGCAGATAAACCAATCGTTTCAAAATATGAATGGTGAAGTTGATATTCCAGAAGAACTTAATAAAATTCTAACGGAATCCGATATAATAAAGGAGCTGGGATATTCGGACCCGCGTAATTAATTGATTTTCAATGACTTATGTAACTCATTGATTTCCAACGTATTATAACTTATTGATTTCCAATGACTTAAAAAATATTTCAAAAAATATTTGGTGGTCTGAAAACTTCTTTGTATATTTGGGTATATTCATTCAAAATTAAACCCCTTTATATGAGTTGGTACACAGATTTTAAGACAGGTACAAAAGACCACCTAGTTAGTGGCAAATCTAAAAAAAGTAAATCATATAGTTCTTATGGTAAATCTTCTTGGTGGATGGATGATTGGGATTATTCTGCTCCCGTATATTCATCTTATTCCACGAAGGAATTGGCTACAAAGAACTTGTATAAGTTAGCAGCACATCGTAGAGCGATTGCTAACTTCGTATCTATTGTAACAGGTCAATCTATACCTGTTAAGTTTTCTACCAAAGGTGATTCTTATACCGATGGTAAGGTAGTAACTATTTCCGCTAACATCGCTGAACCAAAGGAGTTTGACCCGGCGGTGGGTTTGGCACTTCACGAAGGTTCACACATTAAACTTTCCAACTTTGACATATTGAGAGATTTGGAAATGGTAATCATTAGAATTATTGGTATTGAAGAATCCAAACGTTTAGATGAAATTTCAAATCAAAAGGGTGTTACATATTTCGCAGGTGTTGTGAAAGACATATTGAACTATGTAGAAGATAGAAGGATTGATAACTTCATCTACAAATCAGCACCCGGTTATAGAGATTACTATCGTTCAATGTATGACAAGTACTTCAATGACCCTGCTATTGATAGGGGTATGAAATCGGATGAATTCACCGAAGAAAACTTTGAATCATATATGTTCCGTTTGATTAACTTACATTCAAAGTTCAGTAAACCAAACGCGTTGAAACGTATGCCAGAAATTGCTAGGATTATTAAACTTAATGAGATTAGTAGATTGAAAACAACCGAAGATGCACTTAAAATAGCATTAGAAGTTTACGCTATTCTTATTGACGCAATCGAACCACTTACTCCACAACAACAACAAAAAGGACAAGGACAGGGTAGCGGTAATGGGCAAGCCGGTGAAGGTGAGCAAGAGGCTGGTGAAGATGATATTGAAGTTGATATGAGTGGCGATGATGGTGATAGTGAGAATGGTGATAATGAGAATGGTAGTGGTGATGATGGTGATAGTGATGTGAGTGGTGATGGTAACGAACCTGCCGAAGATGGTAAAGGTGTGAAGGGTAAGATTGTTATTAAACCTGGTAAAGGTAAAGGTAATGGTAAGCCGGCGGAAGGACGTTTATCTCAAAGACAGATTGATATTATTCGTAAGAAGATAGAAAAACAAAAAGAGTTCTTACGTGGTAAGATTAAGAAAGCCAAAGTATCATCAACCGAAGCAAAACAATTGGAATCAATTGAAGAAGCTGGTGCAGAGATGAAAGTTGTAGCACAAGACTATTATGGTAATGGTAATTCATTCAAAGGTATTGAGTGTGTTGTGGTTAAGAAGATGACTCGTAACTTAATGGAGCAAGAAAACTTCCCACTTACATCTAAACGTTATAATAAGACTGAAGATACGATGTATGACCAATATTCTAAAGAAGTTGCCGAAGGTATTCGTATCGGCACATTGTTGGGTAAGAAAATGCAAGTTAGAGGTGAGAGTAGAGAAACTATCTTTAACCGTCAGCTTGTAGGTAAGATGGATAAGAGAATGGTATCATCGTTGGGTTATGGTAATGAGCACGTATTCTATACTAGAGAGATTGATATGTTTAAGAAAGCTAACCTACATATTTCGGTAGATGCTAGTGGTTCAATGGGTGGTGAGAAGTGGAGAAAAACTATGACTAACATCGTAGCATTGGCTAAGGCAGTGGATATGATTCCTAACCTTAATATTCAGATTAGTTTCCGTACAACAACCGGTGAGTTACCTTACATTGTATTGGCTTACGATAGTAGAGTTGATAAGTTTATGAAGGTTAAACAATTGTTTGGTTACTTACATCCAAACGGAACTACACCTGAAGGATTGTGTTTTGAGGCAGTGATGAAACAAATGGTAGGTAGTAATGGTGAAGTTGATTCATACTTCCTAAACATATCGGATGGTGAACCTTACTTTCATGGAAAGGGTATGAGTTATAGTGGTAGTAATGCGGCTAAACATACTCGTAAGATGATGAAATCAATTGAAGGTATGGGTATCAAAGTATTGAGTTATTTCGTTAGTGATAGTAGTTACGAAATGGATGAAAATAGTAGTGGTTCAGCTAGAACATTCAAAGAGTGTTATGGACCTGCTGCTAGTTATATTAACGTAACAAATGTTAATGAGGTAGCACGTACAATGAACCGATTATTTATGAGCAAACCACAAAATTCATAACTGATTGATTATCAACGAGTTACGAAAATCACTCCTAACTCGTTGATTTTCAACCACTTATAACCCCAAAAAATAAATTTGGTAGATTCAAAAAGATTTCGTATCTTTACATAGTAAGATTGATAAGAAAGAAACATTTATTATTATATATTAAAACCCCTTAATTATGGCAAAGCCTAATGTAGACAAAATGAGTAAACAAATCTTTAAAGTTGTAAAGATTGGCTCACATTTCAAACTAGCAAATACTGCTGGTAAAATAGTAGGTACACAAGGAATTGGTACTCCTACTCGTAAAAAAGCTTATGAAGCAGGTAAAGCACTTCGTAAGGTAGTTGGTAGTGGTGGTAAGATTCAATACCGCTTAACCGATATGACTGAATTTGATAACTTGGTTGCTCCATTGAAAAGTAACGCCGAAGTTAATGTAGAGAAGTTGGATAATCATAAAGAGATTACCGATTTTATCCATAACGAATCGGTTAAACTTAAACCTGAAGGATTGGTTATTTCTGACTTAAAGTGGAAATACCTTATTCGTTCAGCTGTTAGAGCTAAGAATATTATGATGACAGGACCGGCTGGTTGTGGTAAGACATTAGCGGCTAAAGCACTTACCAAAGGCTTAAAGAGACCTGATTTCTATTTCAACCTTGGTGCAACGCAAGATGCGAGAGCAACCCTAATTGGTAACACACACTTTGATAGTAAGAAAGGTACATTCTTCGCTGAATCTGCTTTCGTAAAAGCAATTAGTACTCCAAACGCTGTTATCCTATTGGATGAGTTGAGTAGAGCACATCCTGACGCTTGGAATATTCTAATGACTGTATTGGATTTGGGACAACGTTACCTTCGTTTAGATGAGGCTGTTGATTCTCCAATTGTTAAAGTAGCTGATGGTGTTACTTTTATCGCTACCGCTAACATTGGTGGTGAATATACTTCAACTAGAGTATTGGATAGAGCGATATTAGACCGTTTCACTACAATTGAAATGGATGTGTTGAATGATGAGCAAGAGTTGAATCTCTTAAAGTATATGTATCCGCAAGTTAATGAAGAAGATTTGAAAGCAGTTGCTGAAATTGCTACTCACACTCGTGATATTGCAAAGACAGGTGATGGTAAACTTTCAACCGGTGTTTCAACTCGTGCTAGTGTAGAAACTGCTGGGTTGTTATACGATGGTTTCAGTTTGTTTGAAGCAGCTGAAATTAGTATGTTCCCATTCTTCTCTAACGATGGTGGTGTAGATAGTGAAAGAACGTATGTGAAGCAGTTGGTTCAAAAGTATATTAAGGATGATAAAGCTGATGAGGCATTATTCACCGAACCAACCGAAGATGATAGTGAGAAGATTGTTTGGTAATTTAAGGGGTTAAATCCAGACATAAGGTGGGTGGCTTCGGCCATCCACCATTTTTTGTAAATCCCAAACCCAAAAAAATGGAAAAGATTATATTAGCAGATATGGAAAGTAATGGAATTTATTTTTCAGATGAAATTAAAAAAGAATTAGAAAAAGAAAGAGAGGAAATGTATTGTGAATACAGTGGATTACTTTCGGTTAAAGCATACGAATATGTTAAAGAAGGCAAATGAAAATGAGGTAGTTGATTCCTTTGAGAAAAAGAAAAGGATTAGAGATGCCGCTAAATACTATGGCTTATTTTTAGAATCATTGGGATTTGATTATGAGGCTGACCCACAAACAATAGAAACTCCTTTGAGGGTAGCTAAAGCTTGGGTAGATGATTTAGTAAAAGGTAGTATGACTGAAGCACCGAATATAACTACATTCCCAAATGAAGAAGGGTATGATGGTATTGTTATTCAGACGGGTATCAAAGTGAACTCAATGTGCGCACACCACAACTTACCGTTCTATGGTTATGCAGCTGTGGCTTATCTTCCTGAAAAGAATGTGATTGGATTGAGTAAGTTGAATAGGGTTGTTGATTGGTTTAGTAGAAGGCCACAAATGCAAGAATCACTAACTGCACAAATACATAAGTTCTTAACTGATAAGTTAGAGTGTGAAAGTGTAGCTGTATCAATTAGTGGACATCACCTTTGTTGTGGTATGAGAGGTATTCAACATCCTGATTCTTTAATGACTACAAACAAATTTAGTGGAAGATTTTTGGATAGTGATAACTTGATTAGAGAAGAATTTATGAACGCAATTAAAATGAATAATTTAAAGTAATAATATGAAAGTAAATTTAAGCTTACTTAGCAAGATGAGGTCATTCATCGGATTTGAAATTGGACATAGTGGTTATTTAAAGAAAAACGATGAGGGATATCCTGTATTAGTAAGAACCATTGAATTCAGTTTGGGATTTCTATTCGGATGGGTATCATTTGAATTTAATAGTGGAAGACAAATTAATTTAGATGAAATAAATCAACAATTAAGAGAAGAAGTATTAAAAGGTAAAAAAATCGGATAATATGAATAAGGATACAACAAAAGATTGGATGGATAAGTTAGTGAAAAATTATCGCATACCAGAAGAACAACCCAAAGAAAAGAAAGAACCTGTAAAGTTACTCAAAGAGTCCCAACTTCGTATCATTATGGAGAGGGATAAAAAAGATTTGGTTAATAAGAAATAATTTCGTATATTTGTATAAATTAATTAAGATGAAAACATTTAAAGATTTGGAATTCAACCCGCACCCTAATCACTTGGGTGGTGTTCAAGCTCGTATCTATTTTGATAATGGGTATGGTGCTAGTGTAGTTAAAACTCCACATACCTACGGTGGTGATATGGGATTGTATGAATTAGCGGTGTTTGGTAAGGATGGGCACATAGCATATGATACACCAGTTACTAATGATGTGGAAGGTTATTTGAGTGAAGATGATGTAACAAAAATATTGGAACAAATTCAAGAACTATAAAATGAAGTTATACAACAATAGTGATATGAGATTTGCAGGAACTAAAAGACAACAATATACATCGGAGAGAGTTCGTAAAATGAGAATGGAACGAGCACTTGTTAAGGCTAAAAAAGATGGTGTGAGTGATTCACAAGTACAAACCTATTTGGGTAAGTTACAAGCTGCCGGACATATGAAAGTGAGTGGTTTTAAGAAAATGAGTATTGATAGTAAACCGATGGGTATAGGTGTTCAACCTGATACGGCATATCTTAAAACTATGAATGTAGAATTTGAGATGTATAATCAGCAGGGTATGAACGATAGACCACATTTTGCAGGGTATCTTCGTTCAGCATCGGAATCAGATAAACAATATCAATTAAAAGGATGGTTCAATGAAGATGGTACAATCAGAATTGAACTTGTAAACTAATATTATGGCACAATGTAAATGTTGCAAAAGAGAAAAAGATTTAAGAATGGGTTATTGCTTTGATTGTGTTGAAGCCGAATCTATTATTGAAACAGGATTGGATATGTATGATTCCGAAATTGAAAAGGTGGATGGACTTACAAACGGAATGAGTAAGTTACAACATATTCTTAAAAATTATATTATTATTAATAAATAAATTATGGGATATAATCCTTATAGATGGTGGACTAAGGGTAGACCTAACAAACCACTAAAAGCAGAAGCACCATTGTTATTAAAAATACGAAATGGTGATTTTGATTATTCGTATATGTTCGGTGAAGCTAAAGAGATGAGAGATACTTCTCAAAAAGCATACGAACAGGCTTATAAAAATTATGGTGGTACTGACGAGAAGAATAGAGAACAGGCTGCATTAGAAGCAAGTAGAATGAAACGTATCAAATCTATTAAGTTAGAGTTGGAAGCTGCCAGAGATGAGGAAATGATATTGTGGAAATTGAGAATGGAATTAAAAAAGGAATTCGGAAAGGATTTATGGGATAAGGCAATGGAGAGAAGTAGGGGGAAGGGAACGTTGGAAGATTTATATGAATGGTATCGTAAGAATAGCAGAGTAAAGAACCCACAATCAATACAGGATATTCAGTTGAGAAAACCGAATACCAAAGGATTGGAATATTTATTCTAAATGAAACGTTAATATGAAAAATTTGATAAAACTAGATTCAATTAATGTATGGGTTGGACCGTTGGGTATTATGAATTGTGATGATAACGGCTTACCAATATTAGAAGAATCAAAAAGTTGGGATAATATAGAGCCGGAATGGTTTCAACAATTATCTAACGAAGATAAAGAAAAAATAAACACAATTATTAATAACAAAAACAACAAAGATTAGTTATGGAAATCACAAAGAGCAGATTCGGACAAGAAAGAAGTATTGAAAGAATTAATCTAAACAAAGTGAGAGTTTTAGGTGAATCACAATTTGTTCGTAAATCAACAAATAAGAATGGTGATGTAACCCTATTTGATTTTGAAGGTGGACCTGCTTACACGTTAGGCGGTAAGTTATCATTTGAAAAAATGTTATGGAAAATCAATGGAATTGAACCAATGGAAAGTGGTTATAAAGACTTGTATGAAGTGAACCTTCATATAGAACCAATTTGGAGATAATATGGAATTAGACCCGATACAACAAGCGGAGTTGGACAGATTAAACAAAGCATTGGCTAATCAATCCATTCAGCCCGAAGATAAGAAGAAACTTACCCAAAAGAAATTCAATCCTAAAACGGGTGAATTGCAACTATTTGTTGATAATGGTAAGGGTGGTGTAAAGATGGCATCGGTGAATATCTTCGAATAACGAAATCCGAAGGATGAGTCGTAAGGGGAAAAATTTTTGATAGTTCATACTTATTGGTATGAAACTATTATTACTAAAGATTGAAGCAGCCTTAATTACGTTTGGAATAGCGATGTATGAGTATTTCAAAGGTGGTAACAGGCCTTGGTATTAAGAAACTAAAAATACAATAATATGGCATACGGAGAAAAGGTAATAGACCATTACCAAAACCCGCGCAATGTTGGTACGTTGGATAAAAGTAAATCAACAGTGGGGACTGGGTTAGTTGGAGCACCTGAATGTGGTGATGTAATGAGACTCCAAATAGAGATTGAAGATGGAATCATAACCGATGCGAAATTTAAAACGTTTGGATGTGGTTCGGCAATTGCTGCATCTTCCCTAGCAACTGAATGGTTAAAGGGTAAGAGTGTGGATGAGGCGGCAAAGTTAGATAATATGGATTTGGTTGAGGAATTATCTCTACCACCTGTTAAGATACATTGTTCGGTTCTTGCTCAAGATGCGGTTCAAGCTGCTATTAACGATTATAGAACAAAGAATGGTTTAGAGCCATTACAATTTGAAGAAAAACTACACTAATGAGAAGATTGTTTAGAAGCCGTTATGAGAAGAAAATAGCAGGTATATGTGGTGGGTTAGCACTTTATACAAATAGTGACCCATCGGTTTGGAGAATCGTTTTTCTAACCCTAATATTTGCACCCGTACCCGTTATTATGTTTTACTTTATAGCTTGGGCGATAATACCTAAACATCACGCATTATAAAATAAGAGATATGAAAGAGTTTATTCAAAAATACCAAAAAGCAATTGTAGGAACTGGCGCCGTAGCTGTGTTAGTACTATGTTACTTCCAACAAAAAGAACTGGCTAAATTAAGAAGTGAGCATGTAGAGGTATCAACCGTACCATATGTGATTGATTCTATACAACACGTAGTAGATAGTTTGGAAGATGAATTATTTATTAAACACATTACAAACGGAAGATACGAACTAACATTTGAGCACCTAAAAGAAGTGAATCCGAAATTGGGTCAAGAGATGGAAGATTGGATGTCTCACAATACTGAATAATTATGGTAACACTACAACCTAAAGCATTAGAGCATGTAATTGAATTAATGGTGGAAGGTGGTTTAACACCTGATACGCATAACTTACGAGTTGGTGTGAAGGGTGGTGGGTGTAGTGGATTATCTTACACAATGGATTTTGATGATAAGATAGAACCAACCGATGAAGTAGTTCAGGTGGATGGTGGATTGAAAGTAGTAATTGATAGAAAGAGTTTACTATATCTTTATGGTACTCAATTAACATATTCAGATGGATTAAATGGTAAAGGATTCCAATGGGAAAATCCAAACGCTAGTAGAACCTGTGGATGTGGTGAATCATTCTCCCTATGATAAAAAATATACTGATTAAATTATTGACCTATCTAATTATGTTACCGATAATTGCTATTGGTATAATTGTAGCTATTGTTTGGAATACATACTTAATTTTTAATTACATATTTTTTAGATTAAAAAGAAAATGGGCAGCGGGTATAAAAGAGGTCAAAAAAACGAGTCCTAAACAATAATCATACTTATATGGGTAAAAAACCTAATAAGATGAGATTAACTAAAAAACAAAAGAAGGCACGTATCCATAATAAGATAGCTAAAAAGAGTAGGGCAGTCCTTTACAAGAAGGGGTTATTTGGGAGAAAAACCTAAAAACCTATAAGATATTTAACTACTTGCATGCCATCCAAGAAACCACCACGAAATCGTTCTGGTGGGATTAAAAAACACCCATAACCCATTGAAAATCAACTGATTATAAGTCATTGAAAATCAATGGGTTATTTATTTGGTAGAATCGGTAAAATTTCGTATATTTGTATATAAATAAAAAGTTATGAGACGTAAGATTATTTTCATTGATGTAGATGGACCGTTGGCGTGGGGAACGTGGGGTGATGGCAGAGTTACCCTAAATGAAGCAACTAAAACTTTTACGATACCATACCCTTGGGTTGAAGAAGATTGTCAAGCACTTGAAAAAATTTGTAATGAAACCAATGCAAGTTTGGTAGTGAGTTCAGATTGGAAAAAACATTTTAGTTTTATTCAGTTAAAGCGTATATTTCAATACTATGGAATTACGGCACCAATTGTAGATATCACAACCCATATGAGTACCAGACAAATGGGAATTTGGAATAAGATGAGTAATTCAACTTTGGAATTTGATAGAGCACATCAAATTGTAAAATGGGCAAAGGATAATAAGATTAGTAATTGGATTGCAATTGATGATATGAAATTAAGTGCAGAGTTCAAATGGATGAAACCTCGTATTCCAATGTGGAGGCATGTGCAGGTTGATGGTGATTTTGGGATTGGTGGACGATTAAGAGATAAAATTGATGAATGTATTAATAAATTAAACCGATAAAAATGAGTAAAAGACAGCAAGTTTTAGAAAACGAAAGAAAACTTATTGAGAAATTGCAGAGTGATATGTTGGATGAATTGAATCTTGAATTAGATGGAGATGTTCCAGAAGAACTTCTTGATGCAATTAGAAATGCTCACGATGAAGCGGTTGGTAGTGGCGGTAGTGCTACTAATGAAGTAACAACCGGTCAACCATATCGTTTGAGTGATTCGGATGATTTTCCATTCGGTACTTATGTTCAAAATCAAACAGGTAGAATTGTAACAAAACATTTCCGAATTAGTGATGAATACCAAATCAAACAGGCTCCGTTTCTTGCTATGGTTAAGGATATGGGTTTTAATAAAATTTATGTCAGAGAGTACTATGGGCACAATAATTATGGAGCAACAGAAGTGTGGGAAAAAAGAACAGGTGGTTCAGTTACATTGATTAATATATCCAATGTAATTCGTAAGTGGACGGCCAAAGTTAAGAAATCATTCAAAGATAGTATTGGTGTAGATGTACAAGTGTTTTCAAATGATGAATCTCAATTATATACCGAATTGGTTGAGAAGATTATCGGTTTAGGTAAGAAACGAAAGCACGAAAGTAATAATATCGCATTGGTTATCCAAACTCCAAGAGGATATGATACAACATCGTTTGAATTACCTGACCAGAAGTTAGATATTGAGTTGGGATATGGTAAGGCATTTAAACCAATCCACGAAAAGATTATCAATACACTTAATAAAAAGAATGGTAAAGGATTAGTTCTATTGCATGGAACACCGGGTACTGGTAAGACTCACTACTTAAAGTATATCGCAAGTAAGATTAAGGATAAGAGAGTTCTATTCATCCCACCATACTTGGCAGATTTCATCACATCACCGGAGATGACACCTTTCCTAATTCAAAATAGTAATTCAATTCTATTCATTGAAGATGCGGAAAGAGTAATTACGGATAGAAACAATGGTGGAGCTAATGGGGTATCAAACATCCTTAACATTACCGATGGTATATTAAGTGATATTCTAAAAATTCAAATTGTGGCAACATTCAATATGGATAAAGCTAAGATTGATTCGGCACTATTAAGAAAGGGAAGATTGATTGCAGAACATAAATTCGATGCCTTACCAATTGATGATGCTAATAATCTAATTAAACATTTAGGTAAAGAGCATGTTGCAACCAAACCAATGACATTAACTGAAATATATAATTTAGATGAGGCAGAATACAAATCGGAAGACAAGTATTCACCAATAGGATTTAATAGATATTAATATGAATTGGATTAAGACATATAAAATACATTTACTACTTGTGATAGCTACATTGGCTTTCTTTTCAACAATGGTTTATTATTTTAATTTAGTAGATGAAAACTACGAGTTAAAAGAACGAATAATTACGTTGGAAGAAAAAGTTAATTTATTAGATAGTTATCCATACGAACATTCAAAAATAGAAAACAATGACAGAGTTACTGATTTTCCTAAACATAATGATTTTGGAAATTGTACTCAGCATAGACAATGCTGCTGTACTGGCTGCGATGGTAAAGGAACTGCCAAAAGACCAACAAAAGAAAGCACTAACATACGGTATAGCAGGAGCTTACCTTTTTAGAGGATTGGCCTTACTATTTGCATCGGTTCTTATCAAATTGGTATGGTTAAAAGTAGCAGGTGGCTTATATCTTATGTATTTAGCATATAACGCCCTATCATCAAAAGTTGAAACGGATGGTGGTAGTAAGATGACAATTAAGATACCATTCTTATCAGCATTATGGTCTACAATCGTAGCAATTGAGATGATGGATTTGGTATTCAGTATTGATAATGTATTTGCCGCTGTTGCATTCACCCCTAACTTATGGTTGATATGTGGTGGTGTGTTTATTGGTATCCTTGCTATGAGATTTGCAACAACAAAGTTTGTGAAAGTATTAGAGAAGAATCCAATATTGGAGAGAGTAGCATATTGGGTAATTGGAGCATTGGGATTGAAGTTAGTATCATCGTATTGGTTGCATGATTTGAATACGGAAGCGATTGATGCCGTATTTTCAATCTTAACCTTATTAGCATTTATAATTCCTTTAATAATAAAAAAGAAATAAATTATGATTACCCCTTTTTGCTACATCGGGGCCCATAACTGGGAGTACCGAAAAGAAAAACACGAATGTAAAGGACATCCACATGGTAGAGATGTTATTCGAGTTGTTGTTAGAGAATGTAAATGGTGTGGACATAGGGAACATCATACCCTTCCAAGAACAAATAGGAAGTTTGGAAATTGGAAATCATTTGATGATATTGGTAAAGAAGATTGTATAGATATTAAAAGAATTTACGAATGATATTCAGAACGAGAAAATTAATTAAGCCGGAAGATTTAAATGCCAGAGGTACACTATTTGGTGGACAGGTATTGAAGTGGATTGATGAAGAAGCATCCATATTTACAATTTGTCAATTAGGTGAACGTAGTATTGTTACAAAGGCAATGAGTGAAATCAACTTTGTAGCATCTGCAAAAACAGGTGATATCATTGAGATAGGTTGTCAGTTAGTACAATTTGGTACAACATCGGTAACAATAAGTTGTGAAGTACGAAACAAAGATACAAAACAAACAATTATCCGAATAGATAAAATTGTATTTGTTGCAGTAGATGAAAACGGAAGACCAAAGCCACACAACAAACCATCCGATGAAGATGATTTAAGATTTGAAACATATAATTAATAATGAAAAAAGAATGGGTATGTAGTAAATGTGGCCAATCAACTTTGGATGTTGATATAGATTATCTTATAGGATATGACCATATTTCATGTCTATTAAAAACGGGGTTACCTAAATTACAAAATTGGAATAAGTTAGAAGGGCAAGAATTTGATGTAATGGGAGTCTCTATGAGAATGCAAAATGCCGAAGTTGATATTGAGATTGATAGATACACAGTTTGGTTAATTGATAAGGAAGTAACAACCGAACCACTAATGAGAGTTGATATGTATTTGGCTGATAAAGAAATTGATATTAAAACATTCAGACCAGATACAATTTCACCACCATTTCATACTCGTAAGCAAATAACCAAAGACCATATTAAAGACCCATCTATCTTTATACAAACAATTGGAATGATGATGATGGGTGACCCTGAAATAAGAAAGGTTTTGGACTACCTATCGGAAATGAATGGTAATATTGGTGCAAGAAGTGGAATGAGAGGTGGAATTGTGAATCACGTACTAAATAGTGGTATTACTATAACATTTGGTTCAGCAAGTCTTTGGTAATATCAATAATTTTTCGTATCTTTACATTATGAATTTATTAATAGGGTTTCTTTATGGATTAGTGGCACAGGTATTAACCTTTTTACAATTACAGGGTAGTATCAAATATGGTTGGTATGAAAAATATCCAATCATAATTATTTTAGCATCAATACCTTCGGGATGGTTGTTTCTAAAATCGGTACAACATTTTGTATTGGCATTTGATGGTGAGATTTGGCCATCTCGTCTTTTGGGATACGGTATTGGGGTTATTATATTTACCCTAATGAGTTGGCAATTGTTTGGTGAGCATTTAAATACTAAAACATTGGTTTGTTTGGGATTGAGTGTGGCGATAATATTGATTCAAATACTTTGGAAATGATAATAAACATTCTACCGGATGAATTGGAACCGGAATTTGTAAATAGTTGGAAGATGGGAGTTTTAAAAGAACCATCCATTGATTACGCTACAAACGCCATACATTGTTGGTTTGAAGGTAATGATGTAATTATTTTCAGATTTCATAAATACGGGTGGATAAACGATAATAAGTACAATAAATATTTTGTAAACGCTGGGCCAGCGGGTATAACAATAAGAATAGAAAAAACGGCATAGTATGAATATAGTAGTAACAGGCGGAGTTGGTTTCGTAGGAACTAATTTAGTAAAAAGACTTCACAACGAAGGACATAAAGTAATTGTAATTGATGATTATTCTACTGGTAAAGTAGAAAATCAAATAGAAGGAGTACGGTACTTACCAATGAATGTTGAACAAATAGATTACATCAGCGGAGAAGAAGTTGATATATGTTTTCATTTAGCGGGATTGAGTAGAATTCAACCATCATTCGAAACCCCATCGGAGTTTTTCAGAGTTAATACATCTGGAACGGAAGCGGTTTGTGAGTGGGCTAGAAACTGGAATGTAAAGGTAGTATATTCGGGTTCATCTTCACAATGGCATGACCCATATCAATCACCTTATGCCATGTATAAGAAGTTAGGTGAAGATATTTGTAAAATGTATCGTAAAGTATTTGGTACTAATATTGAGATAGCTCGTTTCTATAATGTGTATGGCCCAACGGAAATAACCGAAGGTGAGTGGGCTGCTGTAATTGGATTATGGAGAGGGCAGATTACGGAAGGGAAACAGATTACAATAGTTGGTGATGGTGAGCAAAGGAGAGATTTTACGCATGTTGATGATATTGTTGATGGTTTAATTAAGATTGCATTTAGTGATGAAAAACACGAAGATGCTTGGGAATTGGGTACTGGATTTAATTATTCAATTAATGAAGTGGCTGATATCTTTATTGAAAAATTTGGATGTGAGAAACTTTATATAGATAATCAAAAAGGAAATTACAAAGAAACACGTAGAGAGAATGATGATGCATTAAATAGGCTTGATTGGAGACCAAAGGATGTATTAAGAGAGTATATTGAAAATTTATAAAAACAATAATTATGAGTGCAATCGAAATTATCGGACTTTCTATGATAGCTAGTGGGTTGTTCATCGCTTACCATATGTGGAAAGCACCAATGATGGATGAGAAAACTGGAAAGATTATAAAGGAAGGCAACAAATTATCAGACCTCTTTAAGAAAAAAAATAAGTTATGAAAGTAGAATTTAAAGACTCATTCTTTGAGAGCTTAGAGAAATTGGTATGGTATGATAGCAACCTATGGAAAGTTTGGTCTGCTATAAGATATGATATTCCATTGTTCTTTAAGAATGTATGGAGATTCAGAAAGGAGTTATACAATCACCAGTGGTGGGATTATCGTTTCCATTTAGAAATGATGTATCGCTCTTTGAGTATTATGGAGAAGGGAATGAGTGAAAAAGGAATAGAAGTTGCTGAAACCCGAAATATAAAGTTAATAAAGATGCGTAGAGCATTGGAGTTATTGAAGCATAAGTTGGATGATGATTATATCCAAAGAGCAGAGGATGAGTTGGGTAAGATAAATCGTAGTGAATTTGAGTTTGAGAAAACGGAAGATGGAAATTATAGATTGATAGATAACGATACGCCAGCTGAGAAGAAGCATGCTAGGAAAGTATATAAGAGAGCAAGAGTTATAGAAGAAAAGGAGTGGAAGGAATTATGGGACATCTTCAAAGGGAAAAAATTTACTACTTGGGAGAAATACGATGGTAGTGATTTGAGAGGATGGTGGGACTAGAAGTCCAATAGAGAGGTAAACAAACAAAAACAATATATGGTGGGAATTATTATTTTTGTTGTTGCCGCAACAGCGTTACTAAGCTGGTCATGGGTAAGAGGAATTGACCACATGAAAAAGAATCATCCTGATTACAAAGGAGAAGATTTTTTGGACTGGGGAGATGATGATGTGACTAAAACCGCAGGTAGAGATGGTTGGGATGACAACATTGTACACACAGAAGGGGATTTTTAGTATCAACTAAATCAATTCATTTAGGTTATGTTTAGACATGACAAGGCAGAGTATTATCTAAAAATTAAATTATAAAAATATGTTACCATTAAAAGAAGCCATAGCTGAAAAGCACTCTTTGGCAGAAAAGATGACATTTAATCAAAGAATGTTTAAAGGAGAATTATCAAACGAAGAATACATTTTGTATTTGTGTCAGCAATTGGCAATATTTGATGCAATTGAAGTACATGAATTACCACACCCAGCTTTAGATAGAGCTGGTAAGGTATTTGAGGACATTAAAGAATTGATGGGAGAAACTCAAATTCAAATTACACCATTGGTAGCAACGAATGAATATCGTAAATACCTTCGTACATTGAGTAAAGAAGAAATACTTCCACACGTTTACCTAAACTACTTAGCAATTATGTTTGGTGGGCAGATGATGAAAAAGAATGTACCTGGAAGTGGTAAGATGTATGAGTTTGAGGGTGATGTTAGAGAAATTGCCGGAACGATTAGAGCAATTCAAAAAGATGAATGGGCAGATGAAGCAAACAAAGCATTGGATTACAACATAACTATATTAGATGAATTACAAAGAGTATCTGAATCAGCTAGCGTGGACGTTGAAGGAGATGGTGGAGAAGGCGCCTAATTGCCAACCATTAGAAACCGAAGATTATGGATGGGATAATTTTAGATATGAATCAAAGTTATTTCGTATGGCTCACGTGGAAAGATATGGTGATGGTAAAATAGAAGTACTACACTTTACAACATTCCCACATAAAGATTCACCAGAGCCTATTTTTGGATTTGATGTTATATCAACTGAAAAAATGGTAACGGGTGCATATATGGATTTGAGTCCTGGTCTTAAAACATATCCTTTTGATGATGGTATGGATTTTAAACAAAGAAAAAAGATACCTGAATGGGCTACTGTTTTTTCCGATAGATTTATTATGTTAAAACCGGAATCCGATGAGGAATTGGTTCGTTTTTGTAATTGGGTAGTGGAAAAATACGATTGGTATCTTAATTCACTTCTTTGGTTGGAAAAGAAAACCGATAATATTGAAGGTGTAATAGAGAAACAAAATATTTATTGTCAAATACAGGCTACTAACCCAAGAACGTTTTCAGCATTGAAAGCACTAATTGGTGAGGAAAAAGCAAAGTATTTTATGGAAAACATATTATTCCCAAAGATATGACACCAAAAAGAATATACATAGATTTTGGCACTCCCATAGAACAATGGGCAGATGCGAATAAGGGAGTGATAATGGATTCGATATACTCTAACGTATTTGATTTTCTTCAATCAGATGAAGATGATAGAGTTATATTACAAGTTACTCCTAAATTGGCACAAAAACCAAAAACACCACGAACATTTGAACCACCTATTAATGTTGATTTTATAATATCAAAAGATGATATAGATTTAACATTAAAGAAAATGATGGATTATTATATTGAAGTTGAGGAATATGAAAAATGTGCAGAAATACTTAAACTGCAAAATGAGAAAGATAATCCAAAACCAAAGAAAAAAAGAGGAAGAAAACCTAAAAATATTTAAATTATATTTATATACACAAATAAATAAAGTTTAAATAATGTTCGTACCAAACCATCTTCATCTTTTGGTAAAGGGTTATGTAAAGACTCCACCAAAAACAGACAAAGTGTTAAACATCTGGTTTACACAATTAGTACAAAATGTGGGAATGAAAGTAGTAGCCGGCCCCACTTCGGTTTATGTTAATGAACCGGGTAACGAAGGGATAACCGGAACTGTTACATTAGCTACATCACACGCATCAATTCACGTTTGGGATAATGAAAACCCAGCGATGTTTCAGTTTGATTTATATAGTTGTTCAAATTTTAAACCAAAAGATGTTTTAAATCATTTAGACGATTGGTTTGGATTAACCGAAGCTCATTGGCAATTTATTGACAGAAACGGGAATAATTTTAAAGTGATTGATTCTGGACACTTTAAGAAAAGTAAGATAAAACAAATAATAGATATATTTAAAAGAAAGCAGGTTTAATGAATTTGGATGATATTAAATATGGTAATACAACTAGAGAGCAAGAAGCTAAAGTTAAAGAGGATAGAGCCGGTATATTAAAGGCTGCTATTGAAACTGGTATTATCAAAGATGTATTAGAAAATCATCCATTTCCAGCTAACTCATCTGATGAAACAAAAAACGAATTAGAATATCTTACAAAGATAACTAATAACGCAGATGAAGATGATATCCGTTTTTGTAAGTTGATAGAAACAAATCACTATGATTTTTTTGTTATTGTAGCAAAGAAATTGGGATTAGATGTGAGTAAAGAAGAAATTCTAAAATGGGTTGGTGATATAGACCCTATAACGTTTTACTTAAAGGATAAATTCAATCGTCCAAGACCTTATCAATTAGCTAAAGAGTTAAGATTGGATTTACATCCGATTACCGCTACTGATGCAAATTCGGCAGCATATCCATCTGGACACACAATGGATTTTTTAGTTATACTTTATCACTTTGGAAAGATGAATCCAGCATTAGCGGAAGAGCTTGATGATTTTTATCACGAGATAAAGAGAGCAAGAGAATTAAGTGGATTACACTATCCATCTGATAGAAAAGTATCGGAATATATATTTAAACAATTGGTTAAACACAACCTAATAAAATAAGTTACACACCTAAACGAAATAAACCACACATGGACGAAGGTGATAGTAAAAACAATAAACAAATTAAAGGACAAAAGCAATCGCTTAATGCTTTACAAAGACATGGCATTGATGTTGGCTCTATTCTTCAATCCGTTTGGATTCGATGCCGTTCAGTATTCCCTAATACTACTGACGGGAAGTTTATGGAAAGCGAACTTCGTTTTGTATTGTATTGCGGGGTTATTTTTTGGACTTTATATCTGGTTTACGAAGTGTTTAAATAAATTTGGTAATATCAAATAAAATTCGTATATTTGTATAGATATGGAAATAAATGAGAAAATAGTAAAGCTAAAGATTAGGGAAAAAGAATTGCAAGAACAACTTGCATATTGGGAAGCCTATCCACCTGTAAATAATATGGGAAAATGGGCTAGACAAACCAAACTTGATTCTTTAAAAGAAAAGCTAGCAAAGGTTCAGGAAAAGATTCATTTCCACGATTCTATATATTTATCTAATGAAATATATAAGGAATGGAAAAAGGATGTAAAATAGCACAACTAACTGAAGCCTCACTGGGTAGGGTTCTCCAACACGTTCAAGGTAAAAAGAAGGTAAAAAGTTGGGGAGTTATAACTGCTTATAGATATGCAAATACTCCTGCTGAAAATAAAGCGGCTAACAAAATATTAGCGGATAAAATAAGAGCTAAAGGATTAGGATTTTTTGAGATGGAAGGTCATTGGCAAGAGTGTCAAGATAATAGAGTAAACTATTTTGATTGTCCAAAAGATAAATTAGTTGATTCAACCGAAATTTCCTTATTCGTTCCAAACATTTCAATTAAAGATATTCACCAATTAGGAAATGAATTCACACAGGATTCAGTTTTGTATGGTGGCGAAGATACCAAAGGTAAAGGTGTTTTGGTTTATAAAAATGGTAGAGTAGAAAGTGTTGGGGATATGCATCCTGGTACAATGCAGCAAGCATATTCAAAAATGAGAAATACCAAACAAGTTTTCGCATTTCAAAGAAAAAAAGGTACACAAAGAAATTTACAAAAT